GGGAGGGGTGCTAAACCCCATTTGCTCATCACGGCGGCTCGCGGCGGCCCTCACGGCTGGGTGTGTCGGCGGCACGCGACAGTACGTCTGTCCACCCTTGGATTGGTTTTCATGGCCCCACATCGGCTGCAGGTTCGTATAGTGCATCACGCTTGCGATATATTTTTCGTCTTGTATGTCAGTTATGGTACATAGTGGTACGATATGATCTATATGCCAGTCTCCGTAGTTATCCCAAGACATTCCGGGTAATAACTGCTCCTCAAGATGTTGCCTAAGTTTAAGCGTTGTACAACCTATATATTTTACAGATGATTGTTTCTTGCTACTTCCAAGTGCTCGTCTAACATGACCGCGCACAGATCGTAATAGCTTGTACTCTGGATCGTTAGCAATTTTAGCATTTCTCTTTCTCTGGTAAGCATTGATGTGTTTACGATTTCTTTTTGTGTACTCTGATTTTTTACGAAGTACCACATCCCTATGCGCATGTCTGTATGCGTGTGCCTGTGCTTTAATCTTATTTGAGTTCTTCTTGTAATATGATTTTGCACATTCTTTACAGCTGGACCTCAAACCATCAGAGCTTGATTTACATTTGGAAAAACTATTCTTGTCTTTCTTTTCTTTACACTTACTACACCTTTTCATACGTCTCCATCTGTTTGAGCAATCGTTCAGCCGCAACCTCTGGGGTATCAATAGAGTCTTTGATTCTTTGGTATGACGGCGCATCTTCTAACTGTAGCTCACCAGTTGGTTCGATAACCTCAAAAGATCCATTGGTCTCACCATCAACAACACTAATTGTTCCTGCAGACTCTGGCCCGTAATCAAGTACCTCGCACTTACCTCGTGTAGCAAAATGAATAAACCTTACCATACCTTCATCTTGAATAGGCCATGTATTTGAAGCGTGTCTCTTCAACATATGACCGTGAGGTGATGTTGACCAAACCCTTGCGCCTTGGCTCTTGTAGTCAGCGATGAATTGCCAATCTTCTCCCCATACTCCGGTGTGTTCACTGAAGTACGGACACGCATGCGTGTGTGCGCATATGGTTGAGCCATGAACTCCAGATGTATACTCATCAGATATAAATCTAGAGAACAACCTGACTCTACCACCAATGGTTCTTACAAAGATAGATGACTGGCCAATAATTTCTGCCTTATCTTTCACGGCCCAGATCTTTTCTAAGTACCCAGGTCCGTAGTAATCATCATCATCGAATGTTGCCCACCACCCACCACCATGGTTTCGTATCCATTGGATAGCTTCATTCTTGGCCAGAGCTTGGTGGTTACCGGAAGAAAGCAAAACGTCAGGAGTAAATCCCTGACGTTTGCAAGTCCCTTTGGCCGAACCATTCTCAACAATGATTAGTTTTTTACTTTGCAATCGTTGCTGAGTAAAATTTTTGATTACATTTTGTAGTTCATTCTCTCTAGAGAAAGCTACGATTACATACATATTAGGTTGCGTCATCACCATGCGCATATATATCAGCAAATACTTTGCACACTACCTTTGAACCGCCAAGGGTTTGAGCGGTGCTTTTGTTTACAACGATATTTATAGCATCATCTGTAAGGGTTACTGATCCTGGAATTGCACCGGCATCAGTCGTTCTTCCGGCCACATAGATATCCCAAGCATCATGAAGTCTTGCCAACGTATTGGTTGCTGCAACCTGACTACCAATTATTGGAGTAACATATAATTGTGTAGAGGGGCTAGAATCTGTACCACTATAGTGAAACATTACGTCTAAAGTTTTAGTCATATCATATGACCAATCTCCAGTAACAAATAGGGCAGTAACTCTTACAAGGTATACAATAGATCCTGCACCGCTTGGTTCAGGAATAGAGCTACCAGGCATGCCAAGCGAATTCCTATCAATGACACCAACCACATCGTTGGTGGTAGCACCATCTGCTGTTCCTAGTTCCTGTTCGAAAATGAACTGTCCTACTTTAGTTAAAGCTGCCATATTATCTTTCCTCTATATAACCAACGGTTTGAATTATATCGGCCTGATTGTTAAAGGATGTTACTGTATACATCATACCAGGATCCCCGCCACCCTGCGCACCGAAGGTAACAACAACACTACCAACATCACCACCACCACCAGTACCGGTGGTGAGATTAATATTTCCTGTGGAACCTGAACCACCCAGACCTGTCTCTATAAAAATATCTCCAGAGTTACCAGAATCTCCCGTTCCTGTCTCTAAATAAATATCTCCAGACTTTGCGGAGGACCCTGCATTTCCTGTTTCTAAAAACAAATCACCAACAGATGTTCCAGAATCTCCTGTGCCTGTTCTTAATCTAATAAGTCCTGATGTACACGTTGATGCTGATCCATTACCTCCTGTTTGAAGAGTAATACTACCAGTATTTGTTGTTCCAACTGAAGAATCGCCAGAGCCCGTAGTTATGGAGATGTTACCAGAATTAACTGTACCTCCATTTGCTGATCCAAGATTTCCAGTTGCAATTGTAACATCTCCGGTGTTAGAGAAGGAGCCACCAGTTGCTGAATCTCCTGACCCAGTTATTATAGTAACTGCCCCTGTTTCTACAGCATTTGTTGCACCATTTGCCGAACCGGTGGAAAGGGTAAGCTCACCGGTTTCTGTTAGTCCGACACCAGAATCTCCGGTGCCTGTGGATATTGTAATTGGTTTTGTTTCTGTTACGAACGGAGAGCCTTCAGCCCCACCTGTTCTAATAGTAATAGCTCCCAGGGTGTAGCCGTCATCCTGACCACCACCTGTACGAAGGAAGATGTCACCTAGATGAAAGTCAGTGCCTGTTCCACCACCAAAGTTCTCAATGAACATATCTCCACCAAGCGCTGACGTACTCCATCCTGCTTGAATTCTAACGGCACCAGCAATTGTTGCACCAGAACCTGCGGTAATATCAATGTTCTTTAAGGTGAGGACGTTGGTATCATTCGCCCCTCTAAGTGTATTGGATTTCTTGAATGACATAAATTCCTCTTAGAAAGCAAGCCAGGTGCTAAGCGTAGCGTCCCAGATGTAAGTGACCGCCGCTCTATCATCTGAGATAACATCATCAGATGCATCATTATCTATAGTGTTTCCATTACGACCAACGGTAATGTTAGAGATGCTTGCTTCACGTCCATAGTCCTTGATAACAATACGCTCTCCATCAACTGGCGTCGTTGGTAGGTTAATTGTGGCTGGACCATTAGTTCCAGAAGCTGATGTGTCCACCGGAATAAGTCTGTACCCCGCTGAAGATGCGTCAGCTATTGTTGTTGGGGTTGATGTAACTACCGTATCAACATCAATACCTCCAGACACATCATCAAAAGATAGATTACCAGCGCCATCTGTAACCATTGCCTGACCAGCAGTACCATCTGCTGTTGGCCAGGTAAGTGCGGTTCCAGCATCAAGAATGATGTCACCCTGGTTTCCGTTGGCATTACCAGTAGTGAGTGTGATGTGTCCTGAGTTAGAACCACCTGATGTTAACGCATCACCAGTATCAATACTTACACTGGCTGAGTCTCCCGCGCCATTAGATCCTGCTGTGGCTATCTGTATTGCGCCAGAAGCAAACCCTCCAAAACCAGTACCGGATGTAAGAATTACATCACCACCAGCTGCGCTTCCAGATGTAGTGTTACCTCCAAGTAGTCTAACCCTACCCGCAGCACCACCTCCAGCAGTAGAAACATTACCACCTCTAATCTCTACGTACCCACTGAGACCTGGTGATACTACTGGAGCATCAGAGTCTCCAGCGAATAGCTCTAAGTATCCACCGAAGCCTCCGCCGCGACCAAAGCCAGCATAAACTCCTGTGTTACCACCCTGACCAACGCCACCAACCGGCATGTCACCGCCATGGATAGCTGCCTTGCCTGCACGACCACCGCCCACACCAGACGAAGCTCCGTCACCAGCATAAATGTAACCATCACCACCAATAATTTGAGGGCTTCCTGTCAGAGCATCGTTACAGAATACTAAGAAAGATCCTGTCTTTGGGGTGGGTGCACCACCTCCTGGCCAACCCATGTTAACACGAACATCACCAGTAGAAGAACCGGTTGTAGTTCGTCCTGTATTCAAAAACAGATCTCCAGTGGTAGAAGAGCCAAAAGCACCAGACTCTACCGTCACTGGCCCTGTAGTTGTTCCACCATACTGAGAGCGAATAGTTACACCACCAGTTGTTCCAGAGCCACCATTAGATTGAATGGTAACAAACCCAGAGTCTGTAAGGCCAGCGCCAGAAGTAATAGTAATAGCACCACCGGTTGCTCCAGTAGATGTACCACCTGTAATTTGAACGGGCTCAGGAGAACCAGCAGCAACGGCCGTTGTAATGCTTGAAAGGATCCCCTCCTCTCTGGTAAGAACAATGTCATACCCATCTGATGTGTTACCGAGGAAAAGCGTGACTCCTAGTGTTTCATCTCCACCGCCGCCTACGAACAGATTGTTTAAGGCATCTGAAATAGTTGTTCCGGCAACCGAGGAGTCATTGAACAATAGGTCAGATGAGTTTCCACCTAGGGTGATAGTGGTACCGGCTGAGTCTGTAAACTTAGGAAGTGTAGGACCGGTATCCTCTACCCAGAATGCTCCTTTGCTAGCCCCTGTGGTTGGATCGCCGCCAGGAGATAGGGCACGAGCAGTGTGGTTGACGCCAGAAACATCCTGTATTTCGGCATCGCTGGCTGTTACGAAGCCAGTGCCATCTTCATCTAGTATTGTAATTGCTCCAAGAAGCTCTTCTCTAGGTAGTACCATGGGACCTCATTTGCTAGAACTATGCTGGATTATTCCCTTTCTCAGATGGTTACTACTCCGTATTGTTGCTTCAAATACTCTACGTTTTTAGCTATTGCTTCGTTAGAATGAGCGCCTTGGCAGGCAATAAATCTAGTTGAGGTTGATTCATATTTAGAAGTTAAAAACTGGTTAGTAAGGATTCTCATACCATTAGCTGGTGTAAATGAATTAAGAGTTCCATCAACAAGATCGGCGGACTGACCGTCAGGGTGAAGTTCGAACCTAGAATTAGAGCCGTCTATCCTAGCAACCCATACACAAACGGGAGTTCCAGATGGCTCAGCTGCCTTAATAGCAGATGGCGGAATAGATACTCCCGGAGCGCCACCAGATGTAAACCTAGCCATTATCCACGTAGAGTTAGTGGAAGAGAAGATACCACCAGATGATGCTATGTATTTAGCTACAATGTAGAGTGTCATCTGGTTGTAATTTGGAACAGAGTTGTTCTGAAACCCATCGTTGTTAGATGGTGGAGATGCCCATGATGCATTGCCTCTGAAATCAGAATCGGATTGGTTCAGACCGACAGGTCCGTTCAAATCTTCAAACAAATATGCATTGGTAGAGGCGTCTGTTACTTCGTCGGTTGTTGTGGTTCCAACAGCGTTGTTAGCGTCAAGATCGATAATTATTCCAGAGAACAAATCGCTTACACTTACACGCCCTAGAGCCTTGTCAGTTTCTTTGTTGATATCATAATCTGAAAGTGCTCTGTCAATAATTTTGACGTTTGATATTATCCCTTCAGATGTGGCCGTGTTGTATCCAATGGTAAGCAACCCAGAAGAACCACCAGTAGGGTCTGTAAGAGTTCCAGATTCTCCCACCAAAACCCCATTAAGATAGAAAGAAACAACAGAGCTTTCTCTCTTCATTGTACAATGGTATAGCTTGCCCTCTTCTATTACACCGGCTGATGTGGTGTATGAAATATTTGTTCCACCCGAATGTTCTGCAAAGTATTGAAGAGCACCGGTTGAAAGAACTGATGATTGGTACAAAACATTATCAGCACTTGAGTCCGATGGACCACCCATTCTAACAAACTGATCCTCGCCAGAAGATGGTAGCTGCCTACAATAGTATGTCCATTCAACAGTGATGTCTCCTGTAATTTGAAGGTCTGAATCTGTTGATGATTGTCCAAACTCATTAGTGCCATCCATGTACGCACCATGAGCGCCAGACTCATAGCGAACATAGCTTTCAGAACCAGCTTCAACAGATAAGGTTTCTCTTCCATTACTAGATTCATCTATAAGGTTTGTGTCTAGTGGAAATAAAGCTAGCGGATCATAATCTGTACCAAGCTTGCCTGCAGAGATTGGTAGTGTGTATCTTTGAATGTTATATTTTGGACTGTTCTCTAAACGAACAGCTGACGGGTATGATGGAACTATTAAGGTTTTAGGAGCGTCCTCAATAATATCTCCGGAATCCATATCGGTCATAATTGCTGGGTTTGAATTACCAGAATAATCTAACAATGTTGGGAAGGTATCATCATCACCCATGTACCAATACCCTATTAGGTTTGAGAAAGCTGTAGTGTCTGTTACATTTTTTGTTGTTCCTCCATTGTAAATGGAGGTTATTTCTGTACCTGACAGTGGTCTGTCAAACATGGCAACATCATCCATTTGCCCTGTAAGCGTTGATTCTCCATCTGATCTAGAGCCCAGGTTATGTACAGCAGATGCATCTATACATGTTGAAGTAATTGAATCAGTGTCATCATTATCCAGGCTCTCACTGCGACCATCAACCCATATCTCAAAATCTGAAGCAACAACTGGTGACGAGTTTGAAACCTTGTTAAATACAACATGGTGCCACTCTCCATCATTCCATCCTCCAGAGGATGTTGTGACAGTGAAATCATTGCCATCTGATACTTGTTCTAAGTAAGTTCTAAATTTTCCAGAATCTCTCATCTGAACACCACACTGACCTTCTGATGAAACGGCATCTGGATGATTATAAGCCCATAAATAATTGATCCCAGAGTCTGTAGATTTTACCCACAATGATATTGCCCATGTTGTATCATAATCAAAAACATCAAGCTCGGCTGGAGCATTCAAATCAACCCATCCAGTGTTATCAAAATTAATTGAATAATTTGAGTGCGGAATAATAAGAGGGTTGTTGCACCATGATGTTAGTAATCTATTTTCTTTTGGTGGTGGAGCGAGGGGGCCAGCAAGATACATAGCCTCTCTGTCTTCAAGAGAGATGGTTCCGTTATAAACGGCTACCCAATAAATATTTCCCTCAAAAGTAACAAGGCCAGTATCTCTTGCGCCAATGCTAATATCCGTTGTTCCTCCATATGAAGTAGGTGAGTCGTTGCTTACATTTACAGATCCAATATCTATATTGTCTGCAGAAAAACTCATTCCAGAAGAGTCAGAAGATCCATCGTATTCACATGTAATAAAATGAGGAAGGTTATCATCTGGAAAAGCATCCGCATCTGAATCTCTTCCTCTGAAGGAACCTCCATCTTCTTGAGAGTGACGTATCTCCCCATTAGGATAAATGTAAATGCCCCAACCATCTAGTGATGTATTTCTTTTAGCTATTATGTGACCATCAGCTCCGCTTGGTCTAGATGCCCAGAACACTATTGTATACGGATCTGCTGTATCAAATGTTAATGATGGATCATGTGGTATCTCCCCATACTGATTAGTCCCATTAAGAACTAGAGAGTATGGATTAGCTCTAGAATCTCCTCCAGATCTCAGTCCGTTTTCAACTAAAGAGTTATTGTAGTTTACTGTAGCGCCATCAAGTTCATAACCATCTAGGTCATAACCATCAGCTAGATGAGTGTGAAGTGGTCCGTCTTTAAGAGGCCAGTATCCTACCGGCATGTTACCAGATAGCTCCAACCCTTTTACATCAATCATACGTCCGCCATTATAAATGACGTTTACATCTGATTGTACTAGTTCATAATCATAGTACTGACCATGCTTAAGGTAACCAGTAAAAAACCTATCAGAGTTTCTTGCACCAATGTTAAGTGGCTCTGTATTGAGTGTGCTTCCTGTTAGGTTATTAGTATCAGTTGATGTTGGTTGAGCTGTTCCGTCAACGTAAATTGTAAGACCTGACACGTCAGAGTTTCCAGAGTATGTGACTATACAACAATGCCATTGTCCATTATTAAACCCGGACGTAGTGGTTCTAATCTGAAGACGAGCCGCTCCACCACCTACTCCCTCAAATCTAAACCAAATGTTTCCAGGCGTTGTATCCCCAACACCCCAGTAATACCCTCTAAAATCTCCGGTATTTTCTGCCTTAGATATCAATGATCCAAAGTCTGGATTGGATGTTCTAAACCAGCACACCAGTGAGAACGGATCTAATCTATCTGGAGTTAAAAGATCGTTGTGCGGCACCTCGATGTGCTGATTGCCATTAAAAGACATGGCATTAGATGGTCTGTGTTTGAAAGTTAAGCTCATTACAACCTCTTAGATATGTTTTATTATGTGGTTACCACTAGACATAGCTATGTTATTTATAGCTTTGATGCCCTCAAAAGCCGCCTTAGCATCTAGCTTAATGGGATTTGATTTGTCTGGAATTAATGTTAGTTTATCTTCTGACCACTCTCCCTGGTGATATCCGCTACAGTTCCATACATGAGGTAAAGCATCGCCTGGAACTGGATAGGTGTGCTGGTGCCCTGACCATCTTACAAACGCATAGTCCTTTGATGAGCGTGGTAGGATTTTATATCCCTCATCAATCATCTCAGATACCCATACAGAATCTTCACCCCATGGCTGTTCTGTTTCTTTGAAATAGATAGATTTATCTATTCTCCCAGCCAAAGTGCCACCACAAGCACCTCGGAAAACCCTCTTTGACTCACAGTAATATAGGCTTCCACTCTCAGCTCTCACATACACACTAGGAATGCCCGTCCCATCAGCGCCCATTTTTCTAACACTATCAATCTCTGGTAAGTACTCTGGCCCGTAGTAATCATCAACATCGATTCGTACAAACCAATCACCAGGAGCGGACTCTTTTTTCAGATGGTCGAAAGCACTCTGTAAAAATGGAACAACACCAACCTTATCCTGAGTAATGGCGTCGTCAAACAACCCCATAGCTTCGCCTGTTTCAACCACAAGAACCTGAACATTTAGATTACTTTTGTTAAGTCTATCCAGGTTCTTGTGAAGTTGTTTTTCAAATACTTTATCTTTGATTCCGATAACTAACCAATACTTCATGTCTTTCCATTGCCTTAGTCATCAACCATAGTGATAAGGGTTAGCTCTATTTGTACAAAGTATCTTGGCTGATCTGCTGTTCCAGCAGATCCGATTTGAACCCTTGGAGCAGCAGGAGAGTCGCCATCATTTGTTGCAACAAAGGTTAATGATCCGGCTGATGCTGCAAGAAGTTCGTCATCAATCCTATCAGAGGTGCTAGAATATCCATTAGAATCTCCTCCCCATGTCCAGGAGGCAACCCATTTAGATACATCGTATGACGATCCGTCAGCTCTTTGAACAGATACAGTTACTGCTGCCATGAGCTTGGCATCATCGCTTCCAATTGGGGTTACACCACCAATTACAAAAGGAAGATCATAGTTAACTGCATCTTCATTATTGTTTTCCAAAACCACAAACAATGTCTCAGTGCCAACCTGGGCCGTTGTGGATGGAACATAATTATCAACATAACCATCAGACTCAAATGCAACTACATTGTCATTACCAGACTGATCTGTGAAAACCATCTTCTCATCATCACGGACCCAGAGTGTTCCCTCGTCTCCAGCTCCAGATGATGGATCGTATGGTGTTGTTGATTGTTCAGAGAAAACCATTCCGGTTGGGTCTATTAGACCACCAACCGTAAGTTTGTTTGTTATCTCAAGGCTACCATTTACAAGAACAATACCATCTGTTCCTGATGTTGACGCTCCTGGATTAAGTTCAATATTACCAGAGTCACCACCATTTGTATCACCTGTTGATAATACAATAGATCCAGAGTTGGAGCTTGCTGCAGCTCTTGAGTTATCTCCGGTTGTAACAGAGAAACCTCCGGTTACAGTTGCGTCTGTGTCATCCGAGTCTCCAGATGTAAAGGTAAACCCTCCAGAATCTCCTCCCTGTGCATCTCCAGTTGTTACATCAAAACCACCAGAGCCGCCTGTGTTTCCCGCTCCGGAAGTAAAAGAGAAACCACCAGACGTACCGCTACCACCGGCACCAGTTACAACATCAAAAGAACCAGATCCTACGCTGTCACCAGACCCTGTTGTAAGAGTAATAGAACCAGAACCTCCAGAGTTTCCTGCTCCGGTAGTGACCGATACAGATCCTGAAGCTCCGCTTTGACCTGCGCCAGTAAGAATATCAACATCGCCCGAGCCGTTGGCTGGAGAACCTCCCGTTAAAGTAATTGTTGTTGGATTGCCACCGCCGCCGGTATTGTTTGTTCTAAGAACAACACTTCCAGAATCAGAGCCTCCGTCTATCTGAAGGGCTTCAAGCAATACCTGCCCACCAGTTCCGGAAACTCCATTGGCTGATGTTCTAAGTATGATATCACCACCTTCATTACCAGAAGCATCTGTTTGAATTCTAATATTACCGCCAGCGGCTGAGCCAACACTAGGCGTTGCTGTTCCCGTTGTATAGTTACGAATTAGAATTTCATCACCAGGGCCGCCCTGTGATTGAGCTTGAATGGAAATTGGTCCGGAACCGCCACCATCTCCTGTGCTTTCAATAGTAATCGGAGCGCCGGGGCCGCCGCCGCCAGCATCAGTTCTAATAGTAATCTCACCTGAGATGCCCGAACCAGTTGTGATTAGATCAATGGTACCAGAAGTTCCTCCGGTTGATGTTGTGGTTAATGAAATGTCTCCAGAGTTACCACCGGTTGTGGTACTAAAGTTAAAGTTACCACCATTACCACCTGGATTTGTGTTGATAAAGGATACATCGCCACCTCCAGTACCAGAACCATCTAGAGTTACTGTGAAGTTTCCAGGAGATCCAGAGCCGTTGTTTGAATCAAATACAAAATCACCACCTGTGGTGCCAGATCCGGTGAGCGTAACGTTAAGGTTTCCAGATGGCCCACCACCATTTGTGGACTTTAAGTTTAAGTTACCACCAGCTGGCGCTCCTCCAGAGTAAGAGAAGATATCAATATCTCCCGATGGACCACCATTTGCACTAGAGAATAGGCTTACATTACCAGCGGTTGAAGAGCTGATAGATGCGACAACTACATCACCAGATGGTGCAGCCGTACACTCGGAGGAAAGCTTTACCTGTCCAGAGGTGTTAGATGTTGAGAACGATCCGTAATAACCATCTCCAGATCTACCATTAGTAGACTCTGCTCTAACGGTTAGGGTTCCACCAAATCCAGAGTTTCCACTACCTGTTGTGATAGAGACATCACCAGAGTCTCCTGTTCCAACACTGGACCCTGTGCTAACAATAAAATCTCCACCATTATTGGTTCCAGTACCTGTTGTAAGAAATAAATTACCAGAACTTCCCGCTCCATTATCTTTGGTTCTAATGGTTACCGCATCTGTTGCAAGTTCGCCAGTAATAGTATCGCCCGTTGACAGTTCTATACTTGTTCCTCCGGTAACATTTCCAAGACTTAAGGTCTCTGCCAGGTCTTCGTTGCCACCTGTACCTCCAACACCCGGTCCACCGATTACAAAATCAGTAGCAGTACGGTCAGTATAAACTAAGTAACCATCATCTCTGGTCCATACCAACCCTTCTGTTCCTGAGGCTGATGGATCGTAAGGCGCAGAACCTTGCTCATTCATTGCGTTACCCGCAACGTTAGTCATGTTTGCACCAGAGGCATTTACACTGCCACCGTTGTCCTTATCGAGGATTGTAATTGGACCTAGTTGTTCTTCAATAGGGCGTACCATAGTTCTCCGCTTATGCGTTATCCTCAGTTTCAATAGAGGCAGTGATCACAGTATTGGTTGTTGCTGTGCCTGTGTTGTTTGTAAATGTAAGAGTGATAACGTCTGATGCTTCTGATGCTACCAATGTATAGTTAGTATCATTGAAATCTAACACTGCATTGTCTGCGTGAATTGTGGTTCCATCTCCGGAATCATCTCTGTGTACGAGCACGATTCCTCTATAGAAATCTCTGACGTTACCAGTGGATGTGTGTGTCTTAACTTTTACGTTGTAAGTGACAGTGTCTCCATCTGCTACTGTTGGTAATGCGAGCGTTAGGGTTCCACTTGATGCGGAGACGGCTCCAGAGTTTACTTGTGTGGATGATAGTTGATTGATCTCTCCGGAAAGACCGTGAGCTTGTATTGCGCCATCAGCTCCAGAAGATGCTGTACCTGGAATTAAATCAATATCACCAGCGTCTGAAGATCCTGCGGCTGTTCCTGTTTGTATGGTAATTCCACCAGATCCAGAACCTCCGGTATTGTTCCCTGTTGCTATGGTAATTTCACCAGTATCATCAGCTGAAGCAGTTCCTGTTGTTAGGGATATGTATCCAGACAATGCTCCCTGACCAACGCCAGTTGTAACTTCAAAGTTACCGGAACCTAAATCACCACCGGGTCCTGTTGTAAATGTAACATCACCAGAGCCTCCAAAGGTTCCTCCGGCACCGGTTACAACATCAAAACCTCCGGCTCCTCTTGGTCCAATACCCTGGCCTGTTTCGAAGTAAAATCCTCCAGAGCCTCCACCGGATGTTCCAAGGCCTGTTGTAAGTGTAAACCCTCCAGAGTACCCATCATTACCAGAGTGATCGCCGGTTGAGAATGTTACATCTCCAGAATCATATCCATCTGCTGAAACATCACCAGATGTAAATGAAAAGCCTCCAGAAGACATAGATCCACCAGTGCCTGTAACAAAACCAACCCCTCCTGAGCCTCCACTATTTCCTGCTCCAGAAGTAAATGAGAATCCGCCCGACTCTCCACCATTACCATCTCCTGATGTTAATGTGAACCCTCCAGATCCAAGAGTAGAGCCTGCTCCAGTTGTAAATGTAAATGCACCTGAACCACCAGAGTTACCATGACCAGTAGTAAGTGATATTGAACCGGAGTCTCCTCCTGTTTGACCATTACCAGTTACAACTGAGAAGTCACCCCCTCCACCATAACCATCGAAAGATGCGCCCTCTCCAGTAGTAATGGTAATGTCTCCACCGCCGCCCATTGTTCCAGAATCAAGGGTAGCTCCACGTCCTGATGTGATTTCTATATTTCCTGGAGAACCATAGATACCATCTCCAGAATAAATAAATACTGATCCGGATCCTCCTCCGTCTGTTCCACCATCTCCGGTAAACAAACTTAGATCACCAGACAAACCTCCATTACCGGCTCCAGAAGATAATGATACATCGCCAGAGCCAGAATCAGCACCAGATCCAGAACCAATAGTGACAGCACCAGATAGCCCTAAAGGTCCACCACCTCCTGATTCAAGTATTACATCTCCACCTGGTCCACCTGAGTTTGCAGATCCAGATCTCAAAGTTAAAGAGCCAGCGGTTCCCAAGAAGTTTCCGCTATTACCAGCAGATATTGAAACGCTTCCCGGACCAGAGTTTACAGATCCAGAGCTTGCTGCATTGACTGTTACCGAGCCGCCTGTTCCAGTTCCCTGTGCTTGTCCTGCAAAAAGCTGTAAGGATCCTCCATCTCCAGAGGTAGCACCACCTTGGCCGCCATTCCAAATGATGCCTCCACCATCTCCCGTTACACCTCCAGCTCCAGAGTTAAAAGTGTAACCTCCTCCATTTCCAGAGCCATCACCGCTACCTGGTTGGAAAATAAGATCGTTTCCAGATCCGCCACCAGTTCCATCTGGTGTTCTAAAGTTTGTCCCTCCAATCATATAAACATTGGAGTTCATATTGATTTGACCATTGGAGCCTGGACCTGTTCCAGCAGTAAGCTCAATACTTCCACCATCAGACGAACCAGAGCCATTACCAGCGGTTACGTTAACAGCACCACCGTTACCATTTCCTCCAGGGTTGGCTCCTGCTGTAATGTTTACATCACCACCTACCGCGACATTTCCAGAGTCACCAGCTGTAAGGGTTACATCACCACCTCTAACCGTTCCTGACGATCCGTCTCCCGCTGTAAGGGTTATGTCTCCCGCGTCAAAGTTAGATGATGCTCCGACCGCTACGCTGAAACCACCTGATGGTCCGCCATTTCCAAGCCCAGTAACAAAAGATACAGCCCCAGATCCATTTGCATTACCATTACCGGTAGTGAAGGTCATTGAACCTGATGCGCCTGCGCCTGGTCCCGAACCGGTAGTTACAGAAAAATCACCACCATCACCAGAGGTACCCCCTCCAAGGCCAGTTGTAATTTCTACGTTGCCACCATTGCCAGTTCCGCCTGTCGCGGCGGACCTACCAGAGTTAATGAACACACCACCACCAACATCACTGGCTGCGCCATCTCCAGCCGTAGCATTGATTGAACCGCCTTCACCTGATGTTGTAGCAGTGCCAGGCGTTATGTTTACAGAGCCAGCATTACCTCCGGTATTGCCACCAGCAAAAAGATTTAATGCTCCTCCTGTTGTTGCGTCAACCTGAATTGATATTGTGGATCCAACAATAGGAATGCCGCCAACATCATTTCCAATGGCTAGGGTTTCCGCGAGAGTTTCTCCACCACCCGAACCACCACCAATACCATTCAAATCAATTGTATTGTCCGCACCACCTTGATCGGTGAACATGAGGTAGCCATCATCGCGAACCCAAATTAATCCCTCTGTTCCGGTAACAGAAGGATCATAAGGGGCCGATGCCTGTTCGGAGAATACTAAACCTGGAGGATCGATGAGGCCATTTACTGTTAGTTTTCCGGTAATTAATAGGTCATCATCAATGGTTACATACCCATCAGGAGATGAAATTACAGACCCAAGGGTAAGAAGAATGTCCTCACCATCTGTAGAGTTTCCAGTTTGCAGTGTCTGAAATAAATCCTGAGATGGTACAATGGTGGCCGCACCATCAATGTCAGCTAGGTACCAAAACTCTACATCATCTGATGTAAGAAGCGTTGGTGGATATGTTCCAATGTAAGTTACGGAGTTTCCAGACTGAGTATAGTCTACTCCTTCGGCTAGCTTGATTCCGTTCAGGAACATCTGAACATACCCATCGGCAACCGGAACCGATGACAATGTAAAGTTTACCTGTCCGTTAAATGTGACTGGAACTATCTCTTGTTGCTGACCAACTGAGACGTTCAAAGCATCTACATAAGCTTTTGTTGCCGCATCCTGCGGGTCAATTGGGTCTGTAAGGTTGACAATTCTGGCTGTAAATGCATCAACAGTAGATGCTCCATCTTTTGCCAACAGCGTAATTTGCTGTAGGAATTTTTCGCTAACACGAACCATTTATGCTCCGATTTTTGCAGTTCTGCGGGTCCGTGATGATGCAGAGATATGCCCGTGCTAAAGAAACACAGCTTAAAAACCAAATGCTTTTGACGATCTGTGTTATTTTGGTTTGCAAACTCCCAGAAAACAAAGAGTTCATGTCCAAACTCTTTGAAAAATAAAAAGCGGGGCACTCTCAAGCTCATAGAACTTTTACGGAAAATATCCTGCTCGTCCGTGCAGAAAAATCTTGACGTACCGTTTGCCATGAGTAGGGTTCTGGGCTGTAGTCAGTTCTTTTACTGAAGCACCAGGGATGGAGTGCTGGGGGTAAGGTGTTTTCACACCTATGCGTACATGTACTCTGCTGTAGGTACGGATTTAGGTGCAGACTAAATACTCATGGGCCGATAGCACAACGGTCAGTGCGCCGGTCTCATAAACCGGTGGTTCTCAGTTCAAATCTGAGTCGGCCCACTTGGAGGAAAAGATGGAGTTGATAGTTGTTTCAAAAGAAGAACTGACACGGTTTGGGTGTCCCCACTGTGGTGGAGCAACAGAGGATGACTTTCTATCCTTTGGTTCTTGCTCTATCATTTGCTGTGATGCTTGTGGACATCAGTGTGCAACTGTCAAGAACTCATGTGATGAGTTGGTATCTGTTCGTTCTGGTACTGACATTCAGAATTTGATTGGTCAGCACCCGTACAAGCGGCAGAATGATCGCATGATTGCTGCCCCTCTATTTGTTATCCCCAAATATTTCCCTTGCGCTTTTCGGCCGAAAGCGTAGGGTACTGAGCGGTATGGCCAAGGACTGCCCCTCTCCTCACGGGCCCTTCGTACAGGTTCGTGGGGAGAATCTATTAAAGGAAATAAAACATGAGCGAAGTTACCAAAGAACAGGTTGTTGATTATCTTTCCAACCTTCCAGTCATTCAGATTTCAGAGCTTGTCAAAGAGCTTGAAGAGAAGTGGGGAGTGTCTGCCGCTCCTGTGATTCAGGGTGGTGTTGGGCCCGGACCTACTGATGAAGGTCCATCTGATGAAAAGACTGAGTTCGATGTTGTTCTGACTTCGTTTGGTTCTTCTAAGATGCCTATCATTAAAGAGGTTCGTGCTCTCACTGGTCTTGGTTTGAAAGAAGCCAAGGAAAAGGTTGAGAGTGTTCCTTCAGTTCTCAAGGAAGGTATCTCCAAAGAGGAAGCCGAAGAGATCAAGGGCAAGATTGTCACAGCCGGTGGAGAGGTAGAGATCAAGTGAACCCCTCTCGTCGTGCATTGATTTCTATTCTTCATTCGAGAAAAACATCTCAGGTCATTCACGGCGAGAACCTTCTCACAACAGAGAAGGCTATAGAAGATGCTGCGCGGGATGCTCTTGATGAGTTTTCAGATCAGATAGAAGACGTTAGTCATGAGCAGTTAATTTCAATTTGCCAAGGGCTGTTTGTTCGAAGCATTGCAATGCTAGCTGTAACTTCTGAAGAAGACCCAGAACGTGGTGAGATCATTAATGAACTCACCAAAGATATCTGTTCAAAAGTTCTTGATGAAGAAGAGAGTGTTCCGCACCTACGTTTGGTAAGGTAGATGGAATCACAGATAGAAATATTCAATAAATACAAGAGGCTAGCATACAAGATAGCAAATCAGTTCTCTTATATTTGGCCTCATTACAAAGACGAAATAGAATCCGCTGCGATGTTTGGTCTTTGGGAGGCCGCTAAGAAAACAGAGTGTGATAATCCAATCAGCCTTTACTCTGCGATTATCAAAAATCATATCTTATATGTCTCAACTAAGTTTGATCCTATTTCAAAATGGTATAAAAGGAAAATCGCAGATGGAGAGATGGACGAGATAAGTTTTGTTTCTACAGACTCTCATTCTCAGTCAGATGATAGCTCTGGTTTTGAAAGTAAACTTTTTACAGAGATTGACTCAGCAATTGGACACTCCGAGACCATAGAAGATCAGCTCATTCAAAAAGAAATTGAACTAGAGCGTAGTAAGATTGTTCGCAGTGCAATCAAACAGCTCCCTCAAAAACAAAGGTTCATTGTTAGGTCTATCTTTTTTAAAGGCAAGAGTGGTAATGAGCTTGCCAAAGAATGGAACTGCTCTGGTGAAAATGTTCTAAGGCAAAAAAGAAACGCATTAAAAACAATGAGCCAATCAAACTCACTAAAGAAACTAAATACCAAACTCAACTAGAGGTAAGATGCCCAAGCTAAATCAAATTGTAGCCATCGAAGATGGTACCAAAAAGCGTGACCATAAAGAGATCTCTGCCATCTACAAGTCACTTCAGAAGCCTGACTTGTTTAATGGGTTCTTCAGAACCTATACCCCCATCAATGATGAGGATATTGTTTATCCGGCCGAGCAAAAGAATGTTCAGCAAAAATGCCATGAGCTTCTTGAGCTTGTCAAGTCTAACAAAATTGAGCTTTGGAATGTCATTGCCACTAAGGATTACGCCAACTGTCAGGCTAAGGCTGATATTGTTGTAGATGGTGTCGCTCTTGCGAGCGACGTTCCTGTAACTCATCTTCTCTTCTTAGAGAAGCAGTTGAATGATCTGAAAGATTTTATACTAAAGCTTCCGGTCTTGGACCCTACAAAGACATGGGGCTTTGATTCAAACAAAGACCTCTACGTCTCACAGTTTGTAGAGGAAAGACTCAAGACTAAGAAGATTCACAAATCTGTAATCAAGTTCGAGCCTTCTGAGCATACTCCTGGCGATGCGGATGTTGTTACAGTAGATGAGCCAGAAGGTCGTTGGAAACAGGAAGATGTATCAGCAGCCTTCCCTGCTAACAAGATTCGTGAGGTAATGACACGAGTCACTAAGCTTCAAGAGGCAGTAAAGTTTGCTCGTGAAGAGGCGAACTCTCTTGAAGTAGAGAAGCAAAAGATTGCCGAAGGAATGCTTGAATACATCTTTGGATAAGATTTTCATCGGAGAGTAATCTCCGGTGAGGAACCGGCCCCCGATGTCTGGGGGTCTTAGCAGACAAACTAAACCTCAAACTAAAACTGAGACTAACAAGACGCCACTACTGGGGCTTTGCCCTTGCAGGTTCGAGTCCTGCCCCTATCACCACCGAAAGGTTATCTATGATAGGGTACCCAAACAGGCACAGGGAGTTGTGGTACTCAATCAAGTTATTCTGCTAATCTCGTAAGGACACCGTATGTAAACTAATCAAGCTGTGTGTACAATTTTGAGAGGATGTCCGTTCGATTCGGATCCTGTGGGCAAGGGACATGAGCAAGTTGCTCTCTCCGAGAGGTCAACTAAACCACTGTTGATGTCTCTTGCCCACGGGTAGCTTAAGGGAAAAGCGTCTCATTTAAAAATGATGCATACATTAAACGTCGTAGTTTATATTACGGATGGGCAGTGGAGTAGATAGGCTATCAACATCTCCGCTGCCCTTTCTATATTTGGAGCAAATACGACCAATGAAAGAATTCATAGAGCTTGTTCTCATATCTCTAGAGCGTGATAACCTCATCAAATTAGGTAGCATTCTCTTCCTTCTCAGTTTCTGTCACTTTGTTGTTGACTGGGGTTTTCAGAGCCATAAGGAAGCAATGAACAAAGCCACGAATCATAACATAAGGTTCGTGCATTGTTGCGTGTACACCATTGGAATGCTACCGTTGGTAGCTCTTCTTATTGGAGATCACACAAGGATAGGGCAGGCTGTCCTTACATGCGCAAGCGTCATGTGGATTAGCCACTTTCTCATTGATACATATATCCCAGTGTATCTGTGGGTCAAGTACATTAGAAGACCACCAAGCAAAGATGTAACAGAACTTGAGTACTTCAAAGATTTCGCATCAACTCCAATAGGCCTCTTCCTGGTAATAGCAATGGACCAGGTGTTTCATTTACTATTTCTAATCCCAGTTGCGCTAACAATTATGTGGCCAACCTTTTATTATTATTGGGGATTGGTCTCTGGTTTCTTTGTTTTATTACTGTGTTGGTCGGTAGTGTTTGGAGTGAAAAAACTATATGCCATTCAAGAGAACAGATAAAGGAAAAGTTCAATACCCAAATGGAATTTCCTCAGAAGATAGAAGGTTCTGTAGAAAAGTGTTCAACGAAATGGGTGAATACATCGATGTAGACGGCGATCCTAATGCACAAAAAGAACTTATCATTGCATGCTCTGGTGGTTTGGACAGCACTGTGCTTGCGCATGTGTTTGCGCAAATGTGTATTATCTCTGGTCTAAAAAAGAATCGTGTTAAACTTGTGTATGTTGACCATGGGCTCCGAAATTTGGTTGAGTTACACCGGGATGCAACACACGTTATCAACCTTGCCGAAATGCTTGGATTCAATGGAGAGGTAATTAAGGTCACCCTTAATGAGGGTAATGTTCAAGAACAAGCTCGCATTGCTAGGTATGATGCCCTGGCAGCAATGGCTGTCCAAACAAGTTCGGGAGATTATGCCGATGTTTTACTGGCTCACCATGCCAATGACGTTGCAGAAACAAAGCTGTTTCAATTCCTTACAGGTCGAAAGGTTACCGGGATTGAATCAAATCTTTCTTGGTATATCAAATCTGAGCACGAAAAAGATCCCAACCCATTGGTGCCAAAGTGTGAATACACCATTGATTTTTTCAGACCCTTTCTAAATCTTACACGTTCTGATTTAGAAAGATACGCTAGGATTTGGAACCTACAATGGGTGGAAGATTCTACCAATGGTACTAACAAGTACACACGAAACCGTATCCGTCATGAACTAATTCCATGGATTGAAAAAAATGTAAACCCAGGTGTTATCAACACACTAGTGGGGCTTCATGAAAAAGAAAGAGAAGCTGACGATACCTGAGCTAACCCAAAAAATGCTATCTCTTCCGGTAAAAGAGAGGGGCTGGTATGCTCATCAAATTCGCATCTTACAATCTAAACAGATAAAAGATAGTAAGAAAAAGGCATAGTTTGGTATCATGTCGTGGAGGAACCGACATGCTCAATGTACTAGTAGCCGCACTCATGGAAGTTGTTGACACCAGCAACGATCTAAAAACAGGTAACGTCGAAGCTGGAGAACTTACAGCTGCGAAGAAGCGTTTCTTTTCTGCGCTTAACGAGTTTGTTGATTACCGAGTTAAAGTTGCCATGGACCAACGCAGAAGGAACATCAGCCAGGAAAGAATAGCTGTTGCTGACTCTATCAATGCTGCTGTAAAGTCCACTGCGAGTACAATCAAAAGTATCTCTGCTCTTAACTCGGCTCCCGCTCCGTTTCCACCAGCAGACGCCACTAAAGAAGAGATTGAAATTTGGTTTGCGGCTTATAAAGATTGGTATGAAAACAAGAGAAGGGAAGGCATTACAATAGAATAATGCATATAGCAAAGTTCTAGCATATCAATATGACTGATTGGTATGCACATGAACAGTTCCTCATTGATGAGGTTAAGAAGCTTGAAGAGGCCGAAGCGGCTTACGCTTTGCGCGAGGCCTGGAAGAAAATTTATGGACAGTATCCAAGTGATAAATCACTGGCGGTTCTTTGGGCAAAGTCTGCCCTTGAAACTGGTCGTTGGAAGATTATTCATTGTTACAACTTTGGTAACATTAAAAAGCTAGGAACTCATCGCGGTAATGATGACGGACATTACTTTACAATGTACAGGTGCTCTGAGATTCTAAATGGTAAAGAGGTTTGGTTTGATCCTCCGCATTACCAAACACATTTCAGAGCCTACAAGACAGTTGAAGCTGGTGCTGAAGATTACATTAGGTTTGTATCTCAAAAGAAAAGATACCTCAAGGCATGGCAAGAAGTCATTAACGGTGACCCACGGGCATACTCTCATGAGTTGAAAAAGGCGGGGTATTATACTGCGTCTGAGTCATTGTATACCGCTGGTGTTGTTAGATTGTTTGATTCATTTATGAAAAGAAAGGATGAGCTTTTGTCTTGGGAACCAGAAGATAAAATTGATACCATTCCATCTCCGGCCCCTGAACCAGCCAATCCTATTGAAGAGGAACCTGTCAAAGAAGATCCAGAGGAAAAGATTGATACCAACATTGACAATGGGCCTCCACCATCAAAAGACTTTGATAATGACAATGAGATCACTGATGTTGATGCCGGGGTCGAGACGAGTGCTTCTAAAGAAATTGGCAAAAGTGCTAAGCCTATGTTCCTGATGGCTGTGATTGTTGCTGCCATTGCTTGGGTTTCGCAATTCTTTCAAAGCTGCCAATAAACCTTTACAGCTGCACCAATACGGGGTAGGCTGATGAGGCTCTGGCATAACCGGAGAAGATCGAATGAAGTCAGCCACCTACGGCAAAAATAAGCAGGAAGGAAAACCCCCTGCGGTGATCCTTACGAACCCCAAGTACTCGTACAATGTGGGTGGCGCACAGCGTGCGTGCTCTTGTTGGGGTGTTTCTCAGCTGTGGTGGACGGGCAATCGTGTACGTTTTGAAGCAACTGAATCTGGAAAAGGCAACAAGAAAAGACTTCCAAGAGAAGAGCGAATGAAAGGATACATGGATGTTGAACTGCGACAGTTCGATTATCCATTTGATCAGTTCGACAAAAGCGTAACAACTGTTGCTATTGAACTGATACCTGGAGCCGAACCTCTACCAACATTCGAACACCCCGAAAACGCCGTGTATGTTTTCGGGCCAGAAGATGGTTCAATTGATTCTGTTACCAGAAAGCATTGCCATCGTTTTGTTTCCATTCCTGCTCATCACTGTATGAATCTTTCTATGGCTGTTGGGCTTGTTCTGTATGATAGGTTCATTAAGATGAACCAAGATGTTAGACTTGAGGATATCCTCAAGGAGAATCGATATGATTTCACTGACCATAGGTTGGCAGCGAAAGAAATGGGATTAGTTTCAAGATGAAGATTACTAGTATTAAGATTGACAAGACCAAGCTGGTTAACTCTGCTAAGTCCGTTGGCAATGCAGCTTGGAAAGTTGCCAAGTCTGAAGAGGCTCTTGGTGCTTTGAAAATCATTGCAGCCACAGTTGCTTTGATTCATGCCGTTGAAGAGCTTAGGCAAACAAGAAATAAAATTGGCTTCAAGTAATGAAGAAGATTTATCTTGCTGGTCCTACGTATTCAGGTCAGACTCAAAAGAGATAGGTAAGTTTCTCAAAGGGCTTTGTGAGGCTTTTGGTTTTGAAGGTGTGTATCCATTAGACAACGAGATATCAAACATCGAATCGAAACCAAGGCAAGCTCTTGGTAAAGAGATTGCTGAAGCAAATGTCGAACTCATTCATGGGTGTGATTATGTTTTAGCAAACCTTGAACCTTTTCGAGGGCCAAGCGCAGACTGTGGAACAGTCTGGGAGTGTGCCTATGCTAAAGGTTTGGGAAAGATGGTTGCTGGATACTCAAAGACAAAATCATTACCATACAAAGACAAAGTCCTCAACGTACTTCCTCATGATGGAATGATGGTAGAAGACTTTCACGCTTGGGATAACATCATGTTAGTGCATGGTATTGATTTTATGTGTAGTGACCCTCGTGTTGGTTTACAATGGCTTAGAGAACAGGACAAGAAATGATTCAAGACATATACCCTCCGGTTGTTGTTGAAACAACAATGAAAGGTGAGAAACATTGGGATATCTTTAGCCGTTTGATGAGGGACCGCATCATCATTCTTGGTGATGTAATAGATGATGATGTTGCTAACATCATTATTGCGCAGATGTTGTACCTTCAAAACGAGGATTCGGAGAAGGACATCGATCTTTACATCAACTCTCCCGGTGGAATCGTTACATCAGGTATGGCCATACTTGATACGATGAATTACATCAAGTGTAATGTGAAGACTATCTGTATGGGTCAAGCCTCATCAATGGGCGCTCTGCTTCTTGCCGCAGGAACCAAAGGCAAAAGAAAAGCATTACCCAATGCACGAGTAATGATCCACCAACCGCTTGGGGGTGTGCGAGGACAGGCCTCAGACATTAAGATCCAAGCCGACGAGATAGATAAGATCAAGAATAAAATCACAGATATTCTGGTAAAAGCTACCGGACAAAATCGTGACAAGGTCTACCAAGATATAGACCGTGACTTCTATCTATCAGCCGAAGAGGCCAAAGAGTATGGCCTTATTGATGAAGTAATTTCTTCTGGTGACTAACCAGAAAGCAACCCAAGAGATATAAAAATGCTGGAGCTAAGTAACAACAGACTAAATTTTTCATTCCCTGACACTCATGGTGAAGCCAATGTTGGAGTAGACTTCCAGCGAACTCTGCGCATCCCTGATGACGACAAGCAGTATAGTCTCCCTCCTGGACTGGGAAGTTTTCCAACCCGAAAGGTAGATGACCTTGACGAGGAGAAGACCCCAAAAGAGTGGAGGGAGCATGGTGGTGTTGTTATTCCAATGTTTCAATCCGAAGCAATGTGGATCAACTTTCACCCTAACCACACATGGAAGCGTGGCTCGTCCTATCCTTTTGCTATTAAGGTATCAACAGGAAAGGTGAGCGCTCTTACTGGAAACCCCTATGTCAAAGAGTTGAGTCCTGGTAACTATCTTGTTATCCCACAGCAGCCATGGCTTGATGGGTTCGTAGTTGATGAGGGTTTCATCCGTCAGTTCATAGCATCACCTCTCGGTTCTGGAGTGTCTGTTGAGCAACAGATGACTGGAGAAGATAAGGTGGGAGGTCTTCAGATTGAAGTCATTCCTATGAAGGCTGAGGTGTATGATAAGAAGTTCCCGAAACGAAAGATGAATGGAAACGTACTGCGCTCTCAGAGCATGTCAAAAGTTGGTGAGACTCTTGATGGAAACGAGTTGTATGCAACATCTGCAGGAGCAACCATGGATTTCATGGAACAGGGAACGGATAGTGATCGAGAAGAGCTAACTAAAGGATCTCCTATTCAAGAGATGTCTCTCGCTGCTGGTGGTAAGATGAAGCAACAGGTATTCGATGACCCATTTGACATCAATGATTGGGATATCGAAACCAGTGAGCGTTGCTTTGTCCATCTTGTTAACTCCATGACATGGGAGTACTTAACAGGGGAGAAGCCACCTTCTGTTCCTCTCACCGCCGCTGATTACAATCAGCGTGGGATGCCTTGGTTTGATTACTACTCGGAGTCTCCGACGGTAAAACCAACAGACAAGATGAAAGATCTCAAGAGCATGAAAGAGATGCCTGGCGGCGAACACATGCTTCCTGAGAACGAATCCCTTGAAGAGAAGAATGTCAAAGACCTTTCTCCGAAGAAAAAGAACCCAAAAGAAGTTCATGATGGTAAGTGGTAATGTCTTGGATATCTGTTCATAAAGCTCTACCACCAAGCGGTGTCATTGTTGATACTAAAATAGATGATGCTTCTGGTCCCAGAAATGAACAGCCATTGAAAAGGCAGGGAAGGTTATACTTCCACCCAGATGGGTCAACGTATGTTTATTATGAGCCTACCCATTGGAAACTAAGGAATACAGAATGAGTGAAGACACACAAGAGACACCACAGAAAGTCAAGCACTGGAAGCGTTTGCGTCCAATATTAAAGAAGAAAAAGGCTGACAAAAAAGCCAAGCGGAAAGCTCAACGCCAAGCTAGAAAAGCTCAGCGCTGATGTTGACAGCGCCGTCAATGGACGTAGGTTGATTGGACGACGCTTTGGGATGGCTTTCGTTATCCCAAAGCACCGATCAAATAGCGTATGGTATCTGGGGAGATCCTGGAACAAAGGTTGTATGATACCTTTCATGAAACAAAGCTATTTGATCACCAACTCAGCGTATGGTGTCTAGGGAGATCCTAGGACAAGGTTTTTCATTCTTCTTGTTTTACCTCATGAAACAAAGCTGCTGTTGGGCTTATACATTATACACTGTCATTTTGTGACACGCATTAAAGATTTTCTTTCCAGCTGTTGAGCTTCTCAAGAGTTCTTTCAATACTGTTGATAAGATCTTCTACAACAATTCTAGAACGCAGTGGCTCTTCATCGGAAGCATTCTTCTTTCGATTGTCTCGCCACTCTTTTTGCTTTGTCTTGTAGGCATCAACACACTTCTTGCACCGACATTCGTGCTTTCGATACATCCAGTACGTACCGTGTTTGGACTTTGGAGTAGAGAAGTCCCAGGAGTCTTTGGTCTTCTTCTTGTGGCACTCTGCACAAAGCAACTGCAGAGCCTTCAGCTCCTGCTCAAACTTCTGTGAGTTGACAGAGTGCAAGTCTGATGCTCTCATTGTTTTGTTCTTCTTCTTTTTGTGATCAAAATGCCATGGACCCTTCTTGGTTCCACAAGAGTTGCACTTCCCTCCCAGGCGATTTGCGATCTCCTCTCTCTTTGAGTGGTACCGATTTTTCATATACTCACGCATGTACTCAGCACGAGGATGATTCGCAGCTTCCAGGAATATTTCTGCATACTTCAAGAGATTCTTTTTTGACCCCATAGTTCGTATGCGGGAATATTCGGAGAGGAACTCTTGAAAAAAGAAGTCTTGACAGCGAGGCTTTTTTTGACTAACCTGGAACCTGTATGGATAAAAATCCCACTGAAAAACCAGCGAGCAATGTACCCGAGGAGCTTCGTGAGCTTCTCAGAAAGTACGGCTGTAGCCTTCGGAAAGAGCCTACCTACATCATTCTAGGAACCTTCATCCCCGAGAAAGGACGCCGCTTTATGGGCATCCTTGCCGGGGTAGACAATGAATTTCACACCCACCTGATTGCCCGAGAGGTCCGCAAGACCGGGGGCAATTGCGAAATCCACAGAACTGAACATCATCCTGATGGCATGACGTTCAGTGTTGCTGATTATATGCGCGATGTAAAAGAACTGCGCGAGAGAAGAGCAACAGCAAATGCGCAGAAAGAAAACCGGCCTGACATTCGGCTGGTCAATTCAGAGAAAGATTCCTGAACATGACATTCGATAAGAAGGAGTTCAAGAAACTCCTTGATGATATCGATAAATACGACGACGCCTATTACAATAAAGACACCCAAATCGTATCCGATCAGGAATACGATGGGGTGAAGGACCGTCTTATATATATCTTCAAGAACAACGAATTCGTCCCTAAAGCTGGAAGCAAGATGGACGAGAGGTTGTTCTTCCGTCTTGAAGATGCGGTCACCCGTGTTGGTGCACCACCCCCTCTTGATGGTAAGTGGCAAAGAGTTACACACGAAGTCCCAATGGGATCGCTTCACAAATGTAACACCCCAGATGAATTTGATACCTGGGCTGCGAAGTGTGGGCTCAAGGCTGATGACGATGTGTTTGATACCGAGAAGCTGGACGGCATCTCTGTTGGAATGCAATACGTCAATGGTGAATTCATCATGGGATACACCCGTGGCAATGGTATCTATGGTGAAGACATCACCCGCAATGTCAAAAAGATGAAGGGCGTACCACACAAACTCACCGAAGACTTTACTGGTCATGTACGTGGCGAGATTGTGCTTCGACATTCGGATTGGAAGAAGCACCTATCCTCAATGGAAAACCCTCGCAACGGTGCCTCTGGCGTTGCGAAACGCATATCTGGTAAGGACTCAGAACACCTGACAGTTCTATCATACACCATTGATGGTAAGGACTTTGCTACCGAAGTCGAGGCTATCGAGGGTATCGAGGCTTTGGGTTTCCAGGTTCCAAACTGGTGTGTAACTAATGTCGCTGGAGCTAAGAAGCTCTGGCAGATCTACATGGACAAAACCCGTGAGTCATTGGACTATGACATTGATGGTAAGGTCATCCGTGTCAATGATATGGCTAAGCAGCTTGCGCTTGGTGAAGAAAGCAAGCGTCCTGTAGGTGCCATTGCATTCAAGTTTGAATCTCCCAAGGCTCGCACGGAATGTACTGACATCACCGATCAGGTTGGGGATACTGGACACATTACTCCAGTAGCCATCTTTGATCCTGTAGAACTCCTGGGAGCTAAAGTAAAAAGAGCCTCGCTTCACAACTATTCTTTAGTAAAGAAGCTAGGTATCAATATTGGTGCAGAGATTATAGTAGAACGAGCCAATGACGTAATTCCTTACATCTCTGAGGTTACCAAGAAGAATGGTGACGCCTACAAAGCTCCTTCCAAGTGTCCCGCTTGCGGTGCTAAGACCCACTTCGTTGGCGAGTATCTCGTCTGTCCTAACAAGAAAGACTGTCCTCCTCAGGTTATTGGACGGCTTAACAAATGGATCAAAGAGCTGGGCATTTTGGAGTGGGGTGAGTCAGTTCTTACCAAGCTGATTGATGCAGGACTGGTGTCTGATGTGGGTGATATCTATCGTTTAACCGCAGATGATATTGCTGGTCTTGACAGAATGGGCAAGAAAAGTGCAGACAATCTTATCAAGGAACTTGATAAGTTCAGAGCTATTCCTCTTGAGAATTTCCTAGGTGGGCTTTGTATCGATGGTGTTGCTACCTCAACTGTCAAGTCAATTATCAAAGAGGGTCATGATACATTGGATGCTATCCTTGGCCTCAGCACCAAGGAACTTGAAAGTGTTCCTGGCTTTGCAGAGAAGCGAGCGCTTGCCTTCCATAATGGGCTCATTGATAATGCAGACCGTATTGAAGATATCATCGATGCCGGTGTTACCATCAAGGCAAGAGCAAAGGGTAAGCTCACTGGTGCTACGTTCTGTTTTACTGGAGCAATGAAAACTCCTCGTGCTAAACTTCAAAAGATTGTTGAGGACAATGGTGGTGAGGTAAAGAAATCGGTAGGTAAGGGTCTCAAGTATCTCGTCATTGCAGATCCAACATCCACATCTTCGAAAGCTTCGGCGGCGAGAAAGAATAATACTACATTGATTTCTGAGGAAGATTTCCTAGGAATGATCTGATGAAGTAGCGACATACCAGCTGCTTCTCGGGATATTTATGGCTAAGCATAAACGAAAAGCAGCTGCGTATGAATCGTTGTCAGGCGGAAAGCGCATCAGATCAGAGCGTACCCGGCGCAAGCTGGAACAAATAGAAGAAAGGGAAAGATCTATCATTAATTCCTTGCATAACAGCAAGGAGAGGGAGCGTCCTGATTTTAATGAGGAGCTAGAGTTCTATAAAGAGCTTAAGAAAAAAGCTCCACGCCTAATGGACAAGCACCACAAACGCCTCTTAGAAGTGCTGCGTAAGCTCCCTCAGCAGCGTGACATTAAACAATGGAAGCCCAGGGGCAAGGGAAAGAATACGCTCTTGGTTGACCTTGCAGAGCATGTCCTAGCTAAATATAAAACACCCAGATTCATTTGGTCTGCTATGTGGGATAACCAATTCTATCTTGAAGACACTGGTCTGAAAGATGTCATGGTAAGAATTGCCGCAGGGGATTCCTTTGCGAAGATGTGTAAGAACGGAGAGTTCAACGTTCCTCTTACCAAAAAACAGTGTCATGAGTTCATGCAAACATCGAACGACTGGTCGTTCATGCGTGCTCTTCGGCGTGTCCAGATCAAAACTTACAACGGATCTTACGACCTGTTTGAGGTGTGGATGCGCAAGATTGGTGATGTCATCCGCAGCAAAGATGATGAGATTTTTTGGGACTCAGCCCTTGCTTGGTTCTCCAGAATACCTATGTTGGATGCAACTCAGGTTGGCCCACTAATTGATTACATCACTCACCGAAAAGAAGAAGATGAGAACTTTTCACTCAAGGGTAGAACATTCCAATCTCTTTCGAGAGGAATGTTTGAGTGGCATGGTGAGCTGAACCAACAGAGGGTTTGGCAGCGTGATAAAGCCTATCAAGTTAAGGTCTATGAACGTTCTGGGTTCAAGAACTTTCACTTCCACGAAGGTAAGCAGAAAAAGAAATGGGAGAAAAAACAACAAAGAGTTTGGAACATTACTGAAGTACTTACACAAACTGCTCTCAAAGAAGAAGGAAGAGTGCATGGTCACTGTGTGTTCTCTTACGCACGATCAATTGTATCTAGAAGAGTTTCTATCTGGTCTCTTACAGTGAATGGAAATCCACAGATTACGATTGAAGTAAGAAACTCTGACAAATCAATTGTTCAAGCCCGAGGACTTCGCAACAGAGTGACTACAAGAGATGAAGACCGCATTATTAAGTTATGGGCAGAGGAGAACGGCCTGGAAGTACGCGGAAACAGCTGGTAAACAGCACTGAATGTAGGTCCAGGTGTGTACAATCTGCTTGACAGGTACAGACAAATGTGGCAGCTTTATGAAGGAGGAGGAATCTCTAAGATAAAAAGTATGAACAAATTCAATAACGGACTTTTGACATGTAGTATTTGTGACTCCGATCTGGTTCCAGAAGGAAAGGATGGAGCTTTACTAAAGACTAAGTGTCCCAATTGCGGCATTACATCTGGGGAAATGAACCCATCATATGCTGCACAGGAGTCTATTTCACCGGTTCAAAAAGAATCAAAGGTGGAGGTATATCATATTCGTAGGGCTCCCGCGAGCGTCACTGGATAGTTCTATGCGGAGTCGTGCTCCGGAGAATGCATGGCTCAAACAACATTACAGCAAAGGCAGATAGGATATGAAAAGATTACTGACCAACGAATCATGGGGAGAGTTCCTGTGGTTATCTCATTGGATGCGAAGAAATTCCTCACAGTAACTAAGTCTGTTCAAAAACCTTTCTGTCACAAGACAATGGCCCTCCTAAATGACACAATGCTTTCTATGGTAAAACAAATAGATGGCTGTGTGTTGGGGTACCAATATAGTGATAAGATCATTTTGATTCTGAAGAATGACAAGAACGCTGACCCCTGGTATGGGAACCGCACATTGCCAATGGCAACAGTTGCATCCTCAATGGCTACCTGGGAGTTCATGAGTAACTTTTATCAGATGGACAACCCTCCCGATCTGGAAGGATCCATTCTATGGAAAGGTCATGCATTTGGTTTGCCTGATCATAATGAGGTTGTGAACTATCTCATTCATCATCAGTATCAGTGCATGCATCATTCTGTAAACAAAGCTGTCTACTCTTTACTTGAAACAAGGTATGGAGATCAAACGGCCGAACTTCTCAAAGAGAAGAACATGGATGATAGGAAGCGGATTCTGGAAGAGGCGGGGCTAGACCTGTCCGACTTTCCCAGCTCTTATCTTCATGGTTCCTTAGTGTATAAGATCCCCAAGATGGAAGAGACATCTGAGGGTCATATGCAGAGGACCCGATGGATGTTAGATATGAAAATCCCGCTGTTCACAGAGATGCGGGAGATGATTCATACCATCCTAGATACTGGCAGTGATGTGTTCAAGCCGGAGCGCGATGCGTGACCAGTATTAAACTAAAAGAACATCAGATCCAAATCCTCAAGTTGGTTCTCCAGGAAGTATGCCGCGAAGGCCTTGTGGTCAAACGCTCAAAGATCTTTGAGGTCTTTGAAGAACAGGCGAAGTCTGGTCTGGAACTGTACCAATTTGAGCGAGATCTTTCAAAACTAATTAGAGAAAAGAAGATCGTCGGGTACGATCTTAAGGTCGGTCGTGGAGGTGGCGTAGTAAAGACTGAGTCCATTGAAAGGGTGAGCATTGTTTGCTCTTCTGGTAAGTACGTTGGCTGTGTGCCAGCAAGCCAGTTATCCTTGATATTGGAGTCGCTCAAACGAGGATGAACAATTAACCCCTCATCCCAAGGAAAGACATGAACAGAGGTACGTAAAATGACATTCAAAGTTGACCCCGAGGCCAAGAGTAAAGTTGAACTGACAAGACAACGAGACAAAGAAGGCCACTCATTCTATATTGGTAAGCTGCAATTCCCCGGCACATTGGAGTTCGATAAAGGTGCGTCCTTTATGATCTTCTTAAGTGACGATGGTTTTGAAGAGCTTCAAATCGCCCCGCTGGATCCGACAAGGAAGCCTTTGCCAAAGCGTCACAGAGAAACCGCTGGCGTCTCTGGTGGTAGATTCTCCATCGACCTTCACCCAATGGTGGACAAAGATGGCGAGACCTATTACATTGGAGAAGCTCTCGGACCAGTTTCTATGAAGCTTCGTAAGGGAATCTTCTTCCATGTATTTACCTCTAGACCTGGCGTAGAGGAGTTACAAATCAGCCAGTTGAATCATGACATCTCTTTTCGAAAGAAGCACAGCTATCAGCGTATAGAAAAGTCTCCGCAAGGATGGACACCAAAGCTAGCGGATGTGATGTAGAATTATCAAAGAACCGCATAGGAAAACCTCAACCTACTTAACGCCATCCCGAGTAGTGTACCAAGTTGAGGCTGCGGTGATTGTACTCTTCAAACTATTCAAAGCGAGGTGGCTCTCGCTTTTTCATTATGAAGATCATATTTCTAGACATCGATGGTGTCCTAAATAGCTTACCCTTTCTGAAAAAGAAAGCGGAAGAGTACAAAGACGGAGTATGGGATAGCAACAATCTTGACATGATAGATCCTCTTGCTGTCAATTTGCTCAACCAACTTGTGCAAGATACTGGTGCCAACATAGTTGTTTCTTCGTCATGGCGCATAGGTTACACTGTTGTTTACTTGCAAAACATACTAATGGCTTCTGGTCTTGAGCATCCAGAAAGAATAATAGGGACAACATCATCTCAAACTCATAAAGATCGTGGGTTTGAAATATCACTTTGGTTACAACAAGTTTCAGTTGATTCATTTGTTGTACTCGACGATGATTCTGACATGACAGGGGTCATGGATAATTTAGTTCAAACCTCATTGGATAAAGGTTTGACACAACAAGATATTGATAAGGCTAGAAAGATTCTAAATGCATAAGAAAATTGATTCTAACATTGGCATGAGCATGTTCGGAGTGGTGTACCAAGCCGGTTCTTATTGGGAAGAGGATGGGAAACGGGGCACCTCTCACCTTATGGAGCACCTGATGTGTAAACCATATGAACATCTCTACTCAAAGATGCGCGCACTAGGCGTAGGAGATAACGCCTCAACCTCTGATAACAGGGTTGCGTTCTATTGTTATGGTTTAGACGAATGTATTGCAGAGATCTCCCAGGTTATCCTGGACTCTCTTACCAAACAAGAGAGTTTGTGGACCAAAGAGCAGTTCGATAACGAAAAGAACATTGTGCTACAAGAATACAATGACTACTTCAATCGCCAAGACTATGGCGCGTTACTGAACTTTTTCAGGAAGTACTACAACTATTGCGATCCTATTGGTATTCGCTGTGACATTGAGGGGTTTACTTATGAAGATTCACTTGCTGCGGCAAAGGAAGTCTTCTCAAAACCTAAGATGATTGTAGAGGTTGGCACGCACTCTGTTAAATACAATGGAGAGTATGCTGATAAACCACTGGGTTCTAGGTTATCATTTGGTAACTACGACATCGAGCTTGAAGATGTCCCCAAGGGAACTCAGAGTTTAGTTACTGTTCTTCGCAAGAGTCCTCTAGGTCTTGACGATGCATCAAAGATGAAACTTCTTAACACTTGCATTGGTGATGGTTTAGAATCGCCACTCTACCAGGAGTTACGTGAGAAGCGCGGTCTTATTTACGGTGTCTGGGTAGATAATCAAATCGTAGGATCTGATCTTGTTCCATACTCTAGCGCTCAGACATCAGAAAAGAATGCATCTGAGGTAAAGGATGTGTACCGAGAGTTGCTGTCCAAAGACATGTCTGAACTGATCTCTGAAGAACGATTTGACATTTGCAAGCAGGGCATGCTATACGAGAAGAAAAAGGCTGACATTCTTCCACACCAAGGGGTGTGGACAACCGTCATGGGGAACTATAATCCCTATGAAAATATTGAAGATTTCTCGTATGAGCAGGCTCTTGAACTGGCCCAGCGGGCCTACAGCATTGATAATTTTGAAGTTGTAGATTACTAGTATGGACAAAACCCAAGTCAAAGAACTCATTGTTGAGTACGTCACTGAAGTCGAAGGGTGCAAAGCCACGGACCTCATCACTGACTTGCCTATTCGTCAAATAGATCATGAGACACTCATTGCATTAGGAGAACATGATCTTTCTATTCTTGTTACCGAATTGGTTCAAGAGAAGAAGCTAATTGAGATTGGTTATCAGCTTCCTCTTGAGGTTCATTGGGTCTCTTCCACTCCAGAAGAAATGACTCATAGAATGAAGAAGCAGGAGAGAAGCTACTTGGTTCCGGCCAATTGCGAAATTGTTATCAAGGGTGTGCAGAAAAACTGATGGGTAATGTAAGTACAGAAGCCATGGAGTGTGCCCTACACTTTACTGGACTAATGAGAGATTACTTTCATGTAAAGTGGAAAGAATCTTCCGGTCTTACCGATGAAGAAATTAGAAACATCATGACAAAAGAGCTTAGTCCGGAGCACGCTGCTCAGGATTATTTAAGAGCCAGAGGCGAGCTTCGGCCTGGTATGTTTAAAGACTTAGAGGATGGTGTAGCTATTTCTATTTTTCCAAAGAGTCCGGGTGAGAGATAAAATGATACGAACCCCACCGATTGAAATTAAAGTGGGGATGGTTATCAGCGAACTAACCGTAAAGGAGGTTCGTAACAAGAGCGCTGTGTGTGAGTGTTCCTGTGGAAACAAACCAGTTATTCGATCTGTTGCCACGCTGCAAACAACTCTTAAAAAGAAAACTATTAGTTGCTGTTCTATTTGTAAGAAAAGCCTCAGGTTTAAAAGAATTAAATTCAAATCTACACCAGTAGAACATTCGACTCTTGTAATACCGTCAGCAAGATCGTGACCGATAAAACAATCATCAAAGAGGGCATGCATGTAAGCATGCTCTTTGTCTGTTCTATAGATGGAAACTATGCAGTTTGCAGATGCAAATGCGGTAAGTTTCCTGTACGTCGTAGTGTCTCTACACTGCAAGGAACACTTAGAAAACCGCTTGCCATATCTTGTTGCAAGCAATGTATGCGAGACATTAAGCGAAAGAAATTTTCGCCACATACAACAAGGCCTCCTGGTTTTACATTACCACCAAAGGAAACAATATGAAAAACATAATAAGTACTATTTTAATCACACTTTTTAGTATTCTAAGTATTGGGTGTGTTGGAGACCATGCACGAATAGGCACGGGAGAGGTTGGAAAAATCATTAGCTCCTCTGGGGCTAATGGTGGTATCATCAAAACCTCTGCGTTCCGTATGCCCTACTGCGGTATGTTTGAGGCATGTCCTTACCTAGTCAGACTCCAGACAACTAAGTCTATGGAAACTATTGCTATCAAGCAAGTGTTTATTACCAAGTCCAAGGTGGATCTTGATAACGTTGAGGTTGCTGTGCAGTTTCGCATTCGCCCTGACGAAGCTAGCATCAACAAAGTTTTCAATGAAATTCGCCCTGGAGAAGACAGGATCATTACTTCTGATGAGGTCTGGGCAACATACCTGCAACGAAAGGTTCCAGATGCTGTTGTTGGTGTGCTTCGTAATTATTCTGTGGATGATATTCTTGGTAAGATTCCAGAGATCTCTGCCGCTTGTCACAAGAAGTTATCCGAAGAAACCAAAGACATTCCTGTTGAGATTGCAGAGCTGAGTTTTCCCAATGGTATTGGTGACATCCCCGAGCAAGTCATTTTGTCTTACCGTAAGCTCTATGCGGTTGAGGCTGACAAGCAACGCTCAATCAAAGAGCTAGAAGCTGAGCTTGAAGTTGAAAAACAACGGCTTGCAGTGCAGCGTGTACGCGCCAATAATGACAGAGCAATTGCTGGTGAGCTTGGGGTTCCTGTTCAAGCATACATGGGTCTGAAAATTGATGAGAAGTACTCTGATGCTGTGGCGGACGCGGCTGATAACAATCAGCCATTTGCACTCGGATCATTCCCTATGGGAGGTAAGTAATGTCCGTCCTCTTTGGTAAGACTCTACTTCTGTGTGTTCTTATCGGAAGCATCATTGCGTTTGTTAGGGCAAGGTCCAAAGCCAAAGATGACGAGCAAATGCGAAAAGCATTGCTCATCCCTATTGGGTTCTTGTCAGTTCTCCTTGTTGGGTTCGTACTGTATTCGTTTGAGGTCTTTGGATTCGCACCAGTGATTGCTGATCATTGGGACGGGCCAAAGGATAACAAGCTTCCCTCTGCAGTGCCTGAGGCCCCCGACCCTCCAGAAGACAAATCAAAAACAAACAAGGAAGAGACTGCGCAAGCTGTTGAAGAACAGAAAAAACTTCTAGATGATTTCGAGAGATGACAAGTGACATATCTAGAAATTATCTTTTGGGTACTGATTACTGTTGTGAACATTTTCCTAATGTATCTCAATAACAAACGATCCAATAAACTGTTCTTACGAGAGAAGAAGCTTATGGATGCAGAGTATGCCGTTGCCATAATGCAGGCCTCTGGAATTACACCAGAAGAGTTCATAAAAAGAGCCGCTGAAGCTGCGCCAAGAATGGAGAGAACATTCATCACTGCAGCTTTGGGAGACACTCTTAAGCACTAATGTCAGCGCTTCAAATCATCGAGGAGTCTATTGTAGAAGTACAGCGCCGAGAGATTGCAATCTGTCGTGGGGCCTTATATGTTTGGGGTCAGGCGTAACTTTCCTGAGGGCTGGCTCAAAGAGCTGCTAGAGATACTTGGAGAGGATTGGATATGGTTCTATAAATTCAACTATGGGTTCTACCAAAGACATATTCTTGAAACATATACTGTGCTCAAGGGTGGAGAGCGCAAATACCTTGAAGACAAAGTCAGCAAATCAGCCATTGAACTGGCCAAGAAATTAAATGTGTGATGCATAAAACAAAACTACAGCGTAGAAAGAAAAGTTGGTTAAATACTTTAAAGAAGGGTATTGATTTTACTCATAAGCTTGGGCGACTTGTTCCTGGTAAAGATGAAACTCGTCTTCAGACAACCATGAAAGCGATTGATTTTCTCAGCTCTTTCATTCCAAAAGAAGATGAAGATAAATTGCTTGTGGATTCCGGGTTTTCAATTAGAGATGATATACAGTTCGTGTCTATGTTCAAATCTCTTGACCTGGACAAGATGTTTGATAGTGAGATTGTAGAAGAAAACTCCAACTCAAGAATGTTAGAGAAGGTTCTTTACAATAAAGAGGTAGGAACTCTTCTTTTGAGGTTTGGTGTAGAGTCTGGCATACAATCTCCGCTAACCAAGTTCTTCTACTCTCCGGATTTTGACTTTGAAAAGCTTGCAGAGGCTGCATGGAAAGCTTGTGAAAGTCATATCCTTGTGTTCATTGAAAAAGAGAACTCACCTTCTAGAGTTGAGTTTAAATACCAACAGTTTAAACCTATTCTTGGTAAGCAATTTGGATCTTCCAAACAAAAGATGGAAGACTTCATCAAGCGTCATATCTCTTTCAAGGACAAGAAAATTTCTCGCTCTTATCTGTTCCTTGGCGAGCCAGGAACTGGAAAGAGTACCATGGCTCAGAGGTTTGCTACGGACAATCATAATAAGATTCTCCGCATGGAAGCCAAAACTCTACACAACATCTCAATGTGTTCACTGATGAATTTATTTGAGTTCCTCAAACCTGACTGCCTCATTGTAGATGAGATTGACAAGAGTGGTTTCTATTCTAACTACCAGACCGGTAATGATATGCTTCAATTACTTGAAGCAATCAAAGAAAGCCATCCTGATGTAACCATGCTGTTCACTGCGAACTCCATTATGTCACTGCCAGAACCAATGATTCGTCCTGGTAGAATTGATGACATCATTGAGTTTGATCTTCCAGATGAAGAAGATCGTAAACAGATTCTTATAGGATATCTTGAGGGGTTAGAGGTTGATAACAAGTTCCTTAATGAAATCGTTAAAGAGTGCGTTGGTCTTTCTCCAGCATACATCAAAGAGATTGCTCAGCTGATTCTCTCTGGTAACTCTAATGAAGCACTACAAATGATTCACAAGCAGGTAAAGTTTATTCAGCGTCATCGAGGGAACAGGCACAAGTACAACTCTCTTGCTGACGAATACGAAGAACTTCAAGCAGAAGATGTTAACAGGTTCAAAAAGAACAGAAGAGAGAAAAACAAATCCAAAAATGCAGGAGATGAATCAAAGTCTTCCTTCGCAAACGTAGTTGGCGATTTTGTGCTAATGAACAAAATCCTTGATGGAAACAAGAAGGTTAGCATAAGTGAAATCAAAAAAGCTATCAAAGAGGCGAAGCGTCTTACAGGGGTAGAGGTAACTCTTTCCGATGAGGATATTGAAAGGCTTTCATTGATTTCAGAGACTAAAGAGATGATTAAAGAAAGCGAAGAGCTAAATGAAGATAAGGAAGATAAGCGCCCTGGTAACTGGAACTAATGTCAGACGATCATCAAGTAGAATGGGTAAGGGCTGCCGAGGCTAAGAGAAACCCTGGGCCGGTCGAGAAATCCAATAGCGAAAAGTTTAAGGAAATTGACGATAAAGATCCTTGGTGCCTTGCGCGTAAAGCTTTACCTGATGGTCGTGTGGTTCGTCTTTATCAAATCATTGATGGTGTAAGTATTAATCTAGCGAAGGACGGTGAGGTTTTGGTATTTGATAGAACTTGGCACTACTTTGGAAAAGATATTAGACAGGGACTTGTTGAGTACATTAAGTACAACGGAGATTATGAACCAGAAGGGTGGACAAGAAAAAATGGAACTTCTTAGCAAGGAAGAGTTTGATCGTTTGAACAACTCTCAGACAGCTGATGAATGGAACACAATATGTGACGAAGTAAAAAAGAAAAGAGGTGGACATTATCCTCCTGATTGGTATCAGAAAATAATTGCAAGCGGTCTTGCTGGTAAGGCCACATTAAAGTTCGTTAAACACACAGGGTGCTAGTGGAATATGAAAAACAAGAAGGCACTGTGGATTGTTGGCTCTATGATTGCTATGTTACTGGTTGTTTATCTATCAGTTCCAAGCATCATTAGGGCCATCATCGCATCAAAAGCGGAGGGTGTTGTCGTCAAAGATATCTCCTGGTCTTTGACATCGTTGACTCTCAAAAACATTTTCATCGATAGGAAAGAAGCAAAGGGTGCTGTCACCAAGGTTGAGGCTCGGTTCTCATGGGATAGCCTGAAGCCATCTGTAAGTGATATTCAGGTTCATGGTGGTAAGCTCACGGCCTTTATCTCAAAGCCCTCTGTGAAGCCCGCTGAGGCCAAGGACAAGGCCGAGCACCAAGAGCTGTCGGACAAGCTCAAAGAGCTGCCTGTATCGATAGTTGAGCTGGATGAGGTCAGTCTTGACCATAACTTTGGCCAGGCTCGGGTTCTGAAGCTGCAATACTTTCGTGACGCCCCCGTGATTCAAAAGTCAGGATTTGATCGTAAGCCCCTCACGGTTATGGCTGAACAAGTTATTGTAAAGCCCAAGTCTATATTCGGAGAGTTAAGTATTAACAATGTAGAGTACTCTTTAGTAACGGAGTACTTGGACATTGGTGTAGTCCAGGGGAGTGTGCTCAACGTTGATCTTCCTGGACTACCAAAGGATGAGCTTGGGTTTACTCTCAATGAGGCCGAGATTGATCTTGCTCTCAAGACAGTTAACGCTGAACGTGCCACGATTCCTGGAGTTGGTGTTGCGGAGAAGATTACCTTCCGTGCATTTGATGAACACGCTCCTGCCTTTGCTATTGGCGAGCTACGTTCCGAACACCCTTGGTTCACAACTAACGTAAAGTTCATCTCAGGATCTGTTAGTTCTAGTGGCGAGTTCTTGATCGATGTTGGAGGGGTAAGAACAGAAGGCAACTACAAGAAGCTCCAAGTAAAAGGTTCGGGTTCCTGCTTTGATTGGAACGAAGCTATCATGACAGGTGTGAATGATAGCATCTACAGTCACGCTGTGCATCCCCCTTTGTTTGAAAGTGGCAACATTGAGTTTGAGATTGACCCAACTAAATTAAAGCTAAGTCTCAAACAGGATTGTAAAGCTAGCTGCTCCAATCCTTTGATGACACAGCTGCGTCGAAGGAAGGGTAATGGGCCATCACATCTCAAAGGCCATGACGGGTTTGCTCATCTCACCTACACACCCGATGGTAAACCATCTAAGATGCGCAGCACTGGTAGGGGACATGTAAGATGGGCGTCTCTATCGCTCATGTCTCCACAAGTAAGGAATGCTTTTATTACGCTGGAGGACCCTACTTTCAATATACATGACGGCATTGTCATGGCTTCTGTTATTGCCTCGTTCAAGCAGAACATCAAGCTGGGTAAGTTTCATGTTGGTGGATCAACAATCACACAGCAACTTGCAAAAAACATCTGGCTCACCCGAGATAAAAATATTGTCCGTAAAGCTAAGGAAGCTTTGCTTGCCTGGGCATTAGAGGATTGCTTTTCCAAGGATGAGATCCTCGAACTGTATCTCAACGTGGTTGAGTTTGGTCCTAATGTGTACGGTATCTATGATGGTGCGCAGTATCGGTTCGATAAATCATTCGTTGATCTTACCGAAGAGGAAGCTTTTTATCTCGCCAGTATTTTGCCACAACCCAACTCTGCTCAACCTCCTGGTGATCTGTCTAGGACACAGAAGTTGATGACTAAGGTTGCTATTTTATTCGAAGATAATGAATAGGGCAGGATACATAGTACTTCTCATCGCTTTGTTGATGGGTTTGTGGACGTTTAGTTACACAGGAATTTTCATGTTGTACCGCTTCGGACTTTTGCTTGGCGGGTTCGCCACTGGGTTTTTGGTGCACAAGATATTCTTTTCAAGGTAATTGTGTTTAAGGAAATGATATGACTGATAAAGCAAAACAAACAGAGCAAGTTGTTGAACAGGTGCAACAGGCGCAGAAGACTTGGCCTGATGTTGCTGACAAAACTGTTGACAAAGTCTCTGACATGGTTGTTGCTATTAGAGACACTCTCACAAGCTCCTCAGGTATGGAATGGTCTGGTTAAGTACCACCAGACCATAGCCATTACTGAACTCATTACCGATCTTGCTATTATCAGTATCATCTTGGCCTTAATGTTCGGCGCACGGAATATTATCAAGAAGGGTGATGAACGTCAAAAGGTCTATGATGAGATCTGGGATGACTACAAAGAAAGACTAGCTGCTGCCAAAAAAGAAGCAGATGATACTGGCGTGCCAGCTCACAATGTAAGCGTTGATCGAAATACCTGTGAAGATGGTTTGGGCTATCACATTGGTGGATGGCTTCTGTTTGTAGCCATGACTGTACTGTTTATGTTTAGGCTGAATGCTCTTAATGATTCAGTAGCTAAAATAATGGTTCCTGAACGAGCTGCTGCTTACGAGATTATCAAGTCTGTTCGCTAAGGTAGAAGTTCAAGGATGTCAGAGTCATGAAGCTCGGTAACATCAGAGGGGTCGTACAACAAGAATCCTTTCTCAAATTTTGTTAACTGATTTGTTTTCTTGATGATGGTTATCAAATCATCTTTTCCAGTCACCTTTATATGACTTGTCATAATTCTGACAATTAATCCTCCCTCAGGGAAAAGTAAAAGCAGCTTGTCCGCTATCTTTTTTAGGAAAAACAAGTCAACATTCATAACAATATACAAAACTATGTGTACTCTATCTGTAGCCTTCTATCCAAGAACTCCTCGGCCATTTACTATTGTCGCTAATAGAGATGAAAATCCTGAGCGTCCATCTGAACCCTGGGGGTGGAGAAATTTTGGCGCTATTAATGGGTATATGGGTGGGGCCGGAGAGATGGTAAGAATATTTTCTCCTCTTGATGTTCTTGGTGGTACTTGGATTGGTGTAAATGACAGGGGTATGTTCTGCGCCATTACTAATTGGGATATCGATCTTGATTGGGAAAGGCCAGCAGAAGGGTTCATATCAAGGGGTTATTTTGTTAACGACACACTGAGATGTACGTCTGTTTCTAACGCTAAGAATATGTGGAACAAGCTTGACCATAAAAAATACAAACCATTCAATGCGATCTTTGGGTGGGTATCGAAAGAAGGATATACATCTGCCTGGTCAATTACCAATGACACTCAAAGTATAGTTTGTAAACGCCTGAATGCTGGTCTTCACATCTCCACTGGTGAGGGGTTAAATGTTTCAACAAATGAGCGTGATAAATACATTCGTAAAAGCATTAGGTTTGAAAGTTGGGAACAGCCTATTGATGTGGATGATCTGAAGGGCGTTCTAAAATCTCATCATATGGGTATCGGTGATGATAGGTCTGTGTGTCAGCATGACGAATCTCATAAATGGGAAACCAGATCACAATCAAGCATCATAATAATGCAAAGCACCATTTTAGTGGGTCATGTTGATGGTCACCCATGTGAAGCTCAAGAGAAGGATTGGACACATGAAAGTCTTAGTGACGGCAGGTAGTACACAAACACCCATTGATAAGGTTCGGTGTATCTCTAACATCTTCAAAGGAAGTACTGGGTTTAATATTGCTAAGGCAATTGGTTACGCTGGAAACGAGGTTGTTCTGATTGCAAACAAAAAAGTTCTGTATGAATACCTCGGTGATCTTCCAAACCGCTTTGACATACATACATATAAAACGTATGATGAACTTGCTGAATTAATGGCTAGACTAATTCCTGATGGAGAGTTTGATGCCATCATTCATTCAGCAGCTGTGTCTGATTACAAAGCAACAGACGTAATGGTTGGTGAAAAGGTTACTATTGATGGGGTAACCAAACCGGTATACATGAAGTCTGTCATGAAGGGTAAGGTTAAATCTGACCACGATGAATTGTACATCAAGCTTGAACGTACAGAGAAGCTTATAGATAAAATTAGAACTGAGTGGGGCTTCGAAGGAAAGCTCATCAAGTTCAAGCTTGAGGTAGATGTCACAGACGAAGAGTTGCTTTCCATCGCAAAGTCCAGTCGAGAGCACTCCGGCGCGGACTATATTGTTGCAAACGCTCTTGACACTTTCAAGGATTGGGACACGCCAAGTATGTTCATCCTTGGTAATGAACTGCAAGAAAAGACATCTCGTAGAGAGCTGCCAATGAAACTGCACAAACTTCTTGAAAAGAAATGACAAACATTGTACTAGGTGTTTCTGGATCGATTGCCAGCATCATGACTCCAGAGATTGTAAAAGCTCTGAGACCTATTGGTAATGTGAAGGTTGTACTGACAAAGTCTGCGCTCACTCTCATGCAAAAAGCTCCTGAGAAATTGCAGCATGAGATGGCCACATCTCTAGAAGAGCAAGACCTGTATGATGATCATGTTGAGTGGAAGTGGAAGAGGCTGGGTGATCCTATTCAGCATGTTGAGTTAAAGAAGTGGGGAGATGTTCTTGTTATGGCTCCGCTTAGTGCTAATACATTGGCCAAGATGGCGGCCGGAATGTGTGATAATCTTTTGACTTCTGTGTACAGGGCCTGGCAAAGGAACAAGCCGATTGTACTAGCTCCAGCAATGAACACAGATATGTGGGAACATCCCGTCACCGAAGAGAGCTTGTACAGACTTAGAAGCAGACATCACATTACAGTGCAAGATGATGGGGTTTATCGATACTATGATAAGCTTAAAATTGTTAACCCTATCGTAAAGAAACTTGCGTGTGGAGATACTGGTACTGGTGCTTTGGCTAATGCAGAAGATATAGCCGGGGTTGTGAGGGAGGTTGTGAGTGCCCGTTAGTACAGATGCAATATTGTTTTATGGGATTACATCCCAGGATGATGCAGATTCACCGGCAGAAGTTTGTCGTAGGTTGGATCTAATTACAGATGAAGAAGCTTTCGAAAAAGAAGGTGGTTCTTATGAAGAAACTCTCAAAGATTACCTCAAGCCAAAAGGTTTGGATTTCGGGATTCATGGTTCTAACAGCGCTGGGATTGTATACATATTCCCGTTGGATGAAAAAGAAGAAGCCAACCGATACTGCATTGTATCAGTTCGCGGATACTTCAACGAAATAGATTCATTAAAGCTTGGTAACTTAGCTAAAATATTATCACCAAAGATCATAAAGGCAATGAATGAAATTGCTCAAGAGCTTGGTTACTGGGCACCTTCTTGGAAGTTAGTAAGTTACTGGGAAGTATAATATGATTTATATAGAAGATGAATACTCATACAATGGAACAGTACAAATAGTAACATCATTGTATCGATACTACACAGACAAAGATGGAAAATACATTAGCGATCCTTCCGGTTCTAAAATACAAAATGGCGAGCTAATCCCACAGGATCTTGCCTTTGGGTATGACTCAATCAACCAGGATTATGTCGCACTAAATACAGAGGCATGTGATAAGATTAAAGATCTTGCAGAAGGTCTTGATGATAAGATATTCAATAAGTCCTTCAAAATAAAGAAGGTGTACGGTGAGCTTGAAATTTCTTCTATGATGAATGTTGATGATCAACCAGAGCAGAAGATTGACAACAAGCATTTCAAAAAGCTTGCCATGCAATATCTGAACGTGTCTGAGTTAGATATGAGAGCGGCAACTCCAATTGAAAAGAAACCCAAACCAATACAAAGCATTCGTTTTAGTACCTCTTCATCAACAACACTTAATTATGTGACTTTTACATATGGAACGAATCAAAATTGATGCCGAATCTCAATGGAAAGACAAACCATGTTGCTATTGTGCATCTGCAATGGCAATTGGTGACCGTGGTCTTGTGATTCCATTCTCAAAAGGAACTCCTGAAAAACCTGAGTGTTTATTAGAGCCTTGGCATGTAAACTGTTTCCTTCATTCTTGTGGTATCGATAAAAAACTTTCCGATGGTGGACCACAAGACCCAGAGAAAACATTTTTAGATAGAAACTCCAATGAAGATTAAACCAATATTTGCATGGTACGATCTGTGGATTGGTTTCTTTTGGGATCAGCACAAGCGCAAGCTGTACTTCTTTCCAGTACCATGTCTTGGTCTTGTCTTTGAGTTCAAGAAAAAAGAACTCTCAGATTCGTACAGTCATCTAAAAGCAATTGGAAACCCAAAGCTAAAACCAGTCAAGCTTTCTGAAGAGTACAAGAAGACTAAGGGAAATGTTCACGATGCATATTCACAAGTGCAAAAAGGCGCAATGAAAAAAAGATCTTGACAAGACTTCATGAGCCATGTACTATGACAGGAGATACTAGAGATGCACTTTGAAACACTATGGAACATGGCTGAAAGCCTGGCCAAGTCCTACACAGACCTAGACCGCAAAGAGATTCTAAAGCTATGTCGAAGCGGGATGGATGGTCTGGTAGACGGCACCGAACCTCAAGAGTTGCACGAAGCAATGGGAGATGTTCTTCTTGGACTGTGCGCTCTTTCGGCTCACTTCGAAGAAAAGAAAGACATCCAAGTGAATTCATTTCTAGCTCTCAAAGATGCGATTGAAAGAAAACGAGCAGAACTATTAGACCCTGAATGAAATTCATCACTACACTCCTTGCGATCCTTTTCGTTGCCAGCACGGCCCTTGCTGATCAGCGTATCGTTGGCCACATGACACCGCTCGATTCTGAGCGCCTTGCCAACCCTGTGACCCTGGACTGTGGCGTAACGCTACAAGAAATCCGTGGTGGGCATCCGGACATTGCCAAGCTCAATGCTTTGTGTACCCATGCCATGTCGAACTTCTTTGCATTCGTACAGCACAAAGGGCTCAAGGTGAGCCGCAAAGATAAGTTCAATTGGGATGCTTCCCTTCTTCCTATTGATAATAGGTATCGTTCGCTCAATGATGAAACGTACCGTTTCCGAAACCGTTTTGTTAAGGGAAACATCATCGGTTACACCGATTACGACACCAGATATATGTTCTCTATGGTAAATGCGAACCATCGTGAATTCAATACCACGTTTGTTCATGAGTTGTTCCATTCAATGAGCATGTACTATGGCGTTTATGACAATCATCCTGGCCCTCTCTCAGCTAAAACAAATGCGGATGAGGTGCTCGCCCAAGACTTTACAGAGGCACTCGGATACGGAAGGTAATTTCTTCTGCTGCGGTAAGTACGAACCTTATCGCGAGGGTGGTGAGTATCCCAATGGGGTATTCATTGACCCCTATGTGGACTTGATGGTATCCGGTCCTGACTCAACGCTTTGTAAAAAAGTATGCAAACAATACAAGTGCCAAGAGGCAAAGAAGTAGTATTTATTGGTGACATCCATGAAAAGGAATGGCACTTCGATGAGATGGTAAGACGTACCGAGATTGGTACAAAAAGGATCGGCGTCTTTGTTGGAGACTTTCTCGACAAAGGTGATGGACTTGAGGTAGGTAACTCAATTATTCGTAAGGTTACGACCCTGGCTAGAGACGGCTGGGCCTATGCAGTCCGTGGAAACCACGAAGCAAAACACATCAGACATTCTGAACGTGAAGGTGAGAAGCTCTCCGATGAACTCAAGTGGTGCCAGGGTCTACCCCTGGCGTTGTCATTTTTATTCTCTAATCAAAATAGAATCACAGTACTTCATGCCGGAGTCACTCCCAAACATACCTGGGCAGATCTCTCCAGCAATACCGAGCTGATGTACATCCGAACATTGGATGAAAAGAACAGGCCCATTCCACTCATCTGGGTAGAAGAAGACGGCAATCGTAAGCTCATTCCCAAGGACGAGAATGGCGTACAATGGCACGAAAGATATGACGGGCGGTTCGGGTTCATCATATCTGGTCACGATTCTCAGAAGGATGGAGTACCTAAGTTCTACAAGCATTCCTGCAATCTTGATACAAGATGCTATGAAACCGGCATTTTGACTGGTCAAATCGTATCTGATGGTAAGTTAACAGAACTTGTAACTGTTCAAAAATAGCCAGACATTAGGCAATATCTAGCATTTAAATATGCTAGACAAGACCGGCAAACCATACAAGAAAGCATCCGGGGAACCAGATTGGCTTACAGAGTCAGAGGGTTTTCTAGATGATCTGTTTCCCTCTGAGCCCGATTACTCAGCACAGCAAGAGGAGGGTGCGTTCGAAGGTCCAACCACCCCAACTGCCCAGCCGGAGACTCAGCCACAAGAACAGCCTCAGACAGCTCCAGCTGCCCCTGAGTTGAGCGAGTTCAATGAGCTAGGGCTGGACAACCTCTTTGAAGAGGACGGCTCTGAGCCAGCGGCTGAGGAGCAGCCCGCTCAGACTGAATGGACGCGTCCAGAATGGTTGCCAAAAGAAAACTACATCTACTCTGATGAAGAGAAGGCCACGCTTCAAGAGGCGTTCAAAACAGACATCGTTCAGCTTCCTCCTCCGGATCTTTCCAAGGTCAAGAATCTTAAATCTGGTATCCGATATCTAAGCTCTCTTGGTGACAGAGGCGAGATCGTAGCGCAAAACGTACAAGAGGCCATGACTATGGTGGACTCTGCTACTGCGGATAGAGATAAAGAAGCAGTTAAGCGAGCAGCTCAAGCTGCCGCCTCGGCATCTATCAACCTACACACCCTTGCCAAAGAGGCTGAGAATGTCTTTGGTGATAAGGATACTGTGGGTAAGGTTCGTACCGCTGTTGATACAATGATTGCTCTCATTGCGGAAGAGGTAGGTTCAAAGCTCTCTGATAGGGGTCAGGATTTCTACAACAAGATGTTTGATAAGGAGACCATGGAGAGAGTAAGAAAGCGCAAGCCTCTTACTGGTCAGTACTATCCAGAGTGGTACATCAACCGTGACCTTCGCACCATCCAAATCATGGAGAACCAAGGCCTTACTGAGGACAAAGCCCTTGAAAAAGCAAAGAAAGAAACTGAACGAGCTGAAATTCTTATCGATCAGAACCTGAAAGACGCCTCAGTTAATGACAAAGAGCGATACAAAGCTGAGTTTTCTCGTCAGCTTGTCTCTGGTTCTTCAATTGAAGATGCCGAGGAACACCTTATCAACCTAATGACTCGTGGTTCAAACGAAAAAATCTTTAGTGAGATTAACCTTCGACCATTTGTAGACAATGATGAGGCAATTCAAGATAAGATAGATCTTATCAAGGAACCTGAGGGTTTTGTTATTGACCTTACAGAAGAGGGTATTGATACCAATGTGGCCACCAAGATTGGTGATCAGATTAGGGACTTCGCTCGTGCCGCTGATAGAACTTTGAAGTACATACTAAACGTACCTGATACTGGTGCTGAATATGGTTCAGAAGAAAATGTCATGGGTAGAACTAACCTGGCTAGGGCCCATGCTTTGTTCAGTAAGCTCATGATGACTCCTAAGGAAATCATTGAGAACGAATATGTCAGAGAAACTTTTGATGACATTTACATCATTGATAGAACGCTCAGTGACTATGCTAAGAATGAAAGGTATGGACTTGGTGGTGCTGCCGGTCAGGAAACACCGGGTGGAGTCAGTTCTACCCTGAAAGATTTTGATGAGGACGTGAAGGGTCCAGAGGTTAATGAACAAACTCTGCAGGGTGGAACAGAAGACACTGGCTTTCAAGAGATTGGAACCAAGCCTTCGGGTGGTTCCACCACCACACCTCGTCCTAAAGAGAAGCGTGAGCAACATGACAAGGACTATCAACGCCGTCAGCGCGAGTCTGGTGCGTACCAAGCTAAGCTTGAAAGAGATAAGAAAAAATTAGAGGCAGATGCTGAGCGAGCTGCAGCTCACAATGAGCGTGCCTTCTTGGATGGAACCATCTCTAGAGACAACTACAACAACTCAAAGAGATGGCTCAACCTAACTCGTGGCAGAAAACTACGAGGCTCTGATGAATACGTTGAGTTTGAGAACCTAGCTAAGCTAGACTCTGCAATTGCAAAGAACACAGCAAAGACTAGAGATTTGATTAGTAAGTACGTTCAAAAGGTTACTGGCTCTTGGTTTGATGAAGAAGAGAAGAAAAGAAGAATAGTCAATATGGTTGCAAAACTAATTGGCTCTCTTGAAAAAACAAAGGAAAAGATAGATGGATCTGAAAAATATGCATCGGAAGTTTCCACAGCTATTGACTCTCTTATTCAAAACATACCAATACTCACAGCTCAAGTTAAAGAAAAAGCAAACAAACTAGACATACCAGTAAGAGAGAAAGATTTCAAGGTTAGAGATGGTAGAAAGAAAAGATCAGACGATCTCTTTCGGTTAATTGATATGTTTGCAAAGTATGCTGAGACCATATAAATTTCCTGTCGAGTCCTCCCTGGATGATCGGCTTACAGCAGTGGTCATGTGTCATAGTGTCATAGTGGATCTAAATATAAGATCAAATAGATCATATATACTAGGGTAGCTTTTACAATTAAGTTATTTATTACAAAAAAGATCCTGAAACATTAGAAACAAAAATGGAAGAGTTTGAGGGGTTACCAGGAATAAAAGAATACCTTTCGGCGCAAGGAGACGGGGTTCCCGTCGAGGTGCCCGAGCTTGAACATGTTGCAGATGAACTTGTAGCATACACAGGACTTACCAAAGAACAATCATACAGAATCATATCTCTGTTATTTCAAGAGATCAGATCAACTATGCTCAATGGTGATCAAGTAGACATAAGAGGGTTTGGAACTTTTCTCGTGTCGAGTCCGGCTACTACTGGAAATGCTAAGCGGGTATTTCCAAAATTCAAACCCAAGAAATCTCTACTGCAACGTATCAATAATGACAGAAAAGACACTTGAACAACTTAACATAGTGGATGAGGGAGATCCTCCACAGTCAATGCCACCTGATAAAGAACCAGGTGATGAGAGATCATCAGAAGCATTAGCGGCTATCATAGTTGCTCATCGTGCTCTTGGTGCATTCAAAGAAGAATCTAGATCGGCAATGATTGAACTCATGAAACGTAAGAAAGCTGGTGATGATTTTGATTTTGATGGATATATTACTAAAAGATTAGGGGAAGTTCCTAAGTCTAAGTTCTCACCAGAGATAGCTAGGTTTATGAATAACCTTTCACGAATGGGAGGAGTGGGTAAATGACTGACAAAGTTCTATGTAATGAGTTGACAAAGAAGTTTTTGAAAGACATTGGTGGCACTCCTTATTCTTTTGGTAAAGCTGGTCTGACACATAAAGATCTCAGAAGAAAAGAGACACTGAAACTTTCTGAAGAAAAAGGGGTTGTGCAAACAGTTCCGATGTGGTACGGTGAAGCTCAAGGTCTTTCTGCAAAGACTTGTGCACTGATTTGTTCTCTGTCACATCAGGGCGATGATCTCGAAGTTGCCGGTGTTGTTGGCTTTCGTTCTGGTACTGGTGAGATCATGAAAGGATCTGGGTGTATTGGTTTTTACTTTGACTGGAAAAATGAACAAGAACTTTTGAAGATAAAGCTTCAAGACAAATGGTTGCCACTAGATATGTCTGCCCGTCTTCGGCTTGGGCTGGGGTTCGAAACTATGGTACAGGAAGGTGTGCTGTGGAACACTTCTCCCTCGATCCCAGAACCTTTCCTCAAGAATCTTCAAGAGATGATTGAGGTTGACGAAGAGGTTGACGAAGAGGTTGAAGAGTGATAGGGTCGCCATCCGGTTGCTTTTGCAGCACATATGAAGATGGTATTCTATATTCTCACTCCCAATAAGATCACTGAGTTTGATTGCTCTCAGGAAGACTTTCTCCCTGATGCGATCATGTATGCCCTTCAATCGGCAAACAATAAGATTGCTACTAATGAGCAATCTTTTGCTGCGCTGCAGGAAGCGTATCCAAGTTTCCATCAATACCGAATACAAGTCGGACAAGTAGAAAAAAAGATAGATGTCATCACACAATCGTTTTATCGTTAAGTACATTGCTGATGCGGTAAAAAACAATCTCGATCCTACTGATGCTGCTATTGCAGAAATAGAAGAGATCGATGAGAAGCTGCACGCTGCGGAAGAACTTAAGATTCGCCGCATGAAAGTCCTCAAGGTACTTGATCATTTTGGTAACGATACCTTTCGAAGGAGGCGTACCGTATCTGTTCCGGCATCAGAAGATGTTGATGAGGATGAGCAGCTTCAAGAATTGCAGAAGAAGATTCTGGATGTACTTTCACAGTACCCTGATCGTGCATTGGATATGCGAACGATTATCCAGAAGGTTGGATCTTATGATAAGGATGCGCTTGTCATCCGTGCTGTGAAAAACCTTGGTGATGAAGAGCTTGTTACTCGCGATGATGAGAAGCGAGTAATGCTGTCACCTCAAAAATGAAACAAGAAAGAATACAAATATGTCACAAGTAGTTATCATTGGAGATGTAGATTGGCTTCGTAACGATTACGTTTCACCAATCAAACTCAATGGGATTACATATCCCACTGCGGAGCATGCCTACCAGGCATCCAAGTTCAATGACAATAATCTGAAGCAAGACATTGCTGATATGGATCTTCGCAGGGCGCGGCACACTGGCCGACACGCCAAGATCCGTGATGATTGGATGTCTATCCGTGAGATTGTTATGGAAACAATCTTGCGTGAGAAGTTCTCAGATGATCTTCTCGGTGATCGTTTGGCCAAGACTGGCAGTGATGACATTGTAATGACTGGTTACGATGACTTCTGGGGCCAAGATGATAATGGTAGCGGCTCCAATCGTCTAGGTGAAATTCTTCAGAACATTCGTCGAGAGATTCAGTTCAAGAGGAACATCAACCCAGATGATTATTCGTCTACCGCATCAAGCGTGCGAGATACATCGCTCTCTGATGAGCTTCGTGATGAGCCTTCGGAAGATCTTTTCGATGTCGTTCAGGACCTGTTTACCTCTGTAAAAGATGTTCTTTCGCTGGTAGATGCAGATGATACTAATGTGGACCTGATGTCCAGAATGACAGGGCAGCCATCCTCTGTTGTGCAGGATGCTATCTCTAAGGTAAGGGAGCTGAAGTCCTCGGTGAATGCGATTCGTTCGCTCCTCGGTGAAGATGTTAATGATGTCAGCGTAGCTGACGATCATTCACAATCAACCTCATTTGATCCTAGAGGTTTTGGTAACATGGAGCAGAATGATATCGATGACATCGACAATTTCGACTTCCATGGTTACCTAGATTAAGTTGGGTAGTGTAAGGCGTGGGGTTTGGAGCAGGGTAGCTCTCCACCACACAAGTTTCGGCTCGCCTCCTTTCCGTCTTGCGCGGTATCTAGGCAAGAAATAAGCGCCCACTGGATACATTAGGAACCCTGACCAATACTGTGATGCAGCCACAGGGTCAGGGTTCTTTTTTGGAGGAGTCATGAAGATAGCAGAGTTTCCAAAGTTTTGTCATGAGGTGTATGCGGTTCATGAATCGTTCATGCGTTTCGGATTTAAGTCAGATGATATCTTTGTTGTGGTTAACAATGTGATAGGTCTGGGTAAAAACATTCTATGTGTTGAGCTTCGTGCTCAGGGTAAGAAGTTTGTTGTTCCGATAACTCCGTGTATGGATGGAAAAGATAGAATGTTTAATGATTGGCGTGCGTTCATCAATTGTGTTGCTGATGAGAATACAACTGATGAGGAGCTTGATGCCTCTTTCAGATCTACCACCATGGGAGTATCACCCATGGGGATGGGTATTCTTGCTGGTACACTATCTAAGCGTGGGTTTGTGGTTCCTTCGCTTGTAGATGGTGGTAAGTCCATGGAGGTTTTTGCCGGAGAACAACCAGGTTTGAGTAAGGGTGGCGATGCTTGATGATTTCAATTATGAAGTAAACAATCATCAAGCAAAATCTATTTGGTGGTATCGGCGTAGGTTGTTGTGGGAGAAAGCTTTGCCATTTAGATTGTGGTATGGAAGAACTATATGGAAGCTTAGGTATTATCGAGCCTGTCTCAAACGAGCTTACAGAGACGATGATTAATGGATATAGTCACATTAGTATATGCAGTCTTATGTTCCAGGGGTTGGGGAAGTGCCTAGAGACTTATCTGAAATCTCCGAAGAGGAGTTGAAGCGTTGGAGACGAACGTTATACGGGCAGAAACAAAAGCACCGTAGAGAGATGGACAACATAGATACTGAGCTGATTGGGATTAAGGAGGAGTTACGAAAGCGAAACGAAAGAACGTTGGCCGAACAGAGCTTACCCAGAAACTACACGAAAGATTAGGCTGTGCCATTTCTTATCGTAAGGTTCATCAAGCCGTTCAGCTGATATTCAATTCGTTATCTTTGGATCTTATAGAGGATCATGTAATAACCGTTAAGAACTTTGGTACTTTATCTCCTCATACCAGAGCATCGCACTCTGCACATGACGTTTCTTCTGGACAGATTCGTACCATATCTGCTAAAAGGGCGGTCAAGTTTCACCCACATGAGTCCTTCCTCTCTTTGCTGAAGGATCGGGAGGAACTATTTCGAGAGAAAGAAGACGAAAAAAAGTCTTGACGGGAATGATTCCCTGATGTACCTTCGGCTTCTCTTCAAAGGGCAAGGCCCCACACCAACACACTCATTCAATCAAGAAAGAGCTATACCAAATGTCAAAGCAAAACCCCGCAGAAGCAGCAGTTGAACAGACTGAAGCTGAGAACAACCCCCGTGCACGTAACCGATACTACATGCTTGCGGCACAGTCAGGTGAAAAGAAGAACCCCATCATCCTTGATTGCCTTTGCGCAAACTCTCTCGATGAAGCCAAGGAGTCTTTTGAAGACCTTCATGGGAAGGCTCCTATGGCCTGGCATGACGGCTCTGATGTCGAGAAGGGCAAGGGAGGCAATGGTTTCTATCTAGCAATGGGAACCGGCGCATCTGCCGCTCAGCGCATCTCTGTGACTGTCACTCCGAAGCAGCTTGCTAAGCGCACCGACTATGCTTTCGAGGCTCACTTCCAGGGATGGAAGGTGTATGGAAATGGACTTGCAGCATGTACCATTAACAAGACTGAGTATGATGACAATGAGTTGGTCTCAATCGAGTTCGATGAACTTGTTGACAAGAACAACAAGGTGGACAAGCCCAAGCTCAAGAAGAAGGAGGTTGTGCGCCTCTCTTCTCTGAGCAACATCGAGCAGCTCTAAAGAAGTCCCATCCGTCACAGGATCAAAGCCCCTTGGTAATCCAAGGGGCTTTTTTTGTTCAGAATACGTTCTATTTAGTCGAATAATCCAGTTCTACATTGGACCGGGTGTTTCTTTATGAAGCCATCTAGATAGTCTCTGAGTTCTATCACCTTGTCAGTATTGAGCATGACCTTCCCCAACGCCCGATTATCGTAGTCATAAATAACCAAGATGATCTGCTCATCTTCGTTGTTCTTGTACGTCTCGGCGCGAAGGGTGCTGCCATGCTTTTTGCTGTGTTTCCAGCTCGGCGGAAATGTGCTATTTACTCGAATCATATTTACCTACATGTAGGATATCTACATACCGTATCCCACATTATGCCTAGAAAGTCAACTTGCTACTTGAACATTTAGTTGCGACCTGAGCTTTCTAGGCATGATTTCTCATTGTGGTCGAGCGCGCCAAGGATGCGTGCAGAGAGGTCACGATGAAAACGAAAGAAATAAAGGCTTTGCAGGACAAGTATCACCTCATCATTGATGAGCTGGTTATGTCAATCAATAAGTCAGACTGTGAAATAGACATTGCAGGAGATTCGGTGGATAAGATCCAAGGAAGTTCTCTTGCAAGTATACACAACACTATTCTTCGTAAGAATATAGTAAGACTGGAACTGTTAAAAGCAGCGGTCGAGAGGATTGAAGACGGCACATTTGATGGTGCCTGTGAAGAATGCGGAGAGGATATTGGAATCAAAAGACTTGAGGTTCTTCCTGGAGCTGTAATGTGCATTAAATGTGCAGAGCAAGCTGAATATTATCAGAGAAATTCAGTGTAAGTACAACTCGTACCAGTGAATATCACTGTATAGTACGGGAGCCTAAGTATGCGAAAAACCAATCTTAATCCGATATTCTTTGAGAAAACAAAAGACGGCGAGGCGATGTATGATGTATCATCTCGTCTAGTAAAAGACAGAGTCATCTACATTGACTGTGAGATAGATGAAGAGATAGCTGCACAAGTGACTGCATTGTTATTCCTACTTGATAGAGAAGCTGATGATAAGCCAATCAAGATGTGGATCAATTCACCTGGTGGCGACCTTACAGGTTTCTTTGCTATCTATGACATGATGCATCGAGTCAGGGCTCCTATTAGAACTGTTTGTGTTGGGCAGGCGTGCTCTGCCAGTGCCCTTCTCTTAGCCTCAGGTTCTCCTGGGATGCGATATGTAATGCCTAACTCCCGTATTATGATTCATCAGATTCAGATTGGTGGGCTGGAAGGGTCTAACGCAGAGATTGAGATAGAAACAAAAGAATTGAACCAGGTTCAAGATCGTCTTACAGAAATCCTTGCTCGTCATTCTGGTCATACCAAAGCAAAGATTAAGAGAGATACCAAGATGGATAAGTGGTTCAGTGCGGAAAGAGCTATTGAGTATGGGCTGGCAGATAAAATTCTTAATCCCATCAAGGAAGCTCCCGACCTCATTACCAGAGAGCCTAAGAGAGGTAAAAAGGTTGAGGTAGATGATGGTACAGAGGAATGATCTGAAGCCTAAGATACGACTCCAGGCGAACCGATTGCGGTGTCCTGAATGTCATGCAGGGGCTGATGATTTTGTCTTTATCATTGGGGATGATTTACGTTTTCGATTTGTTATCAGACAGGGTGGGTTAAAATCTCCCGTGTATATCCGGGATGGTAAGTATCGAAAAGTAATGGGTGTGAACAAAGCTCAAGCACTAGACACTGGTAAGTTTCTTACCATGATTTGTTTGCAGTGTGGCCACTCAAGAAAGACTGGAATACCGAATATCTAGGCATTGTAGTATGATTGAGAAGTCCGCTATCAGACAGAGAGCAAGGCGTATTGAACCGGCTCAGGAGGAGATTGTTTCTGGCAAGGATGCCTTAAATGAAAGGATCTCTAAACTCATCACGTTCCTTATTGAGTTGAAGCGTGGGATGAATGGTGGACCTGCGCCAGGAATTGGCGTACCAAAGTATAAACTTACTCAACCTATGCCTGACCAGGTGGTATCATCAGGTGATCGTGCATCTCAAGAACTAGATGCCATCATCCAAGAGCTGAAGGGTATTGATACCAAGCAAGATCAGTATGCTAAGAATAAGTTTGAGCAGTTGAACCAGCGAGTTCAGCAGTTTCAGAACCTTCAAGAGCAGGCTCAAGAGCGGCAGGCGGTTGCATCTATTGAGCACGAGTTGAAGAAGCTTGCCTCTTCAAAGTTATCACGGCTATGGGCACACATTGCTGGTCCATTTACTTTCTCTGAGAAGGGTGTTCAGGAAAGATTAGCCCTTCTTCGTACCCTGGCAAGGATGAATTCTAACCTAAAAGACCTTGAAGACAAGGTTCTAAGCGGGTCTTCTTCCTCATTAGACGCCGTTGAAGAGGCTAAGGCTTTGTATCTTGATGCGAGAATAAATTTCTTTCAAGAGTACCGTGAGAACCTTAACAGAATGCTCTCAACCACAGAAAGAGAGGCCAAGAAGTTAGAGTTAGAGGCTGATAACCTTCTTGATTATGCTAAGGCTACCCTTTCTGGCGACAAAAACCAACCAGAGGGCAAGGGAACTATCGATTTAAGCGGTAAGAAAGACAAGACTCCTACCAATAAAGGGCTCCAAGGCAAGCCAGAAGCTTCAACCACCAGGTCAACACCTCTTTCTGGTACAGATCAGGGTGTAGTAGATGCTTTAGAGGGTATTGTTAACACACTTTCTGGAATGCAGAATCGAATTGACACATTACAAAGCACCCAGCACCCAGATGTTGTCTCAGATACTGAAGGTGAGGGTACTGAAACCGCAGATCCACCACCAGAAACCACTTCCGAAGCACCAGAAGCCGGTGAAGAGGCATCAACACAGCCGGAAGAGGTCTCAGTTCCACAGGGAGAAGAGTTCAAAGCCGCTCAGTACGTCGCAGACTCAGCAAAAAGAATCTACGAAGGAGTAAAACAACAGATCGGAGACTCTTACGAAGAAGAAGAGCCATGGGGACCAAGGGTTTACCACCAATGGAACGCTATCAATGAGAGATTCCAAGCTCTAGGACAGATAGGCGAGCGTGATGACCTTGTTAGGAACTATGATATGTACACCAAAGCTGTTGGTGACCTTCTTCAAACGCTTAATAAGCTCAATGAGGAGCGACAGGCGAGAGAAAGCAAGCCTGATCTCTCACTTGGAGTGAGCATTGATGAGAATGAGATGCACAACCAGGCTCTTAAGTACATGCAGGCACGTAATGCAGAGCTGCAACGAGTATATGCCGGTGATGTTTTACAGGCAAACGCTTCAAGGTTTGGTCGTTGGTTCAAGAGGATGATGACTAACCTGTCCGGATCAAAGGACAAGCACATCAGACTTAAGATTGCTAAGGATATTAAAGATGCTCGTTCCGGATTGTCACGTATGATGGACAGCTTAGAGAAGAGACACCTAAATTTCAGGTCTTTGTTTGATGATAGCAATGCTTTCTACAACTCAATCATCAATGTATTTGGTAACATGGCAGACCTTGCTGAGCATTACAACTCTCAAATGAGAATTGACAAGGCAAAGCACAAGTACGATAAAGAAAGGTTCAAGTACGATTTGATTCCATCGGGTGATATCAACTTTCTACGTAAGGTTCGCACTGGGTTTTATCATGACACTCGTAAGATTCTTGAACTGGCTCAGGCAGAGAACAGATTGGAGAAAGCAACGACTTATCTTGATAAACTTAAGAAGAGAATGGGAGTACAAGATGCTGCATGATGTTGTTTCACTTAAAGGTAAATCATTTAAAACTCTTGTTGTAGAGTCGGAACAGGAACATCAGACAGGATTGATGTGGCAACAGTGGCCACCACCAGTCATGACATTCCCATATAAGTATGCATCTTACAGAAAGTTCTGGATGAAGAACACTGTGTCTCCATTGGACATCATCTTTTGCAGAGCAGGAAAGATAGTTGGAATCTTCAAGGGAGAACCTCTTAGTACAACAATGGTTGGTCCTGAAGAGATGTCCGATCTGGTTATCGAATTGCCTCATGGAACGGCAAAAGACCTGGGTCTTGAAGTGGGGGACTATGTAGGTTTCAACCCTACTGAACAGAAAAACACGACACTATAAGATGTAGTTTTTCTGGGTATGGTTTTTGAAAACAATCCGAGATTCTTTAAAAAAAAACATACGATCTTGCATACTTGGTTGCGCTCTGGCAGGTTGGTTTAACCTGGGAGGCTGAGGGAATGTCACACAGATTATACTCAACTGGCTACTCCCTCCTGGATATGTCCACTGAATACAATCGGTGGTCGAGGTTTGCAGCCGCTGTGCATACAGACCTCTATATTAAATGCTGGAGAGTAAATTGGATAGTCCCGTAAAGAGGGTGAACGCACAAGCGTCCACATTAAAGGAAGAAGACGTAGACTGGATTGTATCAGAGATGATGGATCATTTCTCCGGAAAGATTCATTCTCTTGCAACATATGTGTATGGTTCCGAACAAGGAGTTGCACTTGCTGCATTCAAAGAATACGCTTCTCAAACATTAGAGAATGGAACAAAAACATTTCTCTTTAAGTCTGAGCATTGGCGAACGGGCCGCTCTATTGGGCCATATCTATCCGCATGTCTTGGAAAGCTAGCCGACTCTTTGAAGTCAGACATTGACTTTGTCAAGAAGGTTTCGATTCCCATCTGTCCCGCATGCAAGACATTAAGCAGTAGAGAGTACCTTACCTATGAAGGCAAGCTGTTGCGCTGCCCAACATGCACTAAGGAAAGTATTCGTCTTGCTGATAAGGAACGCTCCTCAAGGGAGGAATATGAGTACAGACTTCGTAAGGTTTTTTCACTGCATTCTCGTAAGGGTTATCGGTGCCCTGACTGTGAGCGTTTCGTACCTCACTCAACAATAGATGGGGCAGAGAGAACTTCATGTCCTTACGATGACTGCGGTTGGTTTGGTAAGGCAACCGATCTTAAGTTGATGTCTCACCCCGTTGGGCAAAGCTCAGGTGTAACTGTGAGCTTGAATGCCACGGTGGGCGAAGGCTCTGAAGCCATGTCTCAGAAGTTCCAAGAGTTTGGAGACATGCTCGATGCAAACGAAGTAACTCCAGACATTCGCATTGAGCAAGCTGAGAAGTATTTGCGAGAGCTTGAAGTAACTCGTGCCGTTCTCTCAACTCAGAGAGAGCGCCTGTCACGCCAGCCAAGTCCGAAGACCATCAAAAAGTACTTGATGTATAAAGCGTTTGAGTCATTACTTGAGCACGACCCAGAGGGAATGATTGCGTATCTTATCCATGGTAAGTCCAGAGGTGAGCGTCCAATACAATCTCTTATCTTTCAGAGATACATTCAGTTGGTTGAGAACCATCTGCCTTTTGATGTATATGGAGAAGATGGTATACTGGAAGCTTATTCACTGCTAGATCCTAACCTAGATCTGTTCCTGGGGGTGAGCGAGTACCAAACTCATGTGCGTGAAAGTGGTTTCGTAGCTAACAATACCCACGAAATCTTTCAGGGAAGCAAGTGCAACGGCCCATGTTTTATTGGAATGTTGTGTGATATCACTGACGGAGATGACAATTCTCTGATGTCAGAGGTGGAGTACTATACATTCTCAAGCATTAAGATGAAGGATACGGTGCAGCCGAACACCCTAGTGAAGGTAACTCATTTCAGGATTCCACCACACTATGAAATGTATTCTTTGGTAAATTTACAGCGTGTACGGCGCAAAGTAGTTGATTCTATCTACAAGCGTTTGCATGGTGAGAAGAGGCCACTCAAGAGTAATGAAAGCAGTAAAGTCATTTCCCAGGTATCTGATCGATAAAGGACTCATCTTCCAGATCAATAAGGAAGTTCTGCATAAGTTCGGCCTGGCTCTGGTGGTGGACATCGATCCTAACAACAAGAAGCAGCTAGCGATTACAGCACTGCTTGAGACAGAAGACCCGGAAGGGTTTCTGTATGAGACTGATGCTTATAATGTTGGTCAGCAGAACTATGAGCGCTTCCTGAAAAAGGAAGGTCAAGAGAAACTGGATGCCAGAAAGGAGAAGTATGGGTTCCTTGTTCAGGAGTCTGACGATGTTTGAGCATCCAGTTTACCAGAGAATGGTCGAGTTTCTTAAGAAGAAAGAAGAGAATGATATGGCAGATACACTTGGAAGTTTAATTGATAAGTTGATTACAGCAGACCTTAAGATGTGGAACGGACAGGAAGTTCTATATGAAATTAGGCGCATGACATTTGATGAGTTCAAAGAAAAATATTGGACTGATGAAGATGGGGCTGAAAAATTATGGGAAATATTGAAGCGTGCATGTGATCTTAATGTTCAGCGTAATCAATTGATTGACGAAATTGACCAAAAGATTGTTGAGATAGCAAGTGACGCTGCGGCTGGAGAAGATTTGGATGCCGGAAAGCATATCCAACGAAAGCACAAGACATACTGAGCTTCCACTCGGAAAGATAAGGCAGGTACAAGAGGGTGATGTTGACTCTCTTGTACTTGTGTATGACGAGATAGTTTCTTCTGGAGCTTACGAGTTCTTTCATCCACACGAGATGAGTGCTGAGTATGCTGAGGGAATTTGTCGTTACAACAAGTACAATAATGATAGATACTATCTATGGATACATGATGGTGTTCCGGTAGCCTACGGCATGATGAGGTACTTCGGGTACGATGTTCCTTCTCTCGGCATCTATGTCTGTGAAGAGTTTCGAGGCAAGGGTGTTGGAAGAGCATTGATGCTAGAGATGCATAGACAGTCTGAGATTCTTGGAGATAATAGTATTCGTCTCACTGTTGAAAAAGGAAATGAAAAAGCTATATCTCTGTATAAGTCTCTCGGATATTCAATGCAAGATTGCGGAGACTATCTCCTTGGAATGAAGTACTTCCAAGGTGAAGAGTTGGCAGAGGAAGAAAGATTTGACATAGAGGAAAATCCCTGCTAGAACCCCGCTGGGTTTCGGCCCATCATATTCAATTTAGCAAAGGGTCAGATGGATGATCTGATTGAAGCTTTGGGCATCTTTCGCAAGTATATTTCTGATACGAACGAAAGGTCACCCCTGAACTGTGTCCACGATGAGCTGTGGATTATGACCGTCGATCCAGAGGACGTGTCAGAGGCGGACCTCAAGAAGCTGAAGGAACTTGGTTTCTTTGTTGACGAAGGTGCATTCAAATCTTTCAGGTTTGGTTCGGCGTAAAGCCATGGAAAAAGTATTTGTCGTGTTTGTTGCACTGTTTTGCTGTGCGTGTGAGGATAGCCCACGCAACAAAGGTGAGCAGCCAATGACGAAATTTGATTATATCAAAGATGATGCCACTGGCCTGTGTTTTGCCATGACAAGAGTAAACTTAACATCAGCAGTGTATGGTGAGGGATCGTCTATTGCTCACGTTCCGTGTGAAAAGGTAGAGAAATTCATCAAATGATTGGTTTAATATAATGGTGCATGTAATACCACGACTAGGCACTTCTAAAGGAACAACCATTGCGGTTTCATTTATTCTTATTTCTGTGGTGGTGTGGTCATGCTCCTCAGTTGTAAAGTCTGTGGCTGGTATCTATCGAGACGTAGCGAAAGCTGAACAGTTAGAAGCTGAGATTGAAAAACTCAAGGCAGAAAAAGAAGCTCAATGATAATCATTGGATTGGATTGGAAAACAACAATTGCCCTGATGGCATTCGCGTTTGTGATTGCCGTCATTGCTAAGGCGCTTGGAGCAAACGAATGATTCTTTTCGTACAGTTATTCATTCCAGCAATCATTGCGCTCGTTGGTTTCTTTTTCCTGAAGGACAAGGGCGGCAAGCAAACCATTGATTGGAAAGAGTTCTTGGCACAGATGGCGGCACAGCTTTTGATTGCTGGCATCACTGTGGCAATCATTCTAAGCTCTAATACTTCTGACGTTGAAACCATCTCCGGTTACGTTACTGACAAAAAGAAGAATAAGGTTTCATGTGAACACTCTTATGATTGTAATTGTCGTGAAGAGTGTACCGGATCTGGTGAGAGTAAAAGTTGTTATCAAGTATGTGATACCTGTTATGATCACTCTTATGATTGGGACTGGGATGTGTATACAACGGTGGGAGGGTTTACAATTTCCCGCATTGATAGTCGGGGCACTCGCCAACCATCGCGCTGGAGTGCTGTAAGGATTTCTGAGCCTGTTGTAAGACATCACTCATTCACAAATTACATCAAATCTGCGCCGGATACTTTGTTTCGCCAGGAGGGTTACAAAGGAATCGCTGTTCCTGCCTATCCTGATAACATATACGATTACTGGCATATCAATCGGTTCGTAGGAGATGCACCTGTTCGTAATGCCAAGGCATGGAACAATGATCTGATGAAGATCAATGCAGACATTGGAGCGAAGAAGCAGGTAAACATGATCATTGTCACGACCACTAAAGGTCATGACTTTTACTTTGCCCTCAAACAAGCTTGGCTTGGCGGCAAGAAGAACGATGTTGTTCTTGTCTTGGGCTTGCAGGGTGAGGAGATTGCCTGGGCTGATGCCTTGGCATGGTCACAAGATGAATCTATCAAGGTGGAGCTTCGTGAAGCCATGATGGAGATTGGTGTAATGGACCGAACGAAAGTCATTAGTGCTTTCAAAGCGAACGTTCTCAACCACTACAAGCGTAAACCCATGAAGGACTTTGAATACTTGAAGTCCTCAATCACACCAACAACAACCCAGTGGATTGTGTCCCTTGTTATTGGGATCATTGTCTCGGTGGGTCTAACAATTCTATTCCACATTTACGATCCCTTTGAACCAAATAGGCGTTTCGGCTATCGTTCAAGGCTTTACAGAAGAAGGTACTAATGTCAAAAGGTTTAATGATTGCACTTGGTCTCGGCGTATTCGTACTGCTTTTTGGAGCAGTCGGTTGCGGGACTGTAGTCTCTTTTAACAATGGTTGTGTTCGGCAAGAGGCTGGGCTTGAAGCCCAGTACAAGCAGAACCAGAATAACTATGCTTCGTACTTCAACAAGATCAAAGAAATGGCTCAGGTTCCTGAGATGTATTCAGATGATCTTAAGAAGGTTTACGACTCAGCCATCCAAGGTCGTTACGGTCAGGACGGCTCCAAAGCGATGTTCAATTGGATCCAGGAGCACAACCCGAACTTTGATGCAAGCCTGTACAAGCAGCTTCAGCGCGCCATGGAGTCTGGTCGTGATTCATTTGAGGCGAATCAAAAAATGCTTCTTGACAAGAAGCAGGTTTATGAGGTTAAATTGCAGTCATTCCCCGGCAATATTTTGGCCGGATTCTTGGGGTGGCCGAAGAAGGACATCTCCAAGTTTGATATTGTGATTAATGAACAGACTGAGAAGGCCTTTGAGACAAAGAAGGCCGGACCAATCTCACTACGAGATGAAACCAAGTCAGATTAAGTCTATCAAGATGACCTGTGTATCATGTGATAACACAGAGGTTGTTGATTTAGAGGATAGAGTACGGAATGCACTTCGGGATCTTACTGATGATGCAGCTTGTACTGTTCTAAAATCTTTGCATATAGAGGAAGCGCCAGATGGAGAATACATTTTTACTGGCGTTTGTCCTTTGTGTGAAAAGAGAAACAAACAAAAGAAAGTTGTGTGGAATTAATGTTCAAGAAACTATTGATTGCTGGTGGTGTTATTGCTGCTGTAGTGGTTGCTGCAAAGGTCTTGGCGGTGGAAAAGACCAAGGATGAAAATAAAGATCAAGAAGATCAAGCTTAAAGGAGATGGACATGTCTATCTCTAATATGATCAGTTCTGGTCATATGTGTAAGAGATGTAAAGGTATGCTTCCATCTGTAAAAGGATACCCAGCTCTTTGTGTTAAATGTGTTAGGAAAAAGATAGATGCACTTGAAAAAGAAGGCAAAGTCTATTCTGGAACAGGGAAAAGAAGAGACAAGAAAATCTTTTAGAGCTGGTGATGCAAGCATTATTGTTTCCTGGTGTTACACAAGTGGCTATATTATCAGTGAAAATTCTTGTGAGCCAGCCAAGCAAATGTTTGAAAAGGTTTTTGAGCACGGAGAAGATGCTGCAGTAGATACATTCGAAGCAGTATTTGCAATGCCAATTAATGCTTTTGTTGAAGACGAACAATTTGCATATGCAAGAAATTTGATACTCAAAGGTGGCGGCATAGCACTTCTTATTCTTGGTGTCTTCCTATTGTTTACCACCTGTACAGCGTTGATGAGTTTATAATGAGAGAGTTTCAAGAGATTAGGCTGAACATTTCAAACCCTCCACAAAATGGTTCGTCTTTAACCAAGGTTCGTACAATCGATCCAAAGGAGGACATGTATGAAATAGCTAAATCTATTGAAGATCATTACCTTGATGCATGTAATATTTTGTCAAAGATGACAGAGTATCCTCTGCTTTCTAAGATTGGTATCGATACCAAGAACCTGATTGAAGCTGGACATCTCAGAGTTTCCATATCTCAAAACTTTCCATCGCTTACATTCTTCATGATTGGAATGGGAGGCAAGACCATGGCAAGAATTGCAAGCCCTATGAATTGGATTGATATGAGTTTGGAAAATCCACTTCATGAATTTGGAGCGGTGGTATTCACAGGCTCTCAGGGAATTGATATTCATCATGGTAGGCTTCTAATCGATGGCTCTGACAAGATAAAGCAAAGAGCTTTGTCTTATGAGTCAGAGTATGTGAAAACAATATCTCCTGAACATAGAAATGATCATCATAAAAAAGTTATTGAGATGTATCCAAATGGATTTGATAGCAAACTCAAATACTCACTAGACACTTCGAACATGAACTAATGACAGAGGAAGAGAAAAGGGCAGTGGTAAAGACCTACACCCCTGTGTTAGAGAGCATGGTTAACTTGACGGCAAAGGATTCAAGCCTTGAACACGATCCTGGTCGAGCACTTCCCCAGGACGATGGAGCTTTTCAATGAAGGAGGGTGAAGGAACTGACATGAAAACCTGTGACTGCTGGATCGAAGCTTCGAAGGAGCTGGTCAATGCCTGACGAGACGCTACCTGACCGACTACTTCGCATGCGGGACTACACCCGAGACGAGGTACTGAAGAACTACGAGAGCATAGGGGTCCTCAATGGGATCGTAGGGGTCATCCAGGACGGTCCCAAAAAGGACTGGGGGTTTGTCACGGCGTTCTACGACGATGAGACTGGCGACCTCTTGAGGTTTGAGCGTACAAATGAAAACACCTGAAGAAGACCCGCCCGAAGCACTCGGGCCTGAAGACAGGTGGGAATACGATACCCATAAAACGAACGTCTACCTGTCGTGGAGCACCATCGTTGGTGCGTTGGGCCGCATGGAGGTCAGCAAATACTACTACTACCTCTACCCTACCGGGGAGGTGCGTAGCATCTCATGGAGCTACTCCATCAAGAAGGAAAACGTCTCTGGAGGAGCTGCAACCAAAGAGCAGGCGGTTCAGTACCTCAAGAGCTACATCGAAGACTCCATCGATGAGCTGCTTGCCTATGCGGGTGTCGGCCCCTGCCTCCAGGAGCTGCGGGATGCTTGACCCGGCGGATAACTACCCCGCCACCGGTGAGTACGACAAGAGCGACCCGTTCCTGTTGGTCAGGCGTGTCCTGGCTGACGGACGAGTGGTGCGGCTTCACAAGATGCTGGGGAACAACACGCGCATCACGCTGGCCAAGGACGAGGACGACTACTGCTTCGAGCAGATGTACTGCTACCACGACGTGGCTCGGTCCATCAAAGAAGCGAACACCTGGGACGGCAACGGCGACCCGGAAGGGTGGTACCGACACATCAACTCAGGAAGGCGTCGCCCCCACGGTGACCCAGAACAGGAGTACGTTGCGTCGTAAATACAACAAACACAACCTGATGGGCACAGAGAAGAACGAAGACAAGCATTGGACAAAACAACAAGCCGACCCGAAAACTGCGCCCGAGCGAGTGGTTGTCCCTAGTGATTTGTAAGTCAATCAAAGATACAAGCAAAGGGTGGTCTGCCAGGACTTCCTGATGCATAAAACAAAGGAAGAAAATGTCAGACCTAAAATCTCGTGTGAAAAGAATCATCACCGGAAGTGCAAGCGCTTTGATCTCAAGCATCGAAGACATGGCACCAGAGATGATCATGGAAGAAGCAATCCGTGAGATTGAACTTGCTGCTGAAGATGTTCGAGCAGAACACGGAAAGGAGATGTCATCTAGACATCTAGTAAGGCTTCGTCTTGAGGAAGAGCAGACCAAGCATGAAGAGCTTCAGAAAGAGATTGCTCTTGCTGCCAAGGAAGGGCGTGATGATCTTGCTGAGGCAGGCATCGAGAAGCAGCTGAGTATTGAAGCACAGTTTCCTATCCTGGAAACCTCCATTCAAGAACACACGAACAACATTGCTGAGCTTGAAGGGTTCACCGATGCGCTCAAAGGTAAGCGTTCAGAGATGCAGGCAGACTTAATCACCTTCCGTAAGGAGAACAAAAAGGTGAAGGCTCTTGAGTCCAGTGGTCAGTCTGGAGACAAAAAGATCACAGCACATGTCAAGGCAGAGAAAGCATCAAATGTTTTTGATAGAATGCTTGCTCGGCAGGCAAACCTTCCCAGTAGGTCAGAGACTGGTAATGCAAAGCAACTTGCAGAACTGAGCGAGCTGTCTCGAAAGAACAAGATCAAGGAACGTCTCGCTCAGGTCAAAGCCTTACCATCAGCAGAGTGAAGACTCTCATATTAACTGTAGGTTTACCTCGTTCTGGTAAATCAACATGGGCTAAGAGACAGGGTGTTCCCGTTGTTAGTCCTGATTCGATACGCTTGGCATTACACGGCCAGGCATGGGAACCCTTAGCTGAGGGTTTTGTGTGGGCCATTGCGAAGGTGATGGTCCGCGCTCTATTTATCTCTGGGCATGATGTGGTCATTCTTGACAGCACTGGTAATACAGTAGCGCGCAGAGGTGACTTTAGATCCAAGAGCTGGAGCAGGATGTACAAGGTGATTGATACAGATAAGGAGACTTGTATGGTCAGAGCCAAAGACACTGACCAAGAATATCTGATACCAGTTATCGAGAAGATGGTGGAAGAACATAACCCCGTTCGATATGATGAGCTTGAAGTGTATGACGAGGAGGTCTGTTCAGCTTGTAGCGGCAATGGTGGTCGTACCGAACCAGCAATAGCTCATACAGATATGTGGATTCCATGTGATCGGTGCGATAAAGGCAAGGCAAGGATTCAAAAACCGCTTCCGATAGGTGAAGACAATGGGTGAAAAACTACGACATCATGTAACCATGAATGAGATCTGGGAAGCGATCTATCTTTATTGGGAGACAAAGGGCTTTAAAATTAACAAGTTCTCATACTGGGTTAGGAATCGTAATACAGACAATGTCAATGATATGTACATTGACATTCAGTACCCGTCTGATTCTTTGGAAGAGTTTGAACCTCTTGATTTTAAGAACGCTAAAGCTTTGGCTGATACTAATAAAAAACTAAAGAACGAGATCAAAGAGCTTAAAAAGAAACTGAATAAATTTCCAGCTGTTGATAAGGCTGATAAAGCTATCGATGAGATGCTGGGTTCTAAACCAGAGAGCCCATCAGAAGCTAGGAAGATAGATCTTCACAAGCTAAAGAACATTGTGAAGTCCACCGTTGAGCTGAGTGATGTGTTCGTATCTGAATCTAAAGAGGACCGCAAGCTAATCCTCAGAGAACTTGAGATTCTCTGTGAGAAACCAAACTCAACAATAGATGATTTGAAAGAAATAGCTCAGTTGATAGTCAATGACTAAGAGATGAACCAGAGGCCGTGCATCATGCAGATGAGCACGACCTCATTCAGTATTAACTCACCTCCACAAGAACCTTCTTAGGCCCAGCCCGAGCTATCTTTATCTTTAGTAGGCCGTCGATAAGATCTGCAGATATCTCTTCTGGGTTTGCATCCCTTGGCAGAGTCCATGTACGAGAGACCTTCTCTCGTAGACCCGTTCCGTTCTTTGCAGACACCCGAAGAGCAAGGTCAATGACCTCGATTTCTAGGTTTTCTTTGGTAAAACCAGGCAATTCAATGGTAACATTGTAATTTGTATCGGTACTTTCTAGTAAGTAATCCCTGTGTGTTACAGGGTGTGTTAGAAAATGATCAAAAAAATCATCAAAAAAGTCTGTTTTTGCTAGAGAATTCATATTTCCTCCTTGGGCTTTCTGCCCGTTGAATGATAAGTTAAGTACACAAAAAGCTGTGTCAATTAAAAAAAGGTAAAAAAATGATTGAAGGTTTACATTTTGATATTCAGTCTACTGAGCTGTCTGAAATTCTTCAGACCAGGATTGATCAGGCCACTAAAAAAGCAGACTTGTACGATGAACAGGCAAAGAAACAGGCCGAACTGACTAAGGAAATGGGTAAAGAGATTGAGGACATGCCTAAGATGAGCAGCGATCAGTCAAGCAATCTTGATAAAAAAGCTCATGAGTATAGGCAGAAGGCCAAAGAGTATAAGTTTTTGAAAGAACACCTTATCAAGGATGAGGTGTATCGCCTTACAAGGCAAGAACTTAACTTCTTGGGAATCACAAAGGATAGGTATTATTAATAGCAACACTAAGGTTATTCACAGCCAAGAGTTATGAGAGCAGATAACAAGAACAAACCCACTGGTACTCCTTGGACACAAGATAGTGTGCGAGAGTTTATCACTGCGATTAGGCCTGAGCTGAACGCAGCTGGATTTGATCTTGCTCTGACCGGCTCTATGCTTTACCAGAAGGAAGAAGCCGGCGATCTGGATATCGTTATCTACCCAATGAATGGTTCTACATTCAATCGAGAGAAGCTGTATCTAGTATTGGATAGCCATTCAGAGCAGGAATTTTCTCCAGGACAGCTGAAAAGAATCTGGGAGAAACGTCATCCCAAACCTATCGATTCAAAGACGGCTGAGAAGCGCAAGCTTCCTGATGGAAGATTGTTTGATGTGTTTCATCTGACTTGATGTTACCATGAAGAATGTAAAAATAGTTCCATACAAAAGTGGGTACGCTATCAAGACAAGGACCATACTGATATTTGTATGGGCGTATGCCAGATGGCAACCTGATCATGGCCCTGACGGTGACATATTAGAGTTTGATACCGAGGAAGATGCAAAGGAATGGATTGATAAGTATGGTGTTTAAAGCATCAACACTAGCTTATCAGAGCTTCTCGTGATCGCTGTATAAAGCCAGCGGCGGTAGTTCTCTTCAGATACAGGCGCAGGTCTTTCATTGAACAGAATCACATTGTTCATCTGGGTGCCTTGAGAATTCCATGCTGAGAATCCATTTTGAATAAAACGAGATCCGTTTGGAACAGTTATACAGTATGTATACTCTTCATTTGTGTGTTCAATTTTTTCTATTTTGGTATGGTGAAAAGATAATAATTCATCTTCGGTGTTTAATCGTGTTCTAGATATGTGGCCAGCAAATTTTGCATTTCTTCTAGTAGACGAATCACTGATCAGTGATGCGTCTTTTTTAGATATAGGAACTCTATACCTTGAAGATTCTGATAGATTTGATAGCCTATCGTTCTTAAAAGATGAAATGAATCCAATTTTTTCTTTAAATACTTTACAGAAAGATGAGTAGATAAAAATTCTGTGATGGCCTTTCTTGTCTTTGTAGTAAGTTGATACAATTCCAAGGCCAAGGAGCATAACTCTAACCTTATCTATTATTGATTTACTTGAAGAGGAAAATTCTATATGGTCTGCCTTACCTTTTTTTATATTGACAGATCCGTCTTCAAACAATCCCTTAAGAAATTTCGCTCTAATTCTATTTCCGGATTTTATAATTATGTTTGGTATATCTTTTTTATTTGGAGACAATCCGTCAATTGATAGTAGCCATTTTTTAAGGTGTGTTGAATTAAATTCAGAAACGTACCCTCCAAGAGTAAAATATTCCTTTACCTCTATGTTGAATAAGTTTTTGCAAAGTGTTGAAAAACGATCTCTTACATTTTCATGGCGCTTCAAAAACCTGAACCCTTTGTTATAAATACAACCGTCTCCAACCATAAGTCCAAGAAATTCCGCAAAGTCATCGTTCATAATTTTTGGTATTTCATATCTTTTAGCACGGATATCGGTTTCAACATCTTTTGGTAGGTCTATATTTTTATTGCAAATAGGTGGTTGTAAACTTAATCTAACAAAATCTCCTATTTTAACGTCAGATAATTCAATGCGTTCGTATTTTTCAGAGCTTGAATTCCAAACATCTATCCCATGATCTTTCGTTGCCGTTAGCGAATAATTATCTTTTGTAGTTATTTTTATTAGAATTTCTTTTTCTTTTTTGAATTTGTTTTTGTATAACTGACTACCTATTGGTGTAAGTATATTTCCATTATCATTGATGTCAGATATTTTTTGTAGGCCATTTTCAGTTTCCACTAATGTATCTGGATGAACACATTTGTGTACCGTCATAGCGTATCCGTAATCAAATAGAAGACCGGCCTGTTTCCATGTTTTGATTTTCATTCCAAAGTTCTCAAGCTCTGAGAAAGATGAGAATGTTTTAGGATGGCCAAATTGATACTTCAACATGTTAGGAACTTCTGTTTCAAACTTCTCATAGGGAAAGTCAATCTCAGATTCCCAGAAATGATCTTCCCACTCATCAACACCAGTCTTTAGATACCCACGAAACCCATTGTAAAGAGGTTGCTTTCTTTGGATAGAATTCCTCAAACATATTACGATGTCATTTGAAAGAGGGATGTTAGCATAAGAACCAAAGATCATAGACCTAATTAATCTGTTCATGCGTGAGCGAGTAGCATTCTTATAACATAATAAGGCTGTCTCTAATGTCTTCTTTGGATCTTGAGATTCTTTGAACACACCTTTCAGATAGTCAATACTATGAGATTGTTTAACAATACTCACATGTGAATTGTCTTGGTAACTCTTTGGTACCTTGCCATTTTCACGAACTATCATAGACAGATTAATGATTGGATTGTCTGCGGCCTGCCTGTGAATCCTCTCCAACTTGATGTGAGGATTCTCCATGAGAGAAAACCTACCTTCAATAGGTGGAAGCTGGCCATGATCTCCAACGGCTAGTATCTGAACTCCATATCTAGCCAGGTCTTTGAATATACTTTCAGACACCATAGATGCCTCATCTAAGACAATCACATCATATGGTAATGCATCTCTCCTTATCCATGAGATAACTTCACCATCATCGTTCTCAACTGGTTGATAAATGAGACCATGTATTGTTCCACAGTAATGTCCATCATCTGATTTGTTTTCTCTGACATTCACACCGTGGTCTATAAGCTTTCGTCCGAGAATAGACGCAGCTCGCCCAGACAAAGCGCAGAAGGCAAAACGAATAGCTTTGCCAAAGTCCTTTGCAAGCGCTGATACGAGTGTTGTTTTGCCCGTCCCGGCGAACCCTCCCATGCTGAGCAGCAAAGGATCTTTTTGACTGTCATGTACAATACCACCCTCTGCCATCCAACGAGCAATTGTGTTGTACGCTTTCTCTTGATCTTCTGAAAACACTATTTCTGACATGAACTTATTCCTGGTCGATTAGCTTTCCTCGTCTGGGAACCATATATCTATGCGAAAAACACTTTCGATATTACTACTGTCTTTGATTGGTTGTGATCCAAAGGAGCCGGAACCAAGAATTATTGAGATTCCAGATGTTCATGTTGAATCAAAGATAGACAAAGAACCTAAAGAGGTCAAAGAAACTCTGCTGGACAGGTCTGTTCTTATCAAGAAGTATGGAGAAGTTCTCGATGCTTTCGTTGAAGAACAGCTCATGTTTGATGAGCCAATTCGCAACACTGAAGTTGGCCAAGAGGATGGAGTTTTGCGTGGTAAGTGGGCTAGTGCCTGGCGGCGTGGAGCTTGGCGCTATTCGTATCGAGGGATATGGTACTACACAAGGACACAGGATTTCAAGCCCGCCCCTCCTCAGGTTTGTGCAGACTTCGTTATTGATACGCTTGATCGTACTGGTGGAAACTGGTGGTACAAGGATGGAACTAAACATGTTTGGAAAGGTTATCGTACTGACAACAACTCCTTTTCGGACTTTGTAAAGTCACATGATTGCGGAGTTGGTAAGGATGATGAACCGGTAGCCTGTTACCACAGAAGGGTAACGGATTTAATTTCAGTGCTTTTACAGCACCCAAAGTATTTTGAAGTCTTGTATGATAAGAAAGAGTTGGGAGCCAGAGTAGGTTCGAATATTCAGCGTTATAGTACGTTCAAGGAACTGGATGTACAGATGGGAGACATTGTATTCATTTATGGTGAGCTTCCAGGCAGGGGAAATCATTGGCACTCCTTTGTTATCTATGGCTTTGATGAGGAGCGAGATGACTGGGAGCTTGTTGGTAATTCAGCTATCATTGCTAAGCGCTGGCTTACAACAGAAGGAAGAAGAACGCCACGCCGAAAGGTGTGGTATGTTTTCCGGCCAACAGATGAGCTACTCCACCGCATCCAAGAGAACCAACCTCTAGGAGAATGATATGGTCAAAGTATTTTTACCAACAAACTTTAGGTCTTATGTAGATGGTAAAGAGTTTGTTGAGGTAAACGCTACAACAGTTAGGGAAGTTGTTGAAGAGTTAGATACCTACGGTATAAAGAAAAGGATTATAGGTAACGAAGGAATTTTGCGCTTCATAAATATCTACATTGACGATGAGGATGTAAGATTTCTTGAGGGTCTAGACACTGAAGTCGAAGACAAAGATGTAGTTATCATGGCTGCAATTTCTGGAGGATGATCTATGTCTATGTGGAGACCCACGGAGCCTGGGTGTCTGTACGTTATACCAGATATACATGGTATGTACGATCAGCTTCAGCTTATCCTTAACAGAATATTACCTCTGAGAAATACAGGAGGTGTAAGAGATCATTTAATCTTTCTTGGTGACTATGTTGATAGGAACGTGGACTCACATAAAGTGATTGATCTTGTGATGGAGGTCAAGGAAAACCAACCCTCCCAGGTTACTTGTCTCAATGGTAATCATGAGATGCTATTCTTAACAGGCATCTCTCCAACATCAAATGCTACAGAGTATTTAATGTGGATGAGGAATGGTGGAGAGCAAACCTTGCGTGGATACTTAGATCGAGCTGGATCAAATATTGAGAATGTTTATCTACTTGATCGTAAAAGAATTCATTCATTAATTCCAAAAGAACATGTTCGTTTCATAACCTTTCTTGAAAGTTATTATGAAACAGATGATTATATCTTTGTTCATGGTGGGTGCGATCCTTTGGTTCCACTACAACAGCAAGATAGGAAGGTTCTTGCATGGGACAGATCTATGTACTATGCGATGTGGTCAATGGCAGAGAACAAAGCGCTATGCCCATGGATGAAGACAGTTGTAACAGGACATAACACAGAGAAAACTGGTGAAACATTTTATCATGACAAGTACATGATGATAGATAGCTCTGGTGTTGAAAAGCTGAATATCTTTGAGATGCATTCAAGGAAAGGTTTCTCTGCAAGGAAGGGTAAGAAAAGACTTGTAAAGGAAAAGTTGGATGTCTGGCGAGCGCACTAAAAGAAATTCAGAGATAACAATAAATGTTAACCTAACTCCTGATCAGATACATTCAGCACTGATGGAATATTGTCACAACAGAGAACTACTTCCCGAGGAAGGAAGTTGGGTTGGAAGTTCTTGTAAGTTCGAAGTTACAGACAGTGTCAAGGCAGCATACCTTACCTTTGTAATAAGAGAACGGACAGTCCCTGATGATCATGAACACCCTACAGTTCTAAACAATGAGATACCCGAAGAGGAAGAGCCAATTCCACTGTGCAATCTTTGCTCTGGTAGGGGTTTTCTCTATGCCGGAGGGGATGTAACTGTTGATTGTCCAGCATGTAGGGAGTTTAGGTAACCAATAACCCAACATCCATGTATGTTCCACAAGTTCGCTTCCAATATTCTACAAGATATCGCAGATGAATGCATGCTGAAATCTTTTGCCTGTAAAGATGACGTACAGGCAGAGCTGTATCGAAGTGTTTCCTCACGCCTTGATTGGGTTGTATCCAAGTTAGCGGTCGAGGAAGGGTCCGAGGCTGACCAACAAGAGTATGAGTAATGCTCTTGTCATCGTTGAGTCACCCGGAAAAGTAAAAACCATCTCCAAAATCCTGGGGTCTAGCTATACCGTCAGACCAACAGTTGGACATATCATTGATCTGTCCAAGGGTAGAGGTGGTGGAGACATCGGCATTGATATTCAGGACGGATTTAAGCCTCGATATGAGGTGATGCCCGATAAGAAAGATAAGATTAAGGCCATTGTTGATGCTGCAAAGACCGCAGATGTTATCTATGTAGCTTCAGATGCTGACCGTGAGGGAGAAGCCATAGCCTTTCATGTTGTTTCACAGATTGAGAAGCTAGGTAAGCCCCTTAAGCGTATCGTTTTCAACGAGATTACCAAGGCGGCAATTGAAAAAGCCATCAAGAACCCCATTGAGTTCGACCAGAACCTCTACGATGCACAGCAAGCACGCCGTGTGCTCGATAGAATCGTTGGGTTCATGGTAAGTCCCTACCTTTCACGGAAGTTAGGAGACAAATTGAGCGCTGGACGTGTTCAATCGGTTGCTTTACGCATGGTTGTGGACCGTGAGCGTGAGATTGAGGCGTTCGTACCGGATGTTTTCTACAACTTGAGTTGTAATTTGGCTAAAGATGATGTCAAGACCACCAAGTTCGTAGCAAAGTATCCCACCAGAGTGTCTGAAGAGGATAAAGCTAAGCTTATCAAAGAGGATTTAGAGCAAAGTACGTTCAAGGTATCGGACATTCAGGCCAAAGAGAACGTTCGTTCTGCTCCAGCACCACTTACAACAGCCGTAATGCTTCAAGAAGCCTCTACTAAGCTGAAGATGAAGGCTGATCGGACCACAAAGGCAGCCCAGGCGCTGTATGAAGCAGGCCTTGTGACGTACATCAGGACTGATTCGACCCGTAACTCACCCGAATCTATCGCCGCACTGCGTACTTACCTTGGTAAGGAGGGGTTTGAAGTACCTTCCAAGCCCAATGAGTACTCAAATGATGACGCTGCACAGGATGCACACGAGGCAATCAGGCCTACAGACATCAATGCACTACCATCTAAGGTAGCTTTGGACGGCGATCAGGCCAAAGTATATGAGTTGGTTTGGAGATTCTTCACTGCATCACAGATGAAACCGGCTGTGTTTGATGTGGTAAAGATTACTATAGATGCTAACAAGGGTCACAAGTTACTAGCAGAGGGTTCTATCCTACGTAAAGAGGGGTGGATGGCACTAGCTAAACCCTTTGTAAAGAAGGAGAAGGATGTAAAGCTACCTCTTTTAGAGGTGGGGGATACCGTAGTCCTGGTACCACCAGGGGTAAAGTCTGAGAAATCACAGACAAAACCACCTCCACGGTACAGTGAAGCATCTTTAGTGAAGGAGCTAAAGCGCAAGGGCATAGGGCGTCCTAGTACTTACAACTCTATCTTAGCTAGAATTACTTCCCGGAAGTACGTTAAGAACACATCTAAGGGTTTCTATCCCACCGATCTTGGTAAGACTGTGACTGATGACCTAAAGGATATGTTCACTTTCATGGACTATATGTACACAGCAAAGATGGAGAAACAGCTAGACAAGGTAGCTGAGGGTAATATGGATTACCTCTCCATGATGAATGAGTTTTTCGATGGTTTCAAGGTAGAGTTTCAGAAGGCCCGAGGGAACCAAGGAATGCCCACAGGGATTGAATGTCCTAAGTGTAAGGCGGATACCGTGGTTCGTAAATCTAAGTACGGGTTCTTTGCTGGTTGTGTTAAGTATCCTGATTGTAAAGGAATTGCATCGATTGATATCGTTGATGGCAAGGCCGTTCCCAAAGGACAGCAGGAAAAGATTGATGATGACGTGAAGTGTCCAGAGTGTAACTCTGGTATGGTGCCTCGTCCTGATGGAAAGTTTGGTCCGTTTTATTCATGTTCGAACTATCCCAAATGTAAAGGAAAGAGGAAGATGCCTTTCGGAAAGAAGTGTTCTAAATGTGGAGATGAATTGTATGCAACTCTAATGGGTGACAAGATGAAGCTGGCATGTATGGGGTATCCAAAGTGCAAGCATGTCGAGAACCTTCCGGAGGGAGCCAAAGTTAATTGGCTAGATCCGAACAAGGTAACTCCACCAAAGTATTCAAACAAGGTTGAGAAGGTTTTGAAATGAACTTAAACAAACCAAAGATTGAATCATACTCTTTGTTGACAATTAAATCTCCATTAAGAAAGACATTGAGATTTAGAAACAAAGAGGGTTTAAACCTTTCAAGGTATGCCGAGCACTCTCATAAGTTCAAAGAGAACAGAAAGTATAAGAACAATGAACCGCTTTTCTGAGAGCGAAATCTCAAAACAAGAGGCATTAACAACTAAGCGTCTTTCAGACATTAGTGCTCCATTTTTATCCTATGAAACAAGACCTAAAGAAAGTCTTGTTGGACTAATGCATTGGGCTAAGAAAGTTCTTATAGGAGATGGTGACTCTAGTCAGTGGCAGTGCTACATTCATAACAAGATTAGCATGGATGGTTCTTTCATGCAGTTCTGTGAAGAGAACAGAGTTGCATTAGATCCTGTTCACTCTGATGCGATTACATCTTGGAAAGCAGACAACACTGATGATGAACACTTTGTTGCTGTTGGTATGTTTCAGATAACAACAAAAGACTTGGCATTTTATCATTGCTCACTATTCCATAAAGGCAATCAGAATGAAGATGAAGTCTCTTACTTCTCTGTTGTTAACAATAACGAGCTTGAAAAGTACTTGAACTTTCGCAACAAGTATGCGGAGTGGGAGAAGAAACGAGACCGTGAAAGCCTAGAGATTGAGGTGATTGGTGGTAATCCAATTCCTTATACATTGGATCCAGATTGGAATTCCCTGTTTTTACCGGAGGATTTGAGGCAGAGGATCATCACTAGGGTTGATGGTTTTCTAAACTCTAAGGAGATCTATCAGAAGTTGGGAGTTCCATGGCGCTCCTCTTTTGGTATGTGGGGTCCACGAGGAAACGGAAAGACCTCATGCCTGCGCGTTATCATGGCTCAGTATCCTCAGCTCAAGCCAGTAACAATCCAGCCAGGCCACAGTTCTCCTGATGAGATTCTTGGCGAGGCATTTGAGTATGCAGCAGAGCACGCACCATCCCTTCTGTTCTTTGAGGATTTGCAGGAACTGATTGGTACTGTAGACATGAGGCATCTGCTTCAGCTGTTAGACGGTTTGCAGAAGCTTGATGGCATTCTAACTATTGTTACTGGTAACGATTTCTCAAATCTAGAACAGAACTTGAAGAGTCGTCCTAGAAGATTTGATGCATTCTTTGAGTTTCCACTACCAGATGTTGAACAATGTAAGAAGTATTTAGCAAAGCATTTTGCTGATATAGTATCAGATACTAAGATAGAACAGATGGCAAAGACCGCAGTGAAAAAGAAGTTCACTTATGCACACTTGCAAGAGGTTTACTTCAACGCTGTGTTTATTGCTATTCCTGAAGGTCGAGAAGTCCCTAACGAATCAGATATAGATTTGTCTTTGACTCAGGTCATTGCGGAGAAGAACTCTGCTGATGCTGATTTCACTGAGGAAAAGCGAGACTTGACCGATGATGTTGAAGAAGAAAGTGAAGGTTTGTAATGCCGTATAAGACAAAGGGACCTACCCTAGATGATTTGAAGAAGGTCCGTGAAAAAGTTAGGCCTATTGAGGTGACAGTTGAGAGTGGTTCTCGTGAAGATCTTGAGCGTGCTTTGAGAACGTTCAAGAGAATATTCCAGAATGAGAGAGTCATTGGACAACTCAAGGAGAAGTCAACTTACGAAAAGCCAAGCGAGAAGAAGCGCAGGAAACGCCGTGAGGCCTGCAACCGTAGACTTATGGCTGAAAGAAGAGAGCGCATGATTAAGTCTGGCGAGTGGGATCGTGTACAGAAAAAGAAGGCGCAACGAAAGATTATCAAGGAAGAGAAGCGAGCCGGAGTATTTGATGACTGATAAACCAATGGTTAGAAGGGCACTGGAGAATAAAACACAGCTGCCAGAGTATAAAAAGAGAGACATAGATCCACCAATGGGTGGTCGGTCTTTGCTTCATGATGAACATGGGATACCAAAGGTGTCTGCCAATCCTAAGTCAAAAGGAGATATCCCAATGATGAAAGAGATTCCTAATGAACCAGTTGCTGTTCAAGCCTCAGAGGTAGAGAACAGTGCACAGGTTTCTATGGGAGTTCCGCGTCGAGGAGCGCCAGTAACTTCAGAGAATGAAGATAAGTTCTTTCCTCCGAAGTCTAACTTCGTCAACGTTGGAGCTGTTGAGCAGTCCTGGCATTCAGAGGAGGTGACTGGAATTCCAGACGAGCCCATGATTGATAACAATGATGAGGTAGATGTTGAGTCTATGCAGGGTTCATTTCACAATGACCTTGAGGATAATGAGACGACTCAGCTCAAAGCAGAATGGTCAAAGCGCATGGATCTTGTTAGGGCGAATGTTATTGCTGAGCTTTCTAGGGTAAGTACTTATGATGAGTATGAGGATCTGAAGAGCAAAGTCTTTGGAAGGTCTGGAGTGATTGCTAGACTTGCAAAGCAGTTCAAAAATATCAAGGCATCTCATCGTTCCATTATCGGACCTCTAACAAATGAGTTGGTTGACTCATTGTCCATGGAGTTTCAGACTGTTGAGTCTGAGTTCGATGATGAGCCTCAGATGCAAGAAGATCATGCCACGCCAGAAGACGTGGCAAAGGCCAAGTCACCAGCGTTTGACCTTCAAGAAGGTCAGTATTGTGTTATTGTTAGGGGAGTTCCGGTCAAGGTTCTTAATTCTAAGAAAGAAGCGCAGCTAGTTCTTTCTAAGATCCTTCTTGGTAACAATGTAGACTTGAAAGATGTTGAACTTATCACTAGGGTTAGTATTGATTTTGGTGTTCTGATTGGAGATTGATATGTCTAAGCTTCAAGTAAGGTTTGGAAAGATGATTCCGGCCAATGGTTGGGCTGCTATTTATGAAAGCGATCATTCATCAACTGCTTTACCTTTAGTTTGTTGGGCTGATATTAATGCCTGGGAAGAAAATAAAGAGGGAGTTATAAATGAGATAGACTATGGTATTGGTGGAATGGTTGTTAGCGATGATGGTAATGTGGTTCCAGCGAGAGCTTTGTCAGGATTCAAGACTTACCAGTACGATTTAGAAGGGGCGAACGTTGACTTCGTAACGATGAGTAATGACGGATAGAAAGGCAACAGATATACTTCTTGGCATTGAGTCAGAGCTTAAGACGCTCTCTCGAAGGCTACAGAATGTAGAGAATCTTCAGAAGCTTCTTGTCAAAAAAGCTAATGAGATTCCTTCGCCTACTCCAGCACATCATCCACAACAACACTTACCACACCCTCAGACATCTCACACTCCTGTAGAGACCAGGGCAGAAGAACATGATAGGCAGGTTCAGGAAGAACAAACCTGGGAACCAACTATCACAAGAGATAACTTTGACGCTAGACAAAAGACCAATAGGTTTAGCGAGATGGCAGCAGAAGCCGGTGTGAAAGTAGAGGAGGACAACCCCTCCTCAATGCAGACTTTTGTTGCACGTCAATCAGAGCTTCCTCCAGATCCAAGGGGAGAGGATTTGATTGAAGCCCCTGGGCGTTCGCCATCACGAGGACAGCGAGGCCCCAAAGGAAAGGTTTCTAAGTCTTCTGTATCACAAGTGATTACCAGAGGAGATACGCCTCTGTTTCTTGCAAACATAGAGGTGTTAGATAATACTGGGCAGATGATTAATCAGACTAGGACCAATCCAAAAGGTCGATGGTTGATGGCTTTGGCCCCAGGAGATTATCAGGTACATGTTGTCAAACGTTTTCCTCCCGATTCTGGGAAAGAATCCATAGACACAATGTATCAGATACAAGTACCTCCATCGGATAAACCAATGGAGCTTGACCAACTCTCATTGGGAGAGTGACCTAGAAGGGTGGTGATAAACCAAGTGCGATTCCTGATACATAAACTCTTCCTCTTCCATTTATAAAACGGTCGAGGCCTGAGGCAGGATCGTATCAAAGGGCGGGCGTAAACCCGCCCTTTGATTTTTTTAAGGAATACATCATGAAGATTTATCTTGCATCGTTTTGGGAACCCGAGAACCATGGACCTGGGAGAAAGATTGGTATCTCTCCTTCTAAACCAAGAAACCTAGTCGAAGAGTGTGGCTATGATTGTGACTTTGTCTATGAGGGATTGTCACCAGAAGATGTATATTGGGATTATCATAAGGCAAAGAAGGCTGCCGGTGATGATGATTCAGCAATGAAGAAAGCTGGAGACAACTTTGTATCTGGATACAAAGCTCGTCTTGCTGAGTTTAAGGATCTTGTTGAGAGGGAAGCGAAGAAGACAGAGTCCTCTGTTGAGGATCTAATTGGTCTTGAGGATGGTGACACACTTCTTTCTTGGGAACGTGGTGGTCACACAAGTTTCCGTGAGCACACAGCTGAATTTCTGAGGGGTTTGGGTTATGAAGTTGAAGAGCGCTAACTCAGATTACAAGAACTTACGAAGAGTAAAACGAAGAGTCAAGCAAGCAACTCTTGAACTTCAAATGATTGAAGAGGAGCACGATGAATATCGCATTGATGGTTCTATTGAAGACATTGAAGATTGGTTTCACTCCTTACCAATTGAATCCCTAAGGGAATCTCTGAATCAAGAATATGGTCTTCCAAGAGAGAGTTACTCTCTCAAGGATATGCTTATGAAGTTTGGGCTTCAGCGTGAGTATGATAGTGTTCAGGAGAACCTTACTCAATTAAAGCGTGAACTTTACATTGCTAAGATTGATTGTGTTCTTTCAGAGATAGAGAGGATTCAAGAGCTGAGTGACTAAGTACAGAGTGATAGTCAGCGATCCTCCCTGGCATACTTTACCATATGGTTTCTGAAAAAGACAACAGTTAAGAAGTTCCTATTCTGATAGGAATGAGGGTGATTTTGATTCCCTCAAAGGTCGTCAAAAAGTTTGGTGGAAATGTGATTTAGGCCATGAATGGTTAGCAACTATACGGGATCGATTAGATTCTGGAAGTGGCTGTCATGTTTGTTCCGGATATTCTGATCAGAAGAAATGTGAATACAATAAAGACAGGACAAAGAAGAGATGTAATTATTGTAGTGATATGAAAAACGTCTCTGAGTTTAGAACCAGAAGAAGATCTGGAAGCTGGTTAAACTCAATATGTAAAAAATGTGAACAATTACAAGTTGCTCAATACAGGACAATGACACCAGAAGGTATGGTGGCCGAAATAATTAGGCGTAAAAAATCACATTGTAAGAAAAACAATATTGAATTTGATTTAACTAAGAAGTTTGTACTTGAAAAACTTAACAATATTGATTGGAAATGTGAGCTAACCAGACTGCCAATGAGATCCACAAAATCTGATGTTAATGATAGATATCAAGGTTTTCATTTAGACTCTATATCACTTGATAGAATAAATCATGGCGGAGGTTATACAATGGATAATGTTAGGTTTGTATTAAATCAAGTTAATGTTTTTAGATCTAATGGTGATGATGATAGAATGTATAAAATAGCAGAGGCTTTATTATCACACAGAGAAAGTAAGTGTAATGAGTAAATTTAGAGTCATTGTTGCTGATTGTCCCTGGCCGTTCTCAGATAAGCTCAGGATGTCCAAGGTGAAGCGAGGAGCAGATGACAACTATGATGGCATCATGTCATTCAAGGACATCAAAGAACTTGATGTTGAGTCTCTCGCAGATGAAGATTGTGTCTTGGCTTTATGGTGTCCATCTTCTATGCTGGTTCAAGGAATTGAGACACTAGAAACTTGGGGTTTCAAATTAAAACAGACACACATTTGGGTGAAAACAAAAAACAAACCATTTGATTTTATCAGAAAGTATGTGTCGAGACTTTTCAGGAACCTTGCAAAAGGTGACAGATCGTATTCCGAAGGGCTGAAAGAGCTTGACAAGTTCCTTTGGGCCAAGGAGAATCAGGAAGCTGAAGAGATTGGAGATCCCGATCCTGAGGGTCCAGATAATATTCTGGCATTCGGAATGGGACACCTGTTCCGGCAAACCCATGAGATTGTTCTCATTGGAGTTCGCGGAAAAGTACACAAGCATCAGAAGAACAAGGCCCAGCGCTCTGTTCATTTCTATCCGGTAACGAAACATTCGGCTAAACCCGAGGCGTTACAGGACATGTTGGAAGAGATATTTCCAGGCGGCAAGCGCCTGGAGATGTTTGCACGAAGGGACCGTAATGGCTGGACGTGCATTGGAAATCAATGTCCAAGCTCATATGGAGAGGACATTAATGATAGCATAAATAGGTTACAAGACCATGAGAACACTAGTACTAGACAAGCAGTATAGGCCGATCTCATTTGTTGGATACAGACGAATGATTAAGCATGTTGCCAAGGGAAAGGTAGATATTCTTTCTCGCTGGGACGGTGTGTCTTTTTATAATGGTCAGGACCTACCGGCAATTATTCGCCTGAAGAGTTACGTTAGAAAGAAGCCCTTACTTCCAAGGTTCAACTTCCGTGGTGTATTTCGTAGGGATTTCTTTACCTGTCAGTACACTGGTGAGATTTTGCACCCATCAAAGCTCACTGTTGATCACGTTGTTCCAAGGGCTGCTGGTGGTAAATCTACCTGGGAAAACTGCGTTACTGCTTCACTTGAAGTGAATGCAGCCAAGGGTAATAGAACCCCAGAGGAGGCTGGCCTCAAGCTGCTCAATGAGCCAAAAGCTCCTAAGGATCAGCTTGCTTTGGAGTACGCTGTGATGCAGTATATTCATGATGATTGGGAGATGTATTTTCCTGGAATCGTGCGTAGGTGTCGTACCACAGGTGACAAAATAGCCTCCTAATCAACCAGGTTACCGCCGATATAGGGATAGTTATGCATCTCTTTACGGCGGTGATCTATGGTTGATTCTACATATTCAGTAAATTGTCAGGCTTGCGGAGCTGAGCATTTCCGAGAGGAACTCAAGACCGTTAAGTTTGCGGGATTTGACAGCCCCCTTACTGTCTGTGACTCCTGTGTTCAGAAGAGCGCCGAGGATTCGTTCAAGGATGCCGCCGATCTCATCAATGATATTGTGAGAATCGCGAAGTCATCTAACGATCCTGAGATTCGCCTAGAGGCTATCAAGTCTTTGCTTGGTGAGTGATGGCTTATTTTGACAGGAAGGATGACTATGCCTACGTCCGTTGGGCGCGGGAGGTAAAGAACAGAGACCATTGGTCATGTGTCATCTGTGCAAGACGCGGAGTTGCACTTAACTCTCACCATCTTAATGCCTGGGCAGAGTATCCAGACCAGAGATATGATGTAGATAATGGAGTGACCCTCTGTACATTCCATCATGAAGACTTTCATGAACGGTATGGTAAAGGCAAGAATACCGCAGACCAATTCGAAGAGTATCGAGAAGTGGCCGAGGCTATTATTAAGGTAGCTAATGATGAGGCGTTCATTCAAAGCGCCTCTACAAGACTTCTTCAACAGGCTGAAAAAGATGATGCCATTGAAGCAATCTTGAAGGACATGGAAGAATACTCTGATGGATACGAAGATAGCTGATGAACGATGGCTGCAAGCTCTTGGATTGCTTTACCAAGCATGTGAACCACTAACACACGATTGCATACTCTATGCTGATGATATTAAAACTCAGCGAGAGAATATAGCTCATCAAACCTTTTACTGTATGCATGTAAAGGGAGCGATTGAAGACGGGATAACACCACTCTCTTATGATGAGTGGGACAACAGAGCGCAGGCATTTGAAGTAAATGCCTCTGTGTCTGTAGCTCCTGGCATGAGTGTAGAGCCAGAGCCAGAGCCAGAGCCAGAGCAAGAAGAGATATCAGAGGAACAATCTAGGTTTATCAGGGTTGCTAAAATAGCAGCTCAGATGGTTGAGCGTGGGATGATCTCTGCTGAGCAGGTTCAGACTCAGGTTGAAGAGGGTTTGAAATGGAATGATGATGCTATCAAAATGATGGAGAATGTTATCTCAAAGATTCCAATCCCTACTGTAGCCAATAGGGTTGAGAGAACCGTTCAGCAACAATTGAACGAGGCTTTTGGTGGTGAGTATGATACTAAGACTCCTAATAAGGAGCGAGCGAAGACTGGTGGTTTTGCCGAGAAGCAACCTATCTTTTATGACGACGTAAGAATGACAGCTTCTTACGGAAGAAGAGACGAATGACAAACGCAAGCAAGCCACCAAGGTCATACCCTCATAACGACTGGGATCTTTCTGATAGCAATACATACAATGAGAGAGTAAAGGAAGTAGATGTGGTTAAACCTATGCCCGGAACCTTTCCTTGGCGTGTGTTAATTATTCCTGCAATTATCTTTGCAAGCATTTATTTTCTATTGAGGTGAACAATGACTTTCGATCTATACAAACATACAATCTTTCTTTGCGTTGGAGGATCTCATGCTTACGGAATGGCTAAGCCAACTTCCGATCATGACTATCGTGGCGTAGCCATTCCTCCAATGGATAACTACATTGGATTGTTGAACAACTTTGAGCAGGCTGTAAGTACTGATACTTACATGACCTATCCTGTTGGATTGTTAAAGGATGACCCGCGAGTTGATGGAGCCGATCCTACAGTTGTACCTGACATGCAGGTATTCAACTTGTTAAAGTTCATGCGCCTTGCCCTGCAGAACAACCCATCCATCTTAGAACTGTTGTTTACAGATGAGTCTGAACACATCATCTGCACCCCAGCAATGGAAAAGATCCTTGAGCATAGGGATAAGGTTCTGTCCAAGCAGGTTAAGGCACGTTTCTGTGGTTATGCTTTGTCACAGCTTAAGCGTATCAAGGGCCATAAAAAGTGGCTTGACAATCCTCCAAAGAAGAAACCAACTCGCGAAGACTTCGGACTTCCTGAGCAGGGACTTCTATCTCCCGATCAGATTGGAGCTGCACAGGCTCTCATCCAAAAGGAGATTGATGAGTTCATGATTGATCAGACTCACCTTCCTGAGGACATTAAGATTGAACTTGGTCCGGCAATGAAGCGTCAGATGGAAGCTGTTTGGAATGCTATCAACTCTGATAAGATTTATCCTATCGGAGAGGGACAAGTGTTTGAACACTCTGATGATGCTTTGTTTTGGGGAGCCGCAAAGGACCAGGGGTTCTCTGAGAACTTCTTGCTTGTGTTAGCTCACGAGAAGTCCTACCGCGCCGCAAAGCGAGAGTGGGACCAGTACCAGACATGGAAGAGACAAAGGAATGAGAAGCGTGCTGCTCTGGAAGCAAAGTTTGGTTTTGATGTAAAGCATGCATCTCATCTTGTTCGTCTTCTTAGGATGGCTCGTGAAATCCTGGAGACAGGAGAGGTTCATGTCAAAAGACCTGATGCTGAAGAGTTGCTAAAGATCCGTAATGGAGCTTGGTCTTATGAGCAAATCATTGAATTTGCCGAGAAGGAGGACCACGATCTCATTGAGGTGGCAAGTAACTCAAACCTACCCAAGGTTCCAGACATGAAGTTCTTTGATAACTTGGTTCGTGAAACAATCTTGGGACGTACATCATGACAGTAAAAGAGCTAATTAAACTTCTTGAGAAACAACCACAAGACCATGAGGTGTTAATAACCTCTGGTAAGTATGGAAGTCCATGCAACATTGTTGGTGCTGAGCTTGGAGAGTGGGACGGTTCTTCGTCAAATGAAGGTTATATTCCAGATCATTGTATGGAAGATGAGGAGACTAATTGTGTTCGCCTTATCGATAATTATAGCAACTAAAGAAAGACAATATGATACCGGTAAAATTCAAGAAGCTGAGTGAGAGTGCGGTCGTTCCCGAGTACAAGACAGAGGGAGCTGCTGGTATGGATCTTTGCTCTGCCGAAGATGTAACAGTCAAAGCATGTGCAGGGAGAGGTGCTACTGGTGGCTTTGGAAACAACCGCGCTCTCGTTAAAACAAACATAGCCATTGAGATTCCGAAAGGATATGAGGCGCAGGTACGGCCTCGCTCAGGTTTAGCATACAAGCATGGCATCACTGTGCTGAACTCTCCCGGTACGATTGATTCTGATTACCGAGGAGATGTTGGAGTGATTCTTATCAATCACGGACCTACAGACTTTGTAGTTAAGAAGGGTGATAGGATTGCTCAGCTTGTACTTGCAGCGGTTGAGCGAGCTGATTTTGTAGAGATTGAGGAAGAGCTTGAAGAAACATCGCGTGGCGATGGTGGTTTTGGATCAACAGGAAAGTAAAGATATGAATAGAGAACAACGTGAAAACAGAATGATATTACACAAGTGCCTCATTCCATGGCACAAGTTATTATTCTCATACCCAAACTCATGGAAGAGTAAGTACATTCCGTTTCAACCAAAGACAAAGGTTGAGGAAAAAGAAATGTTAGAGCTTAGGGCGTCATTAGATAAGATGATGATTCCTACGCTTAGACTTTTAGTGCGCGGAAAATAATGTCCATAACAATAGTTGGCCCAAGTGAAGCGCCAAAGGATCCTAAAGGAGATTTCCCGTGGTTTATCAACACCACATCGAGGTCTTCTAATCCTTTTGGCAGGGAGTTTTCTCCTTTCTTCCTTGGGCCTGTTGTTATGTACAAAGGCTCACCAGCTGGTGAGGCTCTCAACGTAGAGAATGCTTGGCAGTTCTCCAAGGTGTATAAGAAGTACGTTGGTGAAGATGGTGAGCCCTCTAATGATTGGAGAGTCTGGGCCCGGAAAGGTTTCAGGAACCCTAAGGCTTTTAGATATCCAATGGGTAAAGGGGCAATTCCAGAGTATTCGTATTGGAATGGAGAGAAACTTTCTTATATTCAAGCAAGAAAGAAGATTTATATTCCTCTTTACAAGACTGCAATAAAACAACACAGACAAGAACCTTTCAAGAAGCTGTGTAATATTTATGAAAGAGAACGTAGACTAACTCTGTGGGACTATGATGGTTACAATAGAAAGAACTTAAACATGTCTCCAGAGGAAGTTGTTAACAACGAAGAGTTAACGATGGGGCATGCGTTTGTAGTCGAGCAGCTTTTGCTGGAACATTTTGGTGGAGAGTTAGAATGAACATTCAAGACATTGTAAAAAAATAGGTTCCAAGATGATGATGGTTCCTGTCCTTTCTGTACTGAAAAGTATACATTACTTCCCGGTATAACGGCTACATTAGTGGGATCTCTTATTGAGGGATATGATCCTAATCATTCCTGGCAGAAATGTACATGCTCTTGTGGAGAGTCCTTTACCAGAGAGAGTAAGGGGTATGCCCCCTATAAGAAAAATGTCTGGCTTACTCAGAAGGGTAAGCTCCTGAGAGGAGCGCCTTCATGTTTTGAGTCTTATGAGTATCAGTGCTCAAGGTGTGAAGGCCCTGTACGAAGAGTTTACCTTGGTAAAGATGGTAAACCTGCAAAGTCATTATCTAGTACAAATGAAGACGGCAAGTGGGTGAATAATTATACTATTCACTTCAATTGTAAAGACTGTGGGTACGGTGGTGAAGTGGATGATGAATACATGGATCCGAAAGTGAGTATTGAATGAGCGTAACAGGAAACATAGCCCTTGAGTCAGCTCTCATCAATGATGCTGTTAGAAAGTTACCAAAGAATGGCCATGACTGGGGCCAGGTACGATTGAAATACAACCCTCATGGTGGTCCAGAGGGTACGGCTGTTTGCATTATTTGTAGAACCAACATTCGTTATGAAGATGATTATTGGCGTATGGCTGATGTAAATCTTCTAGGCGATATTGATGTGGATACAATATCAGAATGTAATCCTGATATCCATGAAGACTAACCTACTTTACTTAACGTGGCCTCACAAAAGAAACGATGCACTAAGTGTGACAGGCTTAAAGATGTCAAGCACTTTCACAGTAACGGTAACCGCAAAGGTTTGGGTGCATACAGATGCCGCTGCAAGCTTTGTGTAAGAGAAGTTAAGATGAAGAATTGGCATAAGAGGGTGTATCTAAGTTCTTTAGATAGAGCAAACAGGTTCTCTTTGCCGTTTGACATCACCCCTGAGTTTGTTCTTTCATTGTACCGAAAGCAAAATGGCAAGTGCTTTTGGTTTGGTGTTGACTTAAAATCATCACGTAATCAGAAAGATCCTCAGATACCAACCCTTGATAGAATAGACTGCAAGGGCGGATATACAAAGAACAATGTTGTACTAGCATGTTTCGCTGCCAACATTGGAAGAAACACGACGACACCAAGAAGGTTCAAAGAGTTCGTTAAACTTGTCAAGGGGAGTGTATGATTTCTCTTGAACAGTTCGGTAATGAATTTACTGAACGCCATGAGTTTGATTATGAAGACTCTGACTTCTTGGTGTCTAAGTATGCGCACATTTCATTTGAAAACATTCCAGAGGCGTGGGTTTGTTTGATAGATATGTTTGTTTCAAGATTGAAACAACAACAAAAAGTTATTTCAATTTCCCAAGTTATGGGACAGTTGGTTGTAAACTACCAAGGAACATCAGAGTTTGATAAAAAGAGCTTACAAAAACTAGATTGTAAACTTTCACAACTAGATGTTGACCTTGTAAATGAGTTAGAGGCGGGCATAATTTTGAATTAATGTGGAGGTACTATGTACGACTATTCCAAAGATAAGCAGAAGAAAGAAAAATTTGTTCAAGAGTACGCTTACGTTGAGGATTACTCACTGTATTATCCACTGACACATAAGAAAGACGAGGACGAGGAGTCCTATGCTGTCGTGGTAATAGATACAAACAATGTCACAACGTTCGAAATCTAGGAAGAAATTCTTCGTCAAAGAAGAGGATGGAATTTTCTCTGTCTATCAAGACTTTTTTGACGACATTGAATCCCGCGATGAGGCCTTAGCGATAGCTTTGCGCACGCTCGGAGAAGTTCATTCAAACCTGTTGGAAGAAACAGAAGCTGGCCATGAGTTATACATAGGCAACATGAAGGTAAGCACTGGTCTTAAGCGAACACTAGATGAGCTAGACGTTCGATGGCCAGGTCTTACACAAGAGATCTTTTCTGTACCAAGAAAGATCAATGGACATATTTTGTCCATGTCATAATGAAAATAATCAAAAGAGAATACATTATGGAAGGGCAGACACTGCTTCTTCAAACTACATACGAATTAGGAGATGACAACTTGAGAAACACCCGCAGAAGACCACAAAGAAGGAGAGAGCAGCACAAGTATATTTACGGAAGATTTATCCGCGACAAACAAGTCGTGGTCATTGATCACAACAATGAAAACATTGGTTTGATTGATACTAGAGATGCTCTAAACATTGCGCGAGATGCCGGACTTGAGTTGGTTGTAGTTTCACAGGGCAAGAATGGAAAGCCTAGCACTTGCAAAGTACTTGACTTTGGTAAGTACAAGTTTGAGCAGGAGAAGCGTGAGAAGGCTGCAAAGAAAAAGCAGCGCGAGAATGCCGTAAAGATTAAGGAAGTTAAACTCAGACCCAACACAGAAGATAATGATATCCAGACCAAGGCTAGACAAATCAAAGAATTCTTTGATGACGGCAACCGAGTGAAGCTTACTGTTGTTTTCCGTGGTCGTGAGATGGCTCACCGAGAGGTTGGATTGGAAACAATGAACACATTTGCCAAGCTAATTTCAGGTAGATTTGAGGCCGACCCCTCCATGAGCGGGAGACAAATGACAGCTATTCTGGTAAAGAATGAGCAAGAAGCAAAAGCGGTATGATTGAAGCAAAGTTAGATTTGCAAGCACTTAGAGCTGCGGCGAAAGAAGCTAGAAAAGCTATGGCGACTTGGCCCGAGTGGCAGAGGCAAGCAGCCAAAGAGATAAGTTATGTAGCAGCATCTGAAGAAGCGAGAAAGGTTCTTTATGATCATTACTGATGAGGAGGCTCTCAGGATTGATTGTGAGCCCGTTCTATCTGATGAGGTAGATGACCTTCGAAAAAAGTTAGAAGAGGGACTGGCGTGGTCTGAGAAGCAAGGACGACCTGGTGTTGGGTTGGCATGTCCACAGATTGGCATTGCAAAGTCAATGGCAATTGTTCGTGTCAATGATCGGACCAGAGTAGATTTAGTTAATGCAAAGATTGTAGAGAAGAGTGATCTGGTAAAGTTTCATGGAGAGGGTTGTTTGAGTTACCCAGATCGCTTTGAGACTACCATGCGTTACCAAGAGATCGTGGTCGAGAATAATCTTGTATGGCCACATAGGTTTGTAGCTACTGGGTTTGTTGCAGTAGTTGTGCAGCATGAGATGGATCATCTAAAAGGGGTGCTCCTACCAGATGTCGCAGTTGAAAAGTAAGCATTGGATGTACCTGAAATCATGGCTCAAAAATCGTTTGGCCAGATATAGGCATTCTTTTGCGTAACCCAAACGGAGCAGTGATGGATAGCGAAACCGAACTCAAGAAAGTGATAGCCAGACAAGGCCAGGTAATATCAACCCTGGCCTTACGCATCACGGTCCTAGAGCAACTCTTACTTGGTAAACAGATTCTTACCGAAGATGAGGCTAGGGCAAAGGCAACAGAGCTGGGCGAGGCATTTGCCAAAGAAACAGAGGCGGCATTGAAGAAGGCCGCTGAGCAGGCAAACAAGAAAGCAGATGATAACTAATTGAAAAAATTCAATTAGTTTGTTCATCTGCTTTTGTGATCACTGTTATTTTACTTAAGTACATCTTAGAATTTGGAGAGTTTAAATGCTAGAAATTGATAATGGAATTAGTCTTGTAAAGTTTGCTGCAACATGGTGCGGGCCCTGTAAGGTGCTTTCAAGAACACTTGATAAGGTAACACCAGAGTTCCCAACAGTGAACTTTCAGGAAGTGGATGTTGATGATCATCCAGAGCTAGCTAAAGATTACAAGATCAGATCTGTTCCAACTGTTATAGTGTTCCGGAACGGTGAAGAACTCACCAGATTGGTAGGCAGCGTGAAGGTTGATGCATTGAGAAAATCTCTAAGAGACATCACCAAGGAGCAGGCCGCCTAAGTAAGGAGACGTAAGATGGCAACCAAGAGGAAGACCACAAGTTCGAAGCCTTCAGCTGCAGCAAAGAAAGCCGCAGCAAAGAAGGCTCCGGCAAAGAACAAAGTTGTAGTGAAGAAAGCTGCAGATGAGCCCGCAACAGTAGAAACCGCAGAGGGTGTTGATGAACAGCCCGTAGCTGTAGTTGGTATGAGCACCATTCCATTGAACAGCAATGACGAAAAGCATAAAGCGCAGCTTAAGAAATTAAGCGGAGGTGATGCTGATAAGGTTCTTGCAACAGAGCTTTGGGATAGAATTAAAGATCAACAAATTGATATTTTTGCTTTACCTAACCAAACAATTTCAGATCATGTAACCAGGCATGAAGAGCTTGAGAAAGCAAGCCCTGAATCATTGCATCTAACATTACGTTCTGATGCGGTTTTACCAGCTCTTGAAGATACTTTGTCAAAACTTAGATTAAAAGCTAATGAGCAGATTGATATCTCAAAGCTATCAAGATACACAGTTGTAAAGATTGTGACCCGGACGTTCTAAGATGGGCATGATTGGTTCAAGTGGAGGAAAGTGCTTATCTAGTTTTAGGTTGCTATGGTAGGGAGGAGAACGGATTCGTTCTCTGTCCCTCTACGCAGAACCGTATTTTGAAACTGGATGACACTCTGGTAAATTCTGATAAGATTATCGAATACCTAGATACGGTTAATTTATTTGACCGTCCTATGCTTAGCCAGAACGCCATCCGGCATCTTGTATATGGTTTACAAGATCGTTTTGACCAAAAGTTTAAACGATTATGGACAGACCATGAGTATCATTTGCTCGAAAGATTTATGCACATGCATAAAGATTGTGGCTTGTACGCTCAGCTAATTTTAGTTCCAGAAGAATTAGAACAACCTCAACAAGAAGAGGAACAAATCTCTTTCGTGAAAGGAACCCCACTCCGTGATAAGGAAAAGAAACCAAACCTTGGAGCGGTGCGTGGCAGGAAATATGGATAACTTGTGAAATTCAATTTGATACACCCCAGCATAGTAGAGCTGTACATAGATGCCCTTTCGTTACATGTATTAGAGGAGAGGGTTGATAGTTCTGATGATGATCTATCAGAAGAATTGAGTGTCGCTGCTGGTAGGTTTGCAAAGTCTGCCAAGGATGCTGAGGCTATCTTCGGCTCTCCCCAAATTGTCCAGGAGCAACTGGATGCTTTTACAGAACAATCTCAAGGAGAAGCATGAGTGATATTGTACAGCGGCTTGCTAAGGGCGAGCTGACAAATAATGAGAGGCGTGGAGTCTCTGAAACGAATAAACAATGGGATAGAGATGAGATGGAACCTCATGAACCCATTGCTGTTGATTTTAGACTTACTGAAGACCAAAAGCGCGCAATATACCAAGACGTTAAAGAGCGTGTAATTCGGGGAGCCACGCCTGATGATATCGGTAAGGCTGTAGTTGCCTGCATGGAGCAGCACATCAACGAGAAACAGGCCGAAGCATACCCTGGTGTTTACGGTGGTGGAACCAAAGAATTCACAGGCAAGAAGGGGCAGAAGGGCGGTTTCCGCCGTGTGGAATAACCCAGCATAAATGCATGGGCGAATCTCTGCAAAAAGCTATCAAGGATGTGACTCGAAAGGAGAGATCCAATCGAAGGTTAAAGCTGTTTCAGCTTATCCAATCCATCCTTAATGGCGAGGTAGATAGCTCAGAAACCCCGCTAGCGGAAATGTTTAACCGTGGTGGTCCTCGGAAAGAGTTCGTGGCACCCAGAGATAGGGGAACTTTCAACTACGGGTATATGGACCGAGGAGAGTTCCCTATGGCGGGAACACCATTCTATGGAGAATCCTAATGAGAACTATTTCTAAGAGTCATAAGAAGAGACTGGTAGCACAGGCAGAGGAAGCTAAATTCCAGGGCCTACACAAAGTAGCAGATAAGCTTGCACACCAAGCTGACAACAACCCAATACGACAGAACCTGGAAGAGTATGTGTATTCTTCTAAGTCTTTACAGAGTGATGTTGAGAATCTTCTGTGGAGCGTAGCGATTCGCACACAGGATTACTACGGTAAGACAGCTGATGCAAAGGCTATTGGAGAGTTGATTGAGTCTTCTGCTAGCGAACTGATTGCTTCTATCCGGTCTAAGATTGGTGGAGATGTTATAGGTCCACATGAACCTCTCGTCCCAGGTGAGGAGAGATTGACCGTGGAGATTGACGAGGATGTCAAATAAGAACAACAACCCCTTTACTAATAACATCAACGGACGAGGACCAGTACAACCTAATCAACAGCCCCCTGCTCAGAAGCGTATGGGGTTTTCTGATATCAATAAAGAGGTTGTGGCTACTCGTGGCGTGAAGATCAAGTCCAAGACTCAACAGAGACAAGAGTCAGATAAGGCCGCAAAAGAAGAGTATCGCAAGAAGTTTGAGGCAAATGCTGAAAAGACAATTGCCTATCACAGTGAACGATCAGATACAATTGTTGAAGCCATTTCTTCATTTATGAAGATGTCGCAGGATAAGACGCTCAACATCAATAAAGGAACGATTGCTGAAGATGTCGAGAGAGAGGTTCGTACACAGTTGCTAGAACTGTCATTGGAGTTGAACAATGACGAAAACGAAGAGGACAATGGTAAAGGATCGATTGTAATCCTGAGCGCTGTCCTGAAGATCATTCTGATGTACAGAGATCGAATTAACGAATTAGAATATGAACTGGCGCAGCTGAAGCGTGAACAGCAGAAAGTAAATGCGTCGAGCGCAAAGCAAGGGTGAGGTCAAATGGAGTTCGGCAACTCTTTAAGAACTGAGGTCATCAAAATGATCACTGAGGAAAAAGAAGCTTTGTCGGCTTACAAAAGTCTATGCGCAAGGTTCAAGATAACTCCAGATCCGATTCCGGAAGTAAGAACGGAAGCAAAACTTCAGGTTCTGGAAATGGTTCTCAGAAGTTTGTCCACATAAAGTCTGCTAATAGGAAGGTTCGTCTTCTCGATATTCTCCGTCACTACGGACTTCGGATCGAAAAGAATCATCAAAGACCTACTTGGAGCAACAACATGCGCTGTCCCCTTCCTACCCATAAGGGTGGAAGAGAGAGAACGGCATCATTTGGATATTGTTTTGTCTCTGATCATTACAACTGTATGGGGTGCGGACAAAGCGGACGTGCAGTTGAGTTCATCTCTTTGATGGAAGGAACCTCTCGTTCCTCTGTAGCTGAGAGGATTCTTTCTCAATACGGAGAGGACATTAACTCTGATGACTACGAATATGAAGATGACTTGACACCGATTTTAATCGAGGGGTCGAGCTTTGTTCAGGCCCTGACTCAGAAATACAAAGACAACCCAGCTGCACTCAAGAAGATAGATAAGATTGTGTGGTGGCTTGACTTCTATTTGATGGCAAAGGCTCCAGGTCAAAACGTAACAGCGGAAGACCTGAAGCATCGAATTGCCAAAGCAAAGGAATTACTTACAGATGAAATGCTTAATTCTGGGTGATTTACATCTTGGAAAGGGTGTGTCAATTGGCCGACCCGCCGAGTTTGGAAACCTTAACTCCCGTATCCAAGATCAGATTGATCTATTAGACTGGTCTCTTAACCTGTGCAGCACAGAGGGTGCAAAGCACATCGTTCTTACGGGTGATGTATACCAAGATTACCGTCCACACCCAGCTGTTATCTCCATCTTCATGCAGTGGCTCAAACGCTGCAAGGCAAAGGGCGTAGAGGTTCATGTCATTATGGGAAATCATGACATCCTTCGTTCTGGTAACTACATCGTTACTGCGCTTGACCTTGTAGATGACACTCATCTTGAGTTAGCAACCGTACACAAAACGTTTGATAGACTAGAGCTTGATGACTTCACTATCGTTTTAGTTCCCTTCAGGGATAAGCGCATGTACGAAGTTAAGACCAAGGAAGAGGCGGCACTGGCTCTTGAAAAAGAGTTAGGTAAAGCATGTAAAGAAGACTCAAACAAAACCAAGGTAGCTATTGGTCATCTTGCTTTGGAGGGCTCCCTTTCGATTGGTGATGAGATTTCTGACCAACTCAATGAGCTGTATGTTTCGCCAGAGATGTTTAGTTGGTTTGACTTTGTTTGGATGGGACACATCCATCACCCACAGGTTATTCAAAATCAGAAACCTTATGCTGCTCATGTTGGAAGCTTAGACAGATCAGACTTTTCCAAGACTGAGATTGAACATGATAAGATAGCTATCATGCTTGACTCTGATCATAAGAATAAGTTCAGAGAGATACCTCTTCCAGTAAGAGACCTTCGCCCAATTAAGATTGAGGTACCTTCCGGAAAGGACTCAACAGAATTTGTGGTGAATGAACTCTGCTTGCTATCAAAGACTACAAGGTTCAAGGGCTCTATTGTGCGTCTTGATATTACTCTTAATGGGGCTGAACTTGAAAATGTTCAGCGCGATAAGGTTGAAGATTATCTTTACAACAATCTTGAGACGCATCATCTATGCGGGTTCTCTGAGTCCAGATCTATCTCTACGATTCAGATTAACCCAGAAGATGCTTTTGACAATACCATGGAGGTTACACAGAGCATCAACAAGTGGGCCGAGACTAGGGACCATTTCGAAGACGAACATGAACGTGCTGCATTCAAAGCAGCAGCACACGATACATTCAAAGAGTATGAGGAGAAGTATCTTAAATGAGGCCGCTTAGAATTTACCTTAAGAACTTCATGAACCACCGATTGAGTGAGGTGGATTGTACGAATTTTCAGAGTGTTCTGGTTGTGGGAAAGTCTCACAAGAATGATCGTATCTCCAATGGTGTTGGCAAAACAACTCTATTCAGAGCTGTCGAATATGCATTGTTTAACCAGTCCCACGCTACAACTCTAGACAAGGTTGTTCGTGATGGAAAGAAGAAGGCGATTGTTGAGCTGGACTTTGAGCTGGGTGGTTCTGTTTATCGCATCTATCGTCATAGAACAAGTACAGGATCTGCTGATGTTAGGATGTACAAGAAGGTAGATGGCTTATGGGAATCTATCTCTGAACGCACACCCTCCGCAACAGACGCCAAGATACGTGAGATGATCAAGATCACTCACAAGGCATTTACTTACTCAGTTCTATTCCGGCAGGCTGACCTCACAGGCATTACTTCGGTAACAGATCCAAAGAAGCGTAGAGAGATCCTCAAAGAGCCATTGAACCTTAGTACATACACACGGCTTGAGGACATGGCTTCTAAAAAGGTTCGCCCTATTAAGAAAGAGATTGATCGAATCTCTGGCTCGATAGAGGTTATCGGAGAGCCAGCAGAGGATATTAAGAAGGCTAATGAGAAGCTAGTAGAAACTAATGAGCAGATAGAATCACAGAAGAAGTTGATTGCTGAGGCAGAGCTTTCCGTTAAGACGAAGCGGAAGACAATTGATGAGTTGAAGCAGTCTCTTTCCTCAGAAGATATCGACATTCACAAGCAGGTTTCTGACAAAGAGAATGAACTAAAAAATCTTCGTGAGGATTCGGAACGCCTTGATAAAAGGCTGAAGGATTTGGCATCATCAATCTCTATTAGGGAAGAGGATGATAAACTCACAGAGAAGAGAAAGATAGTTACTCAGGCCGAGCTAAATCCACTGCAGAATGCAGGCGTTAAAGACATCGAAGAGATCGAGGCTAATTACGATAAGGTATGTACAGATGAGCTTCGCGGCTCAGAATTAATAGCAGCAGCTAAAGCGCAGCAGAAGTTCATCAAGAAGTCATTACCTGAAGGTGATGAGTGTGGAACTTGTCACCAATCAATTACACAAGACTACCGCAAGAAGATTGAGGGTGAAGTAGAAACAAAGCTGGAAGCACAGCAAAAGCACATCCAGGCTCTCGAAGATGCAATGGGCAAGTGCAAGCGTAAGAAGGCAAGGCTCTCAGTAGAGCTGAATGAAGAGCGGACAAAGCTGACTAAAATAACAGACCTGGAACGTACCTTAGAATCTTATGGTAAAGAGCAGAAGGCAAATCGTGAGAACTTAACAAGGCTGTATGCAGATCAAGAGGAGGCTAATAAGAAGTTTCAGAAGACAGAGGTTAGTGTTGCAGAGGTTGTGAAGCAGCTAAATGTGTTGAAGAAGGCAGCTTCAAAATCTAACGCTCCTCTTTTGAACAATCAAATATTTGCTATCAAGCAGGAGATTGTGGACCTAGAGAAGAACATCTCTTCATTCAATGGACACATCTCTAATCTGAGTGGTATTCGTGGCGGTCTTGAAGAGAGAATCACCACCAGAAAAGCGGACAAGGTAAAGCTTAAGGAGTTGAAAGATGAGCTTATCAAGAACAAGAGAGAGCTTAAAATACGCCAGATGGTTGTTGATGCTTTTTCTAATCGCGGCATTCCTTCTTTCATTATCCAAACCGTACTTGATGAACTTCAGTTTGAGGCCAATACATCTTTAAAAGAGTTGCGCCCAGAGCTTGATGTACAAATAGATGCTGACTTAAATTTTGAGTACAGGCGCAATGGTGTGGTCAGAGATTATGCCCAACTGTCTCATGGTCAGCATGTGTACATTGCCCTTGCGTTTAAGCGAGGTACCGCCCGAGTCATTCAAAAGAGATTAGGAATCGACATTCGAATGTTGGAGTTCGATGAGGTGGATGCTCATCTTGACGAGGCAGGAGCTGAAGCATTTGCCGATGCAATCCGCAAGTGGCAACAAGACTTCACGATTTTTGTGATTACTCATAACAAGGATCTAAAAGATAAGTTCTCTCATGCCATTCTGGTCGAGGAAGGTGACGATGGAGCAGAGGCAAGGTTAGTGACGACATGGTGAGGTTATGAAGCTGGTTAGCTACAGGCGTGTGAATATAAAAAAGGAAGATATTCCTAGCGAGATAAGAGATAGTACTTCTTTTATTTACGGTGCGTTTGTAGCTGTTGTTGAAGCAGAGTCTGGTTTGATATTCAAGAAGAGAAAATCATACGGAGTATTCAATGGTCTGGGTGGTTGGTATTCGCTCTATCCGTTTGAACCAGCAAGCTACTCAGTGTCAGAAAGCATTAACAAACTAATCTCAGATAAAGCTAAGAGAGAAATAAGAGCTGAGGCTTTGAAGAGAGAAAAAGAAAGAGAGCAGTTGAAGATTTCTGTTTTCAAGAAAGCGGGTTTATATAATGACTGAGGAACACGAAGAGACTGCCTTTCAGGTGTTTACAAAAGACATTAGCAGTTCGTGGGATTCTGCGTATAGAGATTTTGAACCTATCAAATGGAACAAGAAACATACTAAAGTAGTTTGGGTTGCTGGGTTTTTATTGGGCATTTGGATAATGTCTATAGGAACTGGTCTGTAATGTTTACTGAGAAGTGGCAGAAACGATTCCTTGATATGGCAGAGGGAGTTGGTGAGTGGAGCAAAGACCGTTCTACCAAGGTTGGCTGTGTCATTGTGGATGATAACAGGGTTGTTTTAGCAACGGGATACAATGGCTTCCCACGCGGAATTGATGACGATGTTGATGAACGCCATGAGCGTCCGGCTAAGTATATGTGGACTGAACACTCCGAAAGAAATGCGCTGTATTCAGCTGCGAGAAACGGAGTGAGACTTGATAGAAGTACTATCTTTGTTCCCTGGCTTCCCTGTGCTGATTGTGCACGAGGAATTATTCAGTGTGGAATTAAGGCTGTCGTTACTAAGAAGCTTGATGATCTAGATCTGAAGAAAGCACGTTGGGCAGAGTCTCATTCTTTCAGTATGAAGCTGTTTGAAGAGTCTGGGATGAACTTGGTGTGGTATGAGGGTTAAGCTAACAAAGAATGACCTGAAGCTTGCAGAGTCTGTAGCTCACAAGCGTAACAAGTCTCAGCGGGACGGTGAGCGTGCTGACGGTAAGGTGATGGAAGACTCCCTTGGCATCGACATTCAGGGCGCAGAGGCCGAGCTAGCCGTAGCAAAGGCACTCAAGCTTCCATGGGACGGATCCTTTCTTGAGCTGGAGAGTTGGTTCGACTGGAGAACCGCTGGACATGATGTGTCTGGTCTTGAGGTGCGAAGCACTCATCACAAGAAGGGTTCACTCATCCTTCATCACAAAGACAAGGATGAAGCTCCGTTCATTCTGGTTATCACAGATGAGAGACCATACTTCAAACTGGTAGGTTGGAACCTTGGTCGAGAAGGAAAGACCCACAAGTATTGGAAGGATGTTGGTTATGGGCGTCCATGCTTCTATCTACCACAAAATAAGCTGCGCCCAATGACCGAACTAGAGGAGCGAATAGGGTTTAGCGCGTCCGCCGAGAATACAGAGGAGGTAGGCTCGTGAATCACGATGACATCATTGCTAAAGCAGAAATAACCGTAGAGATATCTAAACATATTCTTCCAAATGGTAAAGAAGAAGATATTGAGAACTTAGCTTGTGCTCTTATGTTTTGTGAGGAAGATAAGCTCAAAGCACTTTTGGAACTTGTAGCCAATTTAGATTGAGGAAGATATGAACATTATAGGTATTAGCGGACAGGCTGGTTCTGGTAAAGACACAGTAGCAGATATGCTGTTGGAACATGAGGGCTTCACCAAAGTATCTTTAGCAGACCCTATCAAACGTTTTGCAAAAGAGATGTGGGGCTTTACTGATGAGCAGTTGTGGGGCGGTTCAGAACATCGCAACGAACCAGACGCTCGCTATGGCGGACTCACACCACGCAAGGTACTTCAACATCTTGGTACTGAAGGAGGCCGAGCATTAGATTATGATGTATGGATTCGTTACGCAGTCAATACTGCTAGAACTTTGTTGGATAATAGTGGATCCAAAGCGTACTCTCCAAAGCGAGGTGTTCATCGCTTGATGTTTCATACAGTTAATGCAGTTGTGATACCTGATGTTAGATTTATCAACGAGGTACAACACCTTCGTAAAGAGGGTGGCAAACTACTCCGTGTAATTCGACCAGGCGCTGGTCTTGAAGGTGAGTTTGCACAGCACGAATCAGAGATTCAAATGTCAAAAATTTCTGACAATGAATTTGATTATGTTATCCTGAACACTGGAACTTTAGAAGACTTGCGTAGGAAAGTTGATCAATTTATAGACCAGCACTTGGTTAGTTAAACAAGCTAAATATACGCATCAATCGACATTATTCTGTGGAGGGAAAGCTTTCCAAATGAATAATGTCATGAGGGTAACTAAACGTATTCGTGATGAGTACGAGACGCTGCTTAACGATGTTGGGGAAGCTCGTTTTTACAATCACATTCTGAGCAGTGGCGTCTTATCAAAAAAGCATGTTGATCATCCTGAAAATACAATGGTTGATCAAGCTGAGGCTTTCTTTGCCCTATTCCGTACCACAGGCAATAAAAACTACTTTACTATAGGGAAAGTACTTAGGAGAGCTGCCCACAAGTTATATCGTGAGAGTAGGCGTAAGTGCTCTGAATACCCAAGGAACGCTAAGTTCCTGTATTCTGTGTGAATACTTATGCATAAAGTGTATGCCAATTACGATATCAATAACAGAATCCCCGCTGCATGTTATGGCAGGGATACCATCATCGGTAACACTAGACACTAACGTTCCCGCTACGGTTTTCTATACTCTTAATGGCGCAGAGCCAACAGTGGAATCTTCCGTTGCTGTTGGTCCTATTGAAACACCAACAAATAGTGGCCAGGTAATACTTAAAGCATTTGCAACAGACGGTGTAGATACATCACCTACAATCACTCAAGAATGGATTACGAACGTTGCACCAGCACGTCATCCACACGATAAGGTAACTGTTCGTGATGACAATTGCAACAAGGCAACTTATCCATTCGGTTCGTCTGCACAAGCATCAGGAGTACCCCCTATCTTTGGTAATACTGCAGGCCAAATTGTTGATGACAATATGCAGCCACGAGTTTCAACCGCTGGTGATGGCATGGATGGTTACGGAGCTTTTGTAACCCCACCCGTTGAACAATATGACTTTAGGTTTTCAGAGACTGATGCTGTTGGTCAAACAGGTCGTGGCATCGGAACATTACCAGGTCGTGTACTTTCTTCAGCTCCACGAAATGACAATGATCATCCAACAAGTACTACCGCAGAGTCTCCTTTGTTTGACGCAAAGGCAATGGTTATCTTTCAGGACTCAAGAGAAGATCCCTTTGATCCAGATGTTCCAAAGATTAATAGACCTTACTTTGATTTAGAAGACCAGTCTAAAGCTAGAGACGGCAGATTGTTAACAGCTATTGATCCTGTGACACCACAGGGAAATTTTATCAAAGCACATTATAATCCAACAGAAAACACCCTTACATATTATTACTACGACAATAGAGTTCATAGATGGATTATTTCAAAGGAACCATATCATCCATCTCAGAACCCAACAGTAAATATGTCTGGCATTGTTTCTAGGTCGAGTCGCGGTGAAGGCGTAGGTAAGATCTATAAATGGATTCCTTTCCAATATAGGCGTCTCATATAAGCGAAAGACTAAAATGAAAGTAATAGCATCGCTCTTAGAAGAGCGTGATACATCAAACGTTGACATGACTTTGTCTGTCAGCAAGTACAAAACATTTGATGAAGACTCAGGCGGGTGCAGAAAGAAATTTAAGTTCTGCTATATCGACAAGCTTCCAAGAATTGATAGAGACTTTCATATCTTTGGAAAGTACTTACATCAAGTTCTTGAGAACTTCCATAACATTCTTCTAGAGGATCCTTCCAGGGAAGAAGACTGGAAATCGGCTCTGAAGGAGGCGCATGAAGCTGCCTACGAAGAGTATCAAGACCAGCTGACTGGCGATCAGTGCGCTGAGGCTGATCAGATTGTTGATGAATATAAAGAGATTCTTGAAGAAGAAGGTCTACCAAATGTTATTGCTAATGAGAAATCATTTTACATCAATCTAAATGATAAGGTTTTGTTGAATGGTTTTATTGATAGGATCCAAATAGATCCGGATGGTGTTCTTCATGTTGCTGATTACAAGACAACAAAGAACCCAAAGTATTTGAAAGACTTCTTTCAGTTAATAACTTACTGTTATGCAATGATGTTAGAAGACCCTGATTTAAAAAGAATCAGAGCATCATTTATTTTGTTACGTCATTCCTTTGATTACATGACAGAGGAATATACCAGAGAAGAAGTGATAACCGTGGCCGAGAAGTTTCTCAAGAAGGCCTATGAGATTGAAGATGAAAAGCTGTTTAGAGCAAACCCCCAGTTCCTATGTAAGTTCTGTGACTTTATAGAACACTGTGATGAGGGTAAGAAATTCATTGGAAGAAAAACCAGGAAGAGCAAAGATAAAAAGCCGGTTGTCGGCGTTAGGAAATGGTAATGGAAGCACTAGAAACACCAGTAGAAACACAGGATATTGAGTATCCAATCTTACGAATAGAAAACCCAGAGTACTGCATGCTTAAGGTGCATTACGAGGCAGATCCTGAGGTTGTTGAATCTAAGCTAGATGAAGCTATTGGAGCATTGCGCAACATGCGTGTACCCGGCTTTCGACCAGGCAAGGCTCCTGACTATGCTATCAAGGCTAAGCTGAAGCCTCAGCTTAATCAATACATTGCTCGTGAGATGACTACTCATGCTATTGATGATATTGTGTTCGAGACCAATATCGAGCCAATTGGTATGCCTAAGTTTGAGAACATTAAGGTTAGTGGTAAAAAGTTCTCTTGTGATATTGAGGTTTGTTCTAAGCCGGAGTTTGAGCTGCAGGATTTCAAATTTGATATTCCTAAACCCCCTCAGGAGAGTGATGAGGAGTCTCTTGCAGAGAAGTCTCTATTCAACCTGCGTCAGCGTGTAGGTGAGATTGAACCTTATGAGGAAGGCGATGTGGTTGAGCTTGGCGATCAGGTGACCTTATCTTTTACAGGCACCATTGATGGTGAAGAGTTTGATGGCTCTGTGGTTGAGGGAGAGATGTACCAGGTTGGCACTAACCGCTGGCCTGAGTTTGATAACTACATCATTGGAATGCAGGCTGATGAGACTCGTGAGTTTGAACTCACCTTCGATGACTCTGCGCAGGGGTTGGTTCCAGAAGAACTTCAGGACAAGACTGCAAAGTTCTCTGTGACCATTCATATGGGAACAAAACGCAAGCCACACGAACTTAATGAAGAGTTTTATCAGAAGATGGGAGTGGAAAGTCATGATCAGATCATGGACAAGCTACGTACAATCTCTCGTGATTCTCTCAAGAGATCAGAGCTGGAAGCGATTCGTTCTCAGGCTGCAATCAAATTGGTCGAGGCTCACGACTTCAGGGTGCCTCAGTTCTTGATCGACTCCGAGGCCAAGAGCATCGTTGGTCAATCTGGAATTGACTTCAATAAACTCAATGATGAAGAGAAGTCAAACATAACTGAGCAGGCAGAGAAGAACGTGAAACTGACTCTTATTTTGGATTCAGTACGAGAGAGTGAGCCGGATTCTGTTTTGAATGACAATGAGGCACAGCAACATCTTGCAAAGCACCTCCAGTCACAGGGACAAGACCCACAGCAAATCTTTGGTAACAAAAGTTTTGGTCCACAACTTGGAGTAATGCTCAACTCTATCAAAGATGAGTTCACTCTTCAGTGGATATCTGATCAGGCTAACATCATAGAGTAAAGGAAAACAAATGGCAGCTAGAAAAAAGAAACCAGCATCATCCGCACCCGATGGATTCTCTCAGGCAGCTTGGGATAAACTCCCTGTTAGCTGGAGAGATGCAGCTCAGTCAAAGCAGACCGAGGAGTTAGAGAAGGATATCATTAAGTCTGTTCGTTCCATGTCTAATACAACGTTTGACATGAACAACGATCAGAAGCTTGAGGCCCTTCAAAATCAACTCAAGGATGCTAGAGATAAGGTTAAGGATTTGAAGTCAGGATATACAGAGGTTATTGCTGAAGAGAAAGCAAAGCTAGATTACTGTGTATACCTTATGAACAGCAGAGGAGCTGTTGTTGATACCTCAAATCTAGATAAGACAGGGTCATGAAAAGACACTTAGTCAAATCTTGTTGTGGCGGTAAGGGATACGTCTTTGAACTTGACGGACCTGTAGCCAAAAAGGATCTCGCGTTCTTCAGGGACGCGGGGTATGCTACATCCGAAGTCTATACAAGAGTTGGTGTTTTCTTTGTGGAAAAGCAAGGGATGACAGCTAGCGGCCCATTCGGCGGAACTAAGATTCAGGTTCGTTGTGGTGGTGCCGCTAACTGTTCTCAGCTTCTTGATGGTCTAGAGAACACATTTACAATGGCAGCGGGTGAAAGCAAATAATGAAGATTGCAGATCACTTAGATGATTTCCTTGACTGCCTAGACATTGAGTCTTCTCGTGTTGAACCAACATGTCTCTCTGATATTGTGGGCTTTGTCAAGACAAGGCGTGAGGTGAACCCAATTACTATGTTTGCAAGGAACAATGGTGATTCATCCAACTATCTTTTCGATCTATGCGAAGCCTTCATAGAAAATATTGATGAGGGAACCGATCTATACCTCGCCGCTTTGTTCGTCATCGCTAGCGAGCTAGATGATGATAGATACACTCGTTTGGCGTCGAGAGCCTCTCGTGAGTTGCAAGAATATCGCTGGTCAGCTGCGATGGCTGCCAGTTACTTGCTCTCTAAAGAGGTGAATAATGCGTCCGTATGTATCTCTGCATAACCATACCACCGGGTCGTTAGGTGGCAGCATCATCACGCCAAAGGCGTTGATTGATGCTACAAAGGAAGCTGGACAGACAGCCGTGGCCGTAACAGACCACGGCTCGATGTCTAAGCTCTGGGAGACTTACAAGGCAGCAAAGAAAGCTGGTGTTAAGCTTATTGCTGGTTGTGAGTGTTACTTCGTAGATAACGCAGATGATGATGAAGACACAACCCTTCGTCACATTGTTCTTCTAGCGAAGAATGCCAAAGGTTACAAGAACCTTCTTACTCTAAATAAGCGGGGGTATGATAAGAAAACAGTTGCCTTCAAGCGTGCAATCCCAAGAGTGGATTGGAAGATGCTTGAAGAGTTCAGCGAAGGATTGATTTGTACATCTGCTTGTGGCAATGGAATCGTTGCCCAGCACATCATGTTGGACCAGCCCAGTGAGGCTGTGGCTGCTGCTATCAGACTCCAGAAGATTTTTGGCGATGACTTTGTTTTTGAGCTTCAGCCGCACAACCTTCAGCGCAGAGCTAGCGCTTACTCCGGGGCCGTAAACCAACAGAAAATCAACATTGCCCTGAAAAAGCTCAGTGAGCAGTTGGGCATCAAATGTATTGTGGCTACCGATGCCCATTACATCAAGAAAGAAGATCACAAACTGCATGATGTTTACATCTGCAATGCTTCTGGCCAACCCATCAACTCCGGTGCCCGCCTCCGTTACGACAAGCCCGAGTTTTACGTAAAGAACTCTGACCAGGTGTATGAGCACTTCACTCGTCATATAAAGGTGTGGGGAGAAGAGTTTGTTGAGTCTCTGTTCACCAATGCTGTGGAGCTTGCAGATCGCTGCGAGATGGCTGACTGGATTGACCCAACAGTCTCAACTGGTGAGAAGTCACAGCTGCCAGAGTTTCCATACAAGGAAGAACCCGATTATGACAACTTCAAGACCTGGCAAAACACTTCTAAGGACAGCTTGGTTTACAATGCTAAAGCTGATGAGGACGCCCAGTTCTATCGTTACCGCTCCGAGAAGTATCTGAACGATAAGATCTCTCTTGGTAAAATACCAAAAGAAGACAAAGACGAATCCATTAAGCAGATGTTGGAAGAGTTCGATGTGTTTGAGTATCGTGGCTTCAGCTCCTATATGCTCATCACTGCTGATTTCCTTAACTGGGCTCGCAACAATGACATTGCCATTGGTCCTGGCCGTGGCTCTGTTGGTGGTTCTCTCACAGCTTATGTTCACAGGATTCACCAGGCGTATCCAAAGAAATACGGACTCATCTTTGCTCGCTTCTTAAACAAGTACAAAGAAGCATTCCCTGACATTGACAATGACATCGCTCCGTCAGGTCGTGCGAAGCTACATGATTACCTACGCCGTAAGTATGGCGAGGCGAATGTTGCTCATGTCTCTAACATCAACACCATCACCCCAAAGGTGTACGCCAGAGACATCGCTCGTGTCTTTGAGTTTGGTGGTATGGGCCGCTCCATGGCTGCAGAGATTGGTAACAACATTGCTGACTCTATCCCTGCCGACATCAAGAACATCAAACAAGCTCTGACCGAAGCCCCGCTATTTGCTGAGTACGCCAAGCAGTACCCTGAGCTGGCTCAGTACGCTGACCTCTGTGGCCTGCCGAGAGCATGGTCTACCCACGCTGGTGGCATTGTGATCTCCAAGAGACCGCTGGAAGGGCTGGTTCCACTACGCCGCGATACCAATGGTGCCCTCGTGCTTGAGTACGACAAGGAGATAGCAGAAGAGAATGGTCTGGTAAAGATCGATACTCTTGGCCTTGAGACCTTGGACATCATTGGTGAGACGTATAGGTTAATCAAAGAAAATGGTAAGGTAGTTCACGAAGGTGAGTTCGATTACGAACTCATGGATGAACCTGCATACGATCTTGTTGGCACAGGCGATACGTTCGGTGTGTTTCAGCTTGGAAGTACGGCGGTCAATGTGTGTAAGAAGGTGAAGCCAAAGAACGTTGAAGATCTGGCTCTTATCTCATCACTCGTTCGTCCATCATCTAAGGATTCTATTCCTGAGGTGATTGACATTCGAAACGGTAAGAAGGAAGTTAAACTTCCGCACGAATCATTGAATCGTTCCTTTGGTAACACCTACGGTATCGGACTCTTTGAAGAGTCCTTGTTATTCCTGGCCCAGGATGTAGCTGGTTGGGATCTTCATGATGCGGACAAGCTGCGTAAGCTTACCAAAGAGAAGGGTAAGAACCCTAAAAAGGTAAAGCAGTGGAGGGATGAGTTCGTTGAATCTTCAGTAAAGAATGGTTTTACTAAAGAGTTTGCTGAGGGTGTGTGGTCAGATTACGTTGAGTCCTTTGGTGGTTATGGCTTCAATCGGTCGGTGTACTTTTTCGAATCTGTTGATATATATACTTCTGAAGGAAAGTTCATAACTTCAAAACCAATACAAGATGTAAAACCTGGAGAGTTTGTTCGGTCAAGGGATGAAGAAACGGGTAGTGATATTTACATTGAGGTGATTGATAATCACGATCATGGAGAACTTGATGTGGTTGAGGTTGAGCTTGATACTGGAGAAAAAGTTAAATGCACAATGAATCACAAGTTCAGGACAGAGACTGGGGAGATGTTACCACTTCATCAGATTCTAAAGGACGGTCAGTCTATCGTTGTAAGCGATGTCATAAAAGATTCTGGAATTTAGATAAAGCATCAGATCATATTGAATGTTGTAAAATAAAATACGATCAGTTACCAAAAGGTATTGACTTTGTAGTTTGCAATGTATGCGGATGGCACGCGAAAAAGCTTGGTGCTCATTTAAAAAATGAGCACGGAATAAATTCAGCAGATTATGATGGACAAATTGTTTGCGAGTCTTCTAAGAAGAAATACGAATCAGTTGCAAAAGAAAATGGCAATTGGATAGAGAGAGCAAAAGAAAATGGAGAAGACCTTTCTGATTACAAACAAAAGATGGGCCAAGCTGTTAAAGAGTCAATACTATCTAATCCATCTGAAAGAAAGCGTCGAGCATCTGTGATGGGAGCTGTCAATAAGACAGATCTGATGCGGAAGAAATCATCCGAGACGGCAATTAAAACATCAGCCAGAAAAGACATACAAGAGAAAAGATCAGCTCAGTTAAAGAAGTGGCGTGATGAAAACCCAGATGATTTTTACAATAAGTGTATAAAGAAAATGATTGAAACTTATAATAGCAAACCCGAAGCATTGTTATTTAAGATAGTTTCTGAAATTGACGGGTATTCATTTAAAAGAAGTCAATTTATGAAGTCCAATACATTCATTTCTAAAACCAAAAGAAAACAGGTAGATATAGCTGATAAATCTAAAAGGGTATATGTAGAGTTTGATGGTAAATTACATTTTAAAAATACTAAATTCGATCAGTTGGAAATTAATAAGCTCAAAGATAAGTTGCTTGATGAACACATCATCAAACATAGATGGATTTTAATACGAGTATCATACGATCAGTTTTCATATCGTAAATCAGATTATGGATTTAAGAAAGACTGTCTTGATAAAGTGTTTGAAATTCTAAACAACCCAACACCTGGTGTTTATAAAATAGGAGAAAGTTATGTATAAAGAATCAAAATTGGTGAAAGTTTTAACATTTGATAACAAACACGGAATGCAGATGGAGATTTAATGAGTGTTTCACATTTTATTCAAGAGATGGTAAGTGAAGCTATGAGGTCAGCTAGATGACCAATATCAAATCAGTAACACCAGTTGGAAAGGCGCAAACATATGATTTAGAGGTAGCTCATCCTGATCACCAGTACTATCTCAGCAATGGAATGCTTACGAGTAACTCACACGCTACCCTTTACTCAATGATTTCCCTCCACACAGGATACCTCAAAGCGAATTACCCAATTGAATTTCTGGTAGCTAACCTTATCTCTGAGGTGAAGTCCAACGCCAAACAGGCCAAGGATAATATCCTCAAGATCAAAACTGAGCTTCGTAATCGTAAGGTCAAGATTGTCCCTCCGGATATCAATACCTCTGGGCTGTCTTGGAAGATCAAGGATGAACACACTTTAATGACCGGCCTTGACTCATTGAAGTACATGGGTGGGGATGCAATTCCTGAGCTGATTGCTAAGCGTCCATTCGTTTCTTTTCAAGATCTTGTATACCGTACAGAGTCTAGGAAGGTTCGATCTCCAAGCATTCAGTCAATGGCAGCTTCTGGTTCTTTAGATTCGTTTGAGCTGGAGCGTCACCTGATGTTTTACTACGCATCAGATTTCAGGGCCAAGCTTCGCGCTCATATGGAGAAGCTTGATAGAAAGATTATTCGAGAGTGGAGTAAAGAGAACAATTATTCCAAAGCCAAAGATGATGTTGGCAATGAGTTCTGGGTGGCGGAAGAGTCACCAGATGAGCTTATTGACCCACCAAAACCAACTGAGCAGGATAAGGCTGAGTGGCTGGCTGAATTCAAGTACCCATTCCCTGAAGAGGGTACCATTGTTGAGGGCAAGGATGGTCCTGTAGAGATTCGCAAATGGACTATCCAAGAGCAGTTCGCCATGGAAGATTACTACATGGGTGAAGGTATCTCTGGAACCATCTTCGATAGGTATCCTGATTTCTTCCATCCAAAAAGAACCGTTCCATTTGCTGCTCTAAAAGAGATGTTTCCATGGAAGCATCATTCTGATGATGAACGTACTAATCGAAAGGCAAATACCCACTATCTTGGTAACCAAAAGATTCGTCCACTAGAAGCTGTGATTACATCTATGTTTGTATTCACAGTGAAGAAGGAGGACTCTCCCATCTTTGGCCAGGAGATGGCGCGTATTACTTTGCAAGATCCTTGGGGCGATGATGCGTCGTTGTTGTGCTTCCCCGAGGCATGGGAGATGATGAAGCAGAGGATTGAGCGAGAACTTTCTGGCGGAAAACAAGCGGTTGAGCCGGGTGTTGCAATTAGGTTCTTGGGTTCTTTTCAGTGGGAGAATGAAGCATCAACATCTTTCGTACTCTCCGATATATTGGCTTATAAGGCCCCACCAAGCATGCCGGAGGATAGAGCTTCTCGCAAAGTGAAAATGCCTAGAGCAAATAAGCTCAAGGCAGAGGAAGCTTCAACTTTGGATCAAGGGGACCTTCTTGAACGGTTGGAAAATGAAATGTTAGATGATGGCTATTCATTTATCAATGACCCAACTGATGACGATATAGAGAGTTAAGTATGAGATGTATGTCTTGTGGAGCCAATATCCCACCTGAGTGGGTGATGGCTATTCAGTCTAATCAATGTCCAGGTTGCGGTAATGAAATCATGGACGAGAAAACCCAGGAGCTTCTTAAAGAGCTTTCTGAAGCTATGGATAAAATGCCTAACGATCCACAGGGCGTGGCTGGGTGGCTCATTTCTAACTATAGATTTATGAAGATGGGCTCGGGGGAGCCGGTGGAAAAGTTCCATCGAAAGGGCTCTGGAGCTGGTGATGTTGATACTGGTAATTTAAAGGTAGATCCTTCTTTTGATAAGTTTATGAAGAATTCAGATGGTGCACAGATTGCATCACGCTCTGCTGAGCTTGCGGAGAGGTTTAAGGGAGCTAAGGGAGGCTTTGCAGAGATGGGTGCAATGATTGCGGAGGCGGGAGATCCTTATGGTGACACTACAACTTCTGATATTGATGTTTCATCTTCTGGCCCCAATGATGATGATACTAATTTTATGCAGCAGTTGCATGCCCAAGGTATCAATCCCTTTGCCGCATCTGAGGGTGCAGCCATAGCTGCCGCTGGGGCGGGTTCAGGTGACCTGTATCAAGCGATTGACCCAGGTGAGGTGACCAACCTCATGAAAGACCCAGACGCCCCCTCTAAGGTTGAGAAGGAGTTAGCAATGTCATCTGATGGTCAGAAACATCTTCAAAGAGAGCAGTTCAAGAAGCTCAAAGCACAAGATGCCGTCAGTGGAGGCGGTGGTGGAGCCTTTAGGAGATAACAATGAGTTTCACAAAAGATGGAAAGAAAAAGACTGATGACCGAACAAAGTTCGGTGATGATGCAGATATTACAAATGAAGAAGTTGATTCTTTGATTAACGAATATGATAATGAGCAGAGGATCAAAGAGGATACCGAAAGACCTGAAGAAACATTTAAGAAGAAAAGGGTTGCCTACAATCAGGAGAGGGCAAAAGAAAACTTCGAGAATGGCAAGGGTAGCTTTAGGAGATAATAATGAGTTACCCTTTAAGAGAGAATAATGAGCAGAAGAAAACCTGTAGAAATAAAACCAACCGTTAGGATCATTGACAACAAGAAAGTGTTGATGACTCCTGACGAGTATCAATTCTATGAACATATCTGTACTGGATATAATCGTCCAAACTTTCAAGGCTCAGAACTCTTTCAAGATCATTTTGAGGTTAATGATGATGGCATTATCATTTTCGTTAAACCACCACACAAGAAGTATTCTTCGCTAGAGGTTTTTACATTCTTGGTAAGTCTAATGGTGAATCAACAACTGCGTATTGCTCAAGGGCAAGTACAGACATTGATTGATGAAGGACGTAAGAAATATCAAGAAGAACTAGCCGAAGTAAACAAGCTCAAAGAAGAGTTGAAGTCAGCTCTAAATGAGGTCGAGCAGCTTAAGAAGTCATCAGTAAAGTCTACTTCCAAGAGGAGAAAAAAGACTGATGACGGAACCAATAAGTGAAGAAAAAGTTGATGAACTGCTGGGTAACTTCCAGCAGAAATACCACCTCGTTTTGAATGAGCTGGATTCACTACATAAAGGATCTTTTGACGAGGAAGAGGCATCGCAGATGGCGGCCCTTTGCCTGCTTTCACAAGCTGCTTTGCTTGCTGATTTAGCAGCTGCTGACCTCCGATCTAGATCTCTCAAGCGTGATATAGATTTCGCTAAGGCTACAGCTTATGCAGAGATTAAGTCCAATCCTCCCGATGGGAAGAAGGTGACTGAAGCTGCACTGGCTAACCTTATAGTAAAGGACGATGAAGTTCGGCGCATAACCAAAGAGCAAACAGAAGCTGAAAGGGATTATAAACACCTTGCTAACATTCACGCTCTACTTAAAGAAGCGCACATAACATTCCGAGGAATTAAAAAAGGAGTATAATGCCATCGAAGAAGACAACTAAGAAAATAGATATTGCCAATCTAGTAAAAAAGGCACAGGGCAGATTCGACAAGAAGAAAGCACATCTTGCAGCCCGAATGACAGCGGGAGATCAGATCGTTCTCTCACAAGATCCTTCAGATTATATATACTCAGAACAGATTGATAAGTTCTGGAAACCACTGACTGGAGTAATGGGTGGACCTTACGGACGCATTTGGCAGTTCGCAGGAAAGCCAGATAGTGGAAAGTCAACAGCAGCAATGTTGTTCATGAAGGCCGCGCAAGAACAAGAAGCAATCGTAGTACTTTGGGATACAGAGGGTAAGTTCGATTCTTCAAGATTTAGGGACCAGCTGAAGGGTGACCCATCACAGATTCCTGTTGCTCCATCGAGAAACATCACAGAGGGAGTTCAACAGGTTGTTGCTTATGTGAAGACAATTAAGGAGATGGATCCTGATCAGAAGATTCTTCTTGTCTGGGACTCCGTAGGAGCTTCCATCAATTCAGCGGAAGATGAGGAGAATGATGATTACTCAAAGCAGCCGGGTGTTACAGCTAAAGAGGTCTCTTGGGCAATCAGAAGATTTAATCAGCTCATGGAGAAATTCAGAGATGCTAATGGTAACTACACTATTGGAGTTCTTTGCGTGAACCAGGTTTACGCAAACATTGGTTCTGTTGGTAACAAGCAGAAAGGTGGAGCTGAACTTGAATACCTTAGCTCCCTAATTATCGAAATGTCGAGGAAGCAAACGCTGACGAGAACTAGGAATAAGCAGAAGGTTAAGTACGGAATCAAGACCGTGGCAAGGGTGAAGAAAAACCACCTTCATGGCGGTCAGGATTGTGTTGCCGAGCTTGACTTGATTGTGTCCGCAGATGGTATTGAGCTGGCTGATAAGATCAAGGAAATTGTCCCTGATATCGAAGGGTTAGAGGAGTAAAAAAAATGGCAAATATTCCCTCAGTTGTTCAAAGATCTAGCGTTAAAGTGGCATGGTTAATAGTAGTTGAAGACCCTACTGTAAAGGGTAATGTCCAGTATTATAGATCGAAAGATTTGATTGAATCAAATTTTGTGGTCGAGATACGGGGCGAGCTACTAACTAAAACAAACGCGGACAAAATAGCTAAAAATCCTAATGCAGAAATTACTGGCCAAACAGTCAACGTCAAGTTGCCATGGCAAAAAGTAATACGCATTCTTAACGTAAACTATCAAGCTAAATAATTCCGCAAGGAGAAATATAAAATGAGTGATAATAAACCAACAATTGGCGTAAAACCATGGGGCAGCTCCCCATCAAAGAATAGAAAGTATGACGATGACGACACTCCTCGTCTACCTTTCATGAAGCTCAACCCGAGCCCTGGCATCAACGACTTGCGTATCGTTTCTGATTACGCAACTTACTACCAGGCCCGCTACAAGGGACCTGAATCTAAGAAGTCTTATGGTGATAAGGTTCGTACAGCTTGGCCTACCTATGATGACTGTCCTGTCTTTAACGACTTGGGCATTCAGCCAAAGGAGCGCTTCTTCGTTGTGGTGGTTGACCGTAGCGATAACCAGTTGAAGATTCTGGACATGAGCGTCCTCGTCAAGGACCAGATTGAGACCAATCTAAATGTCATAAATCAGAGGCGCAAGGACGGTGAGAAGATTACTCCTCGCCACTTTGAGATCTCTCTTAGCTTTGATCCTAAGGCTAAGAAAGCAACTGGTTTCTACAATGTAGTTATCGTTGAGACCTCCCCTCCTTCCGAGGAGGATCTTGCCCTTGTCAATGACATCGGTGGTGAAGAGGTGCTCACTAAGATCCTCAACCGTCAGTCTATGTGCTACAAGCGTGAGGCTGTTGTCAAGCGTCTCATGGGCCTTGGCTGGGATGGAAAACCTGTCGTTCAGGAGACTGAGGAGACAGGGGCTTCCCACGAGGAGCCTGCGGAAGATGACTACACCTTCCCTAATGCAGAGGCTGGTTCTGAGGAACCATCAGCTGCAAACGGATAAGTAAACCTATCTTAGCTTAGAAAAGGGAACTGCTTCGGTAGTTCCCTTTTCTTTTGGTTATAGCTCCATGTATGAGCTTAAGGCAGTTGAAAAGAAAAGATCTCAAAGCACTCAAGGAGAGGTGGCACCAAGAGCAGAATAATATCTGTCCACTTTTTGGTAATGAATATCCTTTAGAAGAGATGGTTGTTGACCATTTTCACAAACTAAAATCAGAGTTACCCGATGAATCGGGAAAGGGTTTGTGTCGTGGCGTCCTGCACTTTCAAGCAAACTCAATTGAAGGAAAAATCACTAATGCGTATAAGAGATATGGTGGAGACAAGCATAAAGACCTACCAACCTTCCTAAGAAACTTAGCAGATTATCTTGAATCAAATAAGATTCATACAGATGAGAAATGGATACATCCATCAGAAGAACCGAAAGCACCCAAGTTAATGAAGTCGTCATACAATAAGTTGGTTAAGGCTGTAAATGGAAAGCAGAAGGTTCCGAAGTACACTGGTAAGTTCACAAAGGTTATTGAGAAGCTGTTTGAGAAGTATGAGGTACAGCCAGCATTTGCTAAGTCTAAGCAAGTCGAGACCGCCAATAATGAATAGTTGAGGAATAGATGAACACTTTAGAGGCATGCGATATACTAGGAGTCGCAGCAGGGGCTTCGAAAGATGAAGTCAAATCAGCCTTCAAAAGGATGGCTGTTAAGTACCACCCAGATAGAAACAAATCTGAAGGTGCGGAAGAGAAGTTCAAAGAGATCAATGAGGCATTCCAGCTAATTGATAAGTATGGAACATCTGGAAGTCACAGCTCCAGTACAAATCAGTATAGCTCTTATGCTGCAGCAGATCATCTTGCGGAAGAACTCAGACGAAAGATGGAAGAAACTTTTGGGTTTGGGAAGTCTACAAACCCATTTGTTAACCTAAAGCCAGAGCCAGTAATCGAGACTGTTCAGATATCTTTCAAAGAGTCTGTGCTTGGCTTGGAAAAAGAAGTACCAATTAAAAGAAGAGAAAGATGTGGTACATGTAAGGGCACAAAGAAAGTCTACATCAACAAGAAGATGTGTCCGAAGTGTGGTGGTAACAAGTACAGATCTTATGGTGGAAATAAAAGTGGCAAGAAACTTCCATGTGTAACCTGTGATGCTACTGGATATGTTGGAGATACTAAGCCATGCGCTACCTGTATGGGGTTGGGAACAAAAACAAATGAACATATATTGAAAGTAAAGATTCCTGCAAGATCAAAACACTCAGAAAGAATAGTAGTTAATAATGCAGGTCACTGGCAGGTTGGAGAAGTGTTTGGAAATGTAGTTATTGTTGTTGGTGTTTCAGAAGATATGGACATGCACCTTGACGGGAGTGACGTTATATCAGTAATAGAACTATCTTTGCTAGAAGCATTGCAAGGTGCGAAGAAAAGACTGCGTACAATCAATGGCGAGAGAACATTGGCATTTAAGCCAATGACCAAGAACAGAGATACGATAAGAGTTAAAGGTTTCGGAGTGCCCCCAGATGGAGCACACGTCTTTGTAATAAATGTAAATTACCCGGAAGATGCGGACGGATTGATTGAATATCTTTCTGGTAACGATGGGTATCAAGAGTCAGTCGAAAACGATTCGGAACCAAATGATTAGGAGAGAAAGTGGAATACAGAACATTTTGTGACAACAAAGGATGCCATAAGGAAATGAGGCCCGTTGTCGAGAAAGAGACGCTAGAGGCATACTGTACTGAGTGCGGAAAACCTGTGAACAATATTTCAATTTTCATGAGAAGACAGATGGTTTCACACGGTCAGGTTCGTAAAAACGACAAGAAGAAATTAGCCTGGGCCGTGAAATGTTCAGGATGCGGTAAGGAAGGACCTCCAAAACTGAGTAAAGATGGAAAAACCTTGAACTGCTCTTTCTGCGAAGAAGAGCTAAGTAATTTGGCAAAGCCTTTTGCCCAGATGATCAAGGTTAATCTTCAAGCTCAACGGAGAGCTGATGGAGAATGAACGAAGCATTCAAAGAATATAAACTACGTCAGAAGGCCCTTAAGAGGGTTGTCAGAGCCAGCCAGCGTTTGCTTACAGCTACTTTTGCTAAAGATGCTAGAGACTATCTTGAGTCCAGGATATGTTTAGAAGATCAGATTGCGTGGCAGTTTGGTTACTTCCCTACCGATGATCGGATAGGGGAGTTAACCTCCATGGTTCCTAAAAAGGACTTAGAGGTCTTGAATTTGTATTACCCAAAGTTCTTGGCTGGAGGCACAATGCCTCATGGACACTTCTCAGATCACAATCTTATCATGCCATTTCACAATGTTGATGGTGATATTGTAGCAATGCTGGGGCGATGCTTGCTTACCGAAGAGGTGCGGCAGGAGCAGCTTTTGCACAAGTACAAGTACTCTCACGGATGCCAAAAAGATCTATATGTGTATGGTCTTCACAAGGCAAAGGACTCAATTATCAAGAAAAACTGTGTGATTGGAGTAGAGGGTCAGTTCGATTGTATTGCCTTGCACTCTAGGGGCATCACAAATGCGGTAGCTTTTGGCTGGGCCAATATGTCCAGGTATCAATTCTTTCAGTTACACAGGTATACGAACAACATTGTTTTGATGTTGGACAATGATGAGGCTGGTCAGAAAGCTAAGAAACGAGTCAAAGATAGATTTAAAGAGTACTCAAACATTAAGTTAATGTCTTCCCCAAAGGGATTTAAAGACATAGATGAATTTTTCCAAGGTTGTAGCGATCAAAGTTATGTACAGTCTGTTATAGACATGATCACCAACCTTGGAGAATAATGGGTAAAAAATCTAATCGATCAAATGGATACCAGTTCTTGTTCGCTGAGCAGCCGTACTCTAATGAGATGATGGCTGAGTTCTCAGAAGCTCAGGGACTTACCGAAAATTATGACCCAGAGGACCGGGAGAGACTCTTGGACCTCCGGGAGGAGTTGCATTTGGAGTTTTGGCGCTTAGCAAAGGACAGCCTAACTTCCCGGCAGCTTGAAGTAATTCAGCTCTTAGCTCAAGGCTACACCCAGATAGAAATAGCAAAACAGCTGAATGTTAATCAATCCTCCATCACAAAGTCTGTAAATGGCAATTGTGACTACCGTAATGGAAAAAAGATTTATGGCGGCGCGAAGAAGAAATTACGCCGTCTAGCAGATAAGGACCCAGATATTCAGGCAATATTCGCGCAGATAGCTGAGATTCACTCTCAATATGATAGCTGATTCGGCACTGCGAGGAACCCTTATAAAGCCCACGCTCAGCCGTGGGCTTTTGTAATTTTGCTTCTATCACTACTTTTGCATGGTTTTAGCGCAGACCATTGCCACACTATTTCACTGGAGAATCAATGAAGGATAAGTTTACTGTAGACTTTGATAGCTTGGCCTCAACCCTTCTTCCAAAGAAGGCTCACAGGCTTGCGGACGTAGAAGGCCGAATCGAAAAAGTTGCTTACGATTTGGTACGTTACCGCGACAATGACGACACCGATCAGCTCTGGAAGATCGAAGAAGGAGCAGATGGCCCTGTCATCGTAGCTCTCTACGGAGACGATGGAGGTCTTGTTGTTGAGTCTGAGAAGGAAGAGAAGACAGACTGGGATGCTGTTCCGGATAAAACCGCAATGCACATCTACTACAAGAACGAACCTATCGTAACTCTTTCATCTAAGGATTTGGGTATCTCTTCTTTGGAGTTCAGCCTTGCACGCAAGTGGCTCCCAAAGAAGCTGGCAGCAGATGAGCGGCTCCAGGCTAATCTGCTTACCAAGGTGGCTAGCGCTAGCCGAGCACTCATTCCTGATCGATTCCCAGAGTTACGTAAGGTTGTAAAGATTGCTGACGAAATGTACAGCACTGACCGAGAGATGTTCATGAAAGATCCCCAGTTTGGATATGAGCAAGAGCAGCTTGAATGGGAAGATGAAACCGGAGGCGTGGGCATGCTTGGCGAGGGTGATGTCGAACCATCAGAAATGACAGACGAGAAGACCGATGAAGTAACAGTTGATGACTTTATGGGTCTTGTAGATCAGCTTTACGGCATGTCTGAGGAGAAGCAGAAGGAGTTCAAGCCTTCCCTTGTAAAGCTTTATAAAGCGCTACCTCATGATATGAAAGAAGAAATCACAGAAAGAATGGGGCCACAGGCATAACGAGGATAACTATGAATCTCCAGGAAATTAGTTTACTGATAACAAAGGCAGCTTCCGCTATTGATGCGAATGAGAAGCTCCCACTACCTATCCTTGCAGCAAAGGCCCGCAGGGAAGCACAGGCACGACCAACTGATACTCAGCTTGTCAATGCCTCACAGGTTCTAACGAAGATGGCCTCAGATAAAACCTTCATTGGTAAGGAAGAGCTTCGTGAGATTGTGAATCGTTTCACAGCATCTCACTCTAAGCTTGCTTCTGTATTTGCTGAAGAGCTGGGAAGCCCACAGGCTAAAGTTTCAACCTTCCAACGAGAGGGTGAAGGAGCTACTCTTGAGCAGGATTATCAGAGGTTTGCAGACCCAACGCTTTCTAATGCATTGTCTGCAGCTCTTTCTGAGAATCCAACCGAGAAGCTTTATACAGACGCTGCGGCCAAGAGAGCACATCGTGCAGCTCATGCACAGCTTCTGGCAATCGGTTTTGAGCCAGACAAGATGAGCACCTTCGCAGGACGAGGAGAGTTCATTATCTGTCAGGCAACTCACGAGACTCCAAAGGGTCAGGCACATGTACTTGTTCCCGTTGAGATGAGGGATGATAGAGCAATTCTTCCAACCTTATTTCTTTCCCGAGCTGGTTTCCAGGACATCGAGGCAAAGCCATACGCAGAGCAGATTGTAAGCTCAGCTGGTAAGGCTTTCCGAGTAGATGGCGCTAAGCTTCTTGACGTTCTTGAAAGAGCAAAGAGAGGCTCTGATGGACCAGTTGATGCGGTTGAGATGGCAGCAATCAAGATTGCATCTGAGGCAGGAGAAGGAGTTCTTCATGATCCAAATAGTGTTCTTTACAAGGAGCTTGAGGATGTGAAGGAGGATGTTGCTCTTCCACATTACGAAGCTACTGAGGAAGCTAAGTTCGCAGAGACATTGGGCAAGCCAGATGGTGTTGCTCGTTTCGTTCACGGTGACCGAGTGGTTGAAGCTGGTCGTTCCATGCTGGTTCGTAAGTTTGCAGAGATGGGATATGGCAATGTTCAGGTCCGTGTCTCTGATGTTGAAGAGGATAAGATTTTCTATGCCGTTGCTGTAGCAACCACAGCTGGTCTTAAGGTTCCAGTAGAGGTGAACGGCAATATGATTATTCCACCTAAGGTTGTTTTTGCTAATGACTTCGTTACTTCTTTTTCTAAGGAAGCAATTGATGAAGTGATTGCGAATGGCGACGGTGGAAACAAGAGGGCTCTTGCAGCAGCATCTGCTTGCTACGACATGAAGCCAACCGAGCTTCTTGAAGTTGTTAAGGAGTCTGTTGCTGAGGGCAACTACCTACGAGCAGAGGAAGCTATCAATGTTCTCGGCGAGGTAGATCAGCACGCACAAAAAGTCGCAATTGCGCACATGATGATGAACATCTATGAGCCTGGACAGAAGCCTGAAGGTGAGATGCAGGAAATGCAGCGTATCGCTAACCAGGAGGTTAAGGATACTCCACAGTTCATGACATCTAAGATCTTCTTTCCAGAAGGAGCATAATGGCTATTTCAATGGACCTAAGAGTTCTAGCTAAGAAGCTAGAGAAGAGCAGCGATTCGGTGCTCGCAAAAGCAGCAGAGAAAGGGCAGGATAAACTTGACAGAGTGGCAGCGGCAGTAGCTGCGGCATCTACTCTTCTTGAAGGTGTGGCTGATGATATGGATGAGAATCCAGAACTCGAAATCACTGAGCGCCAGCTTGATGAGATGGCTGCGCTTGCAAGTGCTTTTGATGAGTCTGGAGATCCTCTTCTAAAAAAGCAGGCATCTGTTCTTGATGAAATTCTTCTGTCCATTGCTTCACCAAAGAATGCGGTTGCCGCAGCTAACAAGGTGAAGGAAGATGAGCTGAAGAGGGTTCGTGAGGAGCGTCGTAGAGCACGCCGTGAGGAAGCTTACGAAGAGCCTGTAAAAGCACATGCTGAGATGAGCAATCAAAAGGCTCAGGCTAAAGCTGTTGAGCAACAGGTTAAGCGATACATCCCAATGGAAGGACCGCTTCAGACCAGGTACCCACCAGACCGTCCGGGAGGACACATGACTCGTATTACCGATCATGTATACCAGGATGTATTGACAGGTATTGTTTATGATTTCAAGGCTGGGTACAAGACTCAGCGAGGTAACGAGATTCCTGGAGGCTCGGTAGAGAACCAGACTCGTATGCTTGGTGATTACCGTAACCAGGGAGCATCTTTGTTTGAGACTCGTGAGTCTCTAGTGAATCGTTATGCATCTGGTGGAGAGCTTCATCACCTAAAGAAGTATGCGATGCACAATGAGATTGCTAATGTGCTGATTACTGCGAGAGATCATGCACCATCATTCTTGGACTACGCCATTGATAAGGCGAATGAGGATGGTCTTTCTACCCAGGAGGTAGCGGATATTCTTTCTACTGCCGACCTTGCTGATGCAGATACTTTGCTTGCGCCCGTGGCCCCTCCAGCACAGGAGAATCTAGGCGATGAGTTTGATAAGTTCATGACCTTTGAAAATCTTGAGAAGGTGCTTATGGCTCTCAAAGAGGCTGGCCAGCTTGATCCTATGATGATCAAGGATAAGATTGATGAGGCAAAGGATGTACTAACAAATGAGCAGTACGAATCTTTGGTAAGTCGCTTTGTTCCAGAGTTTGAAGAGGTTTCTCTTCAACGTCCTGATGAAGGATCCTTTAACCTCACGGACTTTATCTTTGAGGGAGAAGATTTTGATGAGGACATGCCGGCTGCAGTTAACTCTGCAGTGGCTGCAACTCAAGAGCTTGCACCACATCTTCTTAAGGAGGTTGTTGCTCTGGCTCGTAAGACGTTGAGTGACCAGGCTGTTAAGCAAGTGCTAGCATCTGACTTCAGCACTAAGTTTAGTAAGGCTTCTTTCGGAGAAAAGGCTGAGCTAGACGCTGCAAAGATTCTTCTTCCAAGATACAAGAAGCTTGGATGGGATTCTGTAATCGCCAAGCACCTTAAGGTGATGGCTTCTTTAGGGGTTAACAAAGAGGCGGTTAGTAAGATAGGTGACTATTTTTTAGGCGAACTGGGGCCGAATAAGTCTAGGCTCCAGTGTATCCTGAGTCTTGCTGGAGGTGAAGAATTCGCCTGGAATCTTTACGACGAGGAAAGTCAGGAGCAGCATGAGCCTGAATTAGATCCTATTGTAGAGGGCGGTGGTGAATTTCCAGAAGAGGAACAAGTACCAGCCCAGCCAGAGACCGCACCAGAGCAGGTCCCCGAAGGAGAGCCTGGGTATGGTACAGAAGAGCCAAAGCTAAATGATCTTTTTGAAGATGGTGAGGGTGTTAAGCCGGATAAGGTTCCTTCATCTAATCTCAAAACACCCCGTGACGATGTTCATGCTTGGGCAAGTGCTTACAATGAGATTGTTCAAGAGAGTAAGGATCAGGAATTTGAGAATCAGCAAAGCAAGAGTACTTGGTTTACTGACAGAATGCATGATAAAGGTTTTGTTTCTCCTCTAGAAAGAGAAGGTGATAAGACCTGGATGGATATTGCTAAGCAGTTGGCAAAGGAAACTCCCAACACAAGCTATGAGAGCGAAGGCTTTAACTGGGAGGACTATCAGTCAAAGCATAATCTTGGTATTACTAGCGCTCGTCTTCAGAAAATAGAGCAGCAGATTCAGGATACATTTGCAGAAGTAAGAGCTGATGCAAACAAAGCATTCAATGAAATGACGTTCATTGGTAAGGAAATTCCAATGAGTGTTCGTCAGCTTCCAAAACCTATTCGCGAAGCCGTGTATGATATGATGGCGTCACGAGAATATTCTATTGGTGTGATAGAAAATCTTCAAAAGATCATCTCAGATTACAATGCTAAGAACAATGCAGAAGTTCCAGTACCTAACCAAAAGGATTTGAAGCAGGCAAGAGAGGCTCTTGGTAACAACAAAAAGATGGAAGCCAAGGAGCTTCTTAAGAAGAGAGTGAGTGACCTTAGAAGGTGGAGCGTTAACCAGGTTCTAAAGAAGAACGGCCTTCCAGAAATGTGGGATGATGTTAGAATCATGCCTAATAGTGACTTCAAAGAAGAGCTAGAAGAGCTGAGCACTGGAAAGTCCAGGTCTGACTTTAAGATGTATCGATCATGGGACAACACACTTGCCGATGGAAGTGTTGTTGCAGCTCCTTGGCAGACCGGCGCAGGTTACGTTGAAGCTCTAACAGAGGCTTGGCAGCAATTCCCAAAGAAGGATGAAGATGGCAATACGCTTGATGCTGCGGCTTTAGAGGAACGAGTCCGTAATATCGGTAAGTTCATGGAGTCCAAGGGTTTACTTGATCCTTCCACTAAGGTCTTTGGTAACAGAGGCATGCATCAAATGCTGATGGATGCAGCTCCACCAAGGCTTGATAAGTTTGGAAGACCAAAGAGAAACCCAGTGACCAAAGAGGTTATGCCAGACCTTAATGCTTTGATGGAGATGGGTGATGATATGGTTGCCGACTATGGTGATATGAAAACACTCTTCACACATCCCGAGGAATACACCAAAGCATTGGCCGAGGGTGAGAAAGCACTTAAGAATAAGGGTGAAAAGCAGCTCCCACCCCCTGTTGAGTTTGATAAGATTGTTGGGTCTATGCATGAGGCTAAGAGTATTCCTGATAATATCAAGCGTGATATTAGGGATAATCTAGACATGGGTAAGAAAGGTCTTGTGGCTATGCTTGAGTCTAAGTATGGTGATGAGTCTGCTGAGGGAGAGCTTGAATCATATGTAAATTCTTACTACAGATTCACCAGAGGTAGTGGCAATAAGATTCGTAATACATTCAAGGGTATCATTGGGTCTGGACTTAGAGACATTCAATCACAGAACCTTTCCGGTGATGAACTTAAGAAAGCATTGCGCAACCTTTTATCTAAGGCGAAGAAAGAAATCTATGAGAAGTATTTCTTCCAGAAAGATAGAGATGGCAATCTTGTAGAGGTTCCTGACGAGCAGAAGCCAACCATTCCAAAGGGTGCGTTTGAGGAGATGTTCAAGGTTATCATTACCAATCAAGCCAGAACTAATCAGTTCAAGAATCAGTGGAGAAAGTTCATGGCTGCAAAAGGCATGGTCTCTCCTTATGATAGGGCCATTGGTAACTCTAGCTTTAAGCAGCTTGTGTCTAGAAAGAAGGGTCAGTTTGATACTGATTCCAAGGCTGGTCAGGTTGATGGAACTATATCTCCAGATGCTAAGTTCAAGATGGAGACGGATACAGGGCCTAAGGCAAGTGGAACAACCCCTCTTCAGGATCTTTCCGGATGGAAGGCTGCGCAAGCTAAGGCATTAGCGGGTATCGATAAGGCTCTTAAAGAAGAAGCAAAATCAGAGATTGCTAAGAGGAAAAATTGGAAGGGAGAAAAGGCTGGCGAGTTCATGAAGAACGTCAACAAAGCTATGCAAGCAGAGGGGTTTGCTGGAGCATATGAGTATGGCAAAGAGCCTGGTGGAAGGTCAAGGCCTTGGTTCCAGATTGCTAAGAGTATGTAAGAGATGAAATGGGTAACAGTAAATTTTCAAAGATCGTCGATCATCCAGAGAAGAAAACTATAATCACGAAGCTTGTTAGCGGAGAGAGCCCTAGTACTGTATCTCGTTACCTCAAAGATAAATACTCCAAGCCAGACGAAGACCATCTAAGAATCCCAGCTACAGTCCTCAAGGAGTTTCTTGAGGGCTATGCCGATCATCACGGTTACGTTAAGAAAATTGTTCAGCGTCAAGCAGACTCTAAGATGGAGAAGCAGATTGCGGACTCTCTTCTTGACACTCGTGCATGGAAAGATCGTCTCGCCGATGTAGCTGATAAAGAAATCAACTATTTAGAGAAGCTTGACAACGTGCTAACTATCTTGGAAACAAGAGCTGAGCAGTTGTTTGATATGATGCAGAGCGATCCTGAGGACACTCGTAAGGTAGATTACGTCTTCACCAAGTACATGGAACTTCTCATGATGGCCATTGAGAAGGGTGATAAGATTCGTAATGATCGTCCAGATGTTCGTGTTGAGCACACTTACACAGTACAGATGGTTGAGCAACAGACCGTGGCTTTCCAGGAAGCAATTCGTGAGACGCTAGAGCAGATGGGTCCAGAGCACACTTCGTTGTTTATGGATATCCTTGGACAAAAAATGGCTAAGATGAAGCCACAGATTGATGCACCTCCAACCCCTAACACCAAGCAGTTTGAAAAAGAAAGGGCCGCTATAGACAAGTTAGATACTGATGTTAGGGAGTTTGATCAGAAGTTCCTGGAGGAAAATCGTGCTGAATGATCACTTTAGAAAGCAATTCGACTCATCAAATTGTCAGTACCTACCTGATGATATCAAGGATGATGTACTCTCAGACTTTAAAGTGATGTCTCAGATGGGTGTTGATAATGATGAAGATCAGAATAAGTTCTTTGTTATCCGTAATCATGTGCCTGAAATCATTCACAGCATGTTCAATCGTCCCGTGAATGATAAGGTGGCGCAAGCGATTGCTGCAGAAATCTTTAGAAACAGAAAAAAAAGACCCCTAAATTCCCTGTTAGAGTTAATAGAAGCTACTGATTTGGCATTAAAGAAGATGGTGCCACCAAACACAAGACCAAAGCTGGCATACCCGCAACCTAATATTAAGCAGCAGTTGCCACACTATGATATTGGTAGCTGGGTAGAAGCCACACGTAAAATCTATAGCCTGGTATCTAGAGGTTATAGTCAATCACAGGCTAAAGATCTGGTGATTAGCAAATGGGAGCCGAGTGAAAAGATGGATTACGAACAGTGGTTAAAGTTCTATACAGAGAAAGTTCCTGAGAAATATCCAAAGCTTGCAACTGATCAGGATTTTGGATTCATGGGCGGCTTTCCTATTGCAAGAAGAGATACTGATGAGTTGAGGGTTATGCCAAATCAGATGGGCATCCCAACTCAGGGTCGTGGAATTAAGTCTCCAGGACCAGGACTTCCACAGGAAGTTTCAGATGTTCGTGATGCTATTGAGACACAGCGTAGAAAGCTAATCTCTCGATTGAACTCTGCAGAAAAACTATTGTCATCTATGGATGGACAGACCTTTGCTGGTAACGATCAGGAGTTAATGCTTAAGCTCCTTCAGGATTTGAAGCGCAGAATTCAAACTGCAAATAAGAGAACGGCCCGATCAACACTTTTTGAAGATCAGATTATCAAAGAGGCTAATCGTCTTCAGCTTCATGGAAAGGATAGAGCTGCAGGGTTCTTTTATAAACTTGCGCAGCTTCCCCCACCTCCAGGAGGATTGGATCTTGGACCACCAGGCGGTGGATTAGACGGACCTCCAAGTGGAGATACAGGTGGCGATTCCGATAGTGACAAACCACCAACAGGCAAAGGGGACAAGAAAGAGACAGAATCCCTTCTCAAAGAATTCTTTGACAACCTCAAGCGTGGGGTGAATGATAAGGATGATACAATCGAGGAACGTGAAGCTCTTGAGGGCAGGCCAGAGGAAGACCTAGAAGTTTCTGCACCTCCAGCTGCACCTACTGCAGACGCTGCTCCACCAGCACCTCCCGCAGCACCGGCAACAGCTAGTGCTGATATTGAGGTTATTAAGATTGGTGATAGGTATGTTAATGCTGATGAGTTCTTGAAGATAGCTCAGCTTCCACCAGAGCCAGAGCCAGCTAAACCGCCACCAGCACCTGGCGCTATGGGCGCTCCGACACCAGAGGTTCCTGAAAAGAAACCTAAGACAGAAGAAGTTGTTGTTGAGCAGGGCGCAGAGGGTAGGGGCGTTGAAGATCATACAGATGATGTGATTGAGGCAGCCCTTAATCAGGTGAGTGTGAATGATGTAATTCATCGTCTTGAGATGCTTGTAAGTATCTACAATCAGCGTGAGATTTCGCGTCAGCTAGCTATCTTGGATATTATGATGGATAAGCTTGGCATTGCTTCTTACTTCCCATCTCTTGGAGAGTCTATGTCCAAGGCGCTTGAGGCAAACCAGTACATTGGTAATCGTCTTAGTGACATTCTAACTAAGCTTAAGGGTTCTGTTAATATTCCTGGTGGGCATGATTGGATTGAAAGCCCAAAAAGCAAGGCCAACCCAGAGACAGCCGGCCTGAGAAGGTCTCTTGAGCAAGACCAAGTTCAAGAAGAGGAGCGCAAAGAGCTAAGAAAGCAGAAGGATCTGGAAAAGCTCAAGGGCGGTCCAGAGGCAGGTAAGCCAGCAGCTCCAGCTGGCGCAGCAGAGAACCTGGCAGGCCCGGCAAAAGTAGAGAGAGCACCAAAGATTGATGTGAGGTAATATGGCCATTCGTGACGTACTGCTTGAAATCAAGCGTATTGCTAAAGACAATGGCCTATCCGAGCCTTACGTCGTAGGTGGTCTGCCTCGTGACAAAATACTTGGTCGTTCAAATCTTGTAGAAGATGTGGACTTGACCTCAGGGGATGAGTCTATTCACAGACTGGCTGAGCTTGTTGCTCATCATTACAGGGTAAACCCAATGCGTTTTCCTGATGGACACTATCAGGTTTATGTTGATGGTATTAAGTATGACTTCTCCTCTAATTACAACTCACCTGATGTAGAATATTTTCTTGGTAAGGCCGGGTTGGATGATGCAACAGAAATGCAGAAGGAGTTGTTCAGTAGGGATTTTACAATCAACACACTGACAGTTCCAATGCATCTTCGAAAGATCGTAGACCCTACTGGATTGGGTCTTGACGATGCTAAAAACAAGATTATTCGCACCCCTCTTCCGCCAAGGATTACCTTGCGTGATGATACTAAGAGAGTGATTCGTGCCATTTATCTAGCAGCAAAGCTCGGGTTTGAAGTAGAGCCTGATATTATCAAGTGGGTTCGTAAGAATCACGAGAGGATTGCCAAGGAAGTTTCAGAAGGTTTTGCCAAGAAGAAACTTGCAGCCGCTACCAGAGAAGATGCCGCTAAGACAATTAGATTGATGAATGAAATGAACCTTTGGAATATCGTTGGAGTTCCCAGAGTTCTTGAGGAGGCTCGGATGATGGGAGGAACACGATGAAAAGAAAAGCATATTTTCAAGGAACAGCAGATCCGAAAGAGAAGCGTAAGCCTGATAAGCTTCCTGTATCTAGGAAGAATCTGGATGTAAGGTCTCCAAAGATCTATACTTGGTTTACCAATTATGATTACTCAGATGAGGATCCTTCTGAGACTTCTCCGGGTGGTGGCCCGTACCACGGCCCAATGGACAAGTACAAATCTGTAAAGGATTTTCTTGATAAGAGAAGGAAGAAGCAGAAGAAGAAGTACGAGGAGGGTTTGAAAGAATCAAACTCTGAATCTCGCCTTGCTGCTTTTACTAAGCTAGCTAGTGAGGTTAAGAAAAATGACTAAGAGAAGACTTAAGCTAGCAGAGGTTCGTAAAAACAATCATGAGCCATGTCCATTTGGGCTGCCTATTCCTTTTGGGTGCAAGCATGCGGGGAATGCTATTAAGAACATGGCTAAGCTGGATACTCTGGGCAAGGACGCTTCAGAGGAAGAGAAGGCTATGATTGCTAAGGCAAACACTAAGCTGCTAGCTTGGACTCTTCTTAGAAGCCAAGAAGCTCCAACAAAATGCCCCTATGCCGGGGTAATTATGGAAGAGCAAGAGGCAGTGGAGTGTAATGTCAATGACTCTGCTCCTGGTCAAAACCCTACTAAACCACTGATGGCCGCTCCATTTTACTCCAAGATGTTCTCTGGAGTTATCAATGGGCTCTACACTTATCCGGTGGGTTTCTACTCGGATTACAATGTAAGTCGTAATCTATACATGGGAACATATTCGCTTCAAGGAGCGGAAAGGCTGGATTTATTGAAGATGGCAGCGGAAGTAGTAGAGGAAGGGCGTAATATACGAATAACTCGGAATAGGTAATGTACCCACATGAGGTTGTAAAATGGTAGAAAAGAACGCATATGAAGCAGACGATTTGAATCTCGGTGATATTCTGTCACCTCTGGGCAGTCTTCCGTCCATCGATGTTACCCCTAGTGACATTGAGGTTTCTGAGGATAAGCCTGATGAGGTTATTTTCGTTCTCGATGACATCCCAGGGGCCCCTACGGCACAGGAGATTATTATCGAAGATGACGAAGATGACGTAGAGGTGGAGGTTTCACCTGGAGAGTCAGACATGTGGAGCTGGGAGCCAAATAACTTCCTCACATGGTTACAGGGAATGTTTGATGGTGTACCACAACATTCTGGTTATGATACCACAGGATTAGAAAAGGCCATCTCTTACTTTGAGGTTTTGGATAAAGAGATTACCAAAGCAATGAGAACAGACTTTAAGAACGAGATTGACTCTGCAAAAGCAGAGAAAGCTCGCGAACAGATTGAAAATGGTCTAGAGCGTCTTGTTGAGCGTTTGGAAAAGGTTAACTCTGATAAGTACAAGAGAAAGGGCAAGAAGTCTAAGGCTTGGTATCAGGAAAATGGGTTTACAAAAGAAGCTCAGAAGGCAACCAACATTACTGGAATTACCATTACCGTTCCTCTTCTTATCTCTCGCATTGCGCGTGTATGTATCAATAGCGTTGTGTCTGGCGGTCATGATCTTGAGGATATGTATAAGCGCCAGGTTGAGGAATACAGTTTAGATAAGCGTGAGCAGGCTGAAGTGAATCAGCTGCTTGCAGATATGGGTTACCCAATTCATCAGGACCGAGGCTATCCACCAGGTGAGCCAGTGGAGATTTGGCGTAATGATAACTATGACTGGTCAGCACAGTACAGAGGATAATATGAACGCTAAATTACTAAGATTCGCAGATATTTTCAAGACAGCAGCTAAGGCATCTTCTGATAAAGAGGATGACAAGGATAAGAAGTCCAAGGATAAGAAGGACGAAAAGGATAAGAAGTCTGAAAAGAAGGAGAAGGATGAATGATGAGCTACTAAAATTTGCAGAGCTATTCAGAGCAGCGGTCGATATGATTGATCTGTCTGAAGAAGCTGTGCTTGAAGACGAGCCCGTATCCGATCCAGAAGCGGAGACTGGTGATTTTATGACGGATACCGATGAGGATGTGTTTGCTCTTTCTGCAGCAGACCTGCTTACATTGGACGCTGGCGTTATTGAAAACGCTCAAAAGATTACAGAGACCTTAAGAGACTTAGGAAGTTCAACTTTAGATATTGAGCAGAAGCAGAGACTTATTGATAAATGGAAGGCGGATGTTGAAGCCGCGAAAGCAAAAGCACGAGGCGCACTATGAGAGGAACTAAAGGATCATTCGAAAGGACTGGCGAAATCAGCCGTGAAGCAAGCAAGACTTCTGACTGGCTTGAGGAGTTTGCTGAGAAGCTTGCTATTGCTGAGGTTACATCTGAGGCACGAGTTAAGACAGCATCTAAGACTGCCGTTGAGGTTTCTCGTGATCGCAACATCGGACCATCTGTTTACGAAATGATGTCAGCTATTGTATCTCCAACAGGTCACAAGCACAGCTCTGTTGAAGAGGCCGTTGTTGATTACCAGAAGCGAACAGGACTGGCACAGCATCTTGAGCGCACAGCTGAGGAGCAGATGCAGGCTGTGGCCTCTTTGGTAACAGCATCTTATGGAGAAGACGAGGCCTGTGCTCACGGAGAGCACGGGGACTGTGCAGAGTGTGATGCAGCAGATGCGGCAGATGCAGATACCGCAAACGCAGACACCGAAGAAGAGGAAGAAGATTCCCCAAAAGCTGATGGCCACGGAGAGGTGGCCGAAGACGATGAGGACATTGAGCATTTTCTAGAGCTTCTCGAAGGCTTCGACTACCCAGACAGTTATGAGCGCACAGACATTGGTAATGCAGAGTGGTCAGAGGAGCATGACTCTTTGGTAGCACAGGCAGAGCATGGACACCCAGCTCTAGTCATTCAGGTTCCAGCCATCGATAGTTTTCTTGATAACCTAATTGATACCAACCCAGGCATTCAATTACCGGCACTTCTACACTCTTTGGTAGAAACATTCAGCCGTGATGGTGCTGATCAATCTTCTTGTCGTGAAAAGGATTTCCTTCAGTACGTTAACAAGAAATTGATTGATAAGGAACGGGATATCATTGATCCAACCTCTTCTGAGATTGGTCGAGGGGTAGGTCTCCAAGTTGATTATACTGGTGAATCTGATCAAAACAAGCATCCATTTGCACTACTTGAGCCTCAAGAGTCCGAGTAAGCCTATGATTTAACTGATTTTCTATTCATAAGTCCACATATTTCTACGTAAGGAGGACTTATGAATCCAGTAGAATCTAGTGTCCATGGGCTATTTAACCAGCTCAGAGACAACATTATGGGGATGGACCCCGTGTATTTTTGTGAGAGATTTCTCACTATCGATGGTAAGCCATTTGACCTAAGTGGTGCGTGGAAACCATTCGCAGACATCTATAGGTACGTTGGGCTGAAGGCTATTGAAAAGGATGCCAAACCTATCGTACTGGTCAAGGGGCGACAGGTAGGTGCAACAACAATGGCAGCTGCACTAGAATGTTATTTTGCAGCATGCGGTATCTTTGGGAAGAATGGTCATGCGCCAATGCGTCTGATGCACCTCTTCCCAACGTTATCTTTGGCTGCAGCTTATTCCAAAGATAAGTTAGATCCAATGATTGGTCAATCTGTATCCGTTGCAGGGGCTTACAAGTCTAATGGACTTCTCAAGTCTTACATGGAAAATTCCATGGCTACAGGAGACCCCTCCAATAACAACATGCACTTTAAGAAGTTCAACTTCGGTAACCAGGTTTGGATTGAATCCACTGGTCTTACGGGTGACCGTATTCGTGGTCGTCAGCTTTGTTTGGATACAGAACTTCCAACGCCTGATCGAGGATTTATCAAACTAAGAGATTTGAAGCAGGGAGATAGGCTATTCGATGAAAATGGAAATGTTTGTAATGTAACCAAACTTCATCCAATTCAAGAGTCTCCAGAATCTTATCGTGTAACATTTGATGATGGAACACAAATAGATGCTTGTGCTGAGCATTTGTGGGGAACTCAAACCAGATATGAGCGAAGAAAAAGAAAAGAGCTTGGCATAAGAAATACCAAAGAGATTCTTGAGACGCTGAACGTTTCAGGAGAAAGTAATCATTCAATCCCTTTATGTGGTTTTGTTCAATATCCTAAGAAGGACCTGGATATCGATCCTTATTTGTTAGGCCTTTGGCTTGGTGATGGTGATAGATATGGACGAATTGAAACGGCTGATATTGAGGTTTTGTCTAATTATGATTATAGACTTATTGAGTCATCTGTAAATCATGAAAGTTATTTTGGAAAATCCAAATCAAACTCTTACAGAGTTATCGGGCTAACTACAGCTTTAACAAAGTTAGGATTGGTTTACAATCCTGGTAAGAAGCTAAAAGCACAAGGTAAAGGTTTTTATAAAAAGAGAATACCTAGGGAATACTTAGAGGCATCTGTTGAACAACGTCTGGATCTTCTTCAAGGTTTAATGGATGCAGATGGGTGTTGTAACAAAGATGGCAGATGTGAGTTTGTACAATGTGATGATCGAAAAGATTTAGTAGATGATGTCCAAGAGCTTATTCATTCTCTTGGAATCAAAACAGCCAGGTATAGAAAAGAGTCTTGGAGGTACAACGTAAGGTACCAAGATAAGCATTCTATTCAATTTTACACAACTCTACCTGTATTTAAACTCAATCGTAAACTTCAAAATTTGAAAGTTAAACTAATAAAATCAAACAAAAGATTTATCAAGTCTATTGAGCTAATAGAACCAAAACCGATGCGATGTATAACGGTGGATTCCCCGTCACATCTTTATTTGGTAACGAGATCGTTTATTCCTACTCATAATACCGTGGACGGAGCGCTCTTTGACGAGGTTCAGGATATGTCTGACCTTGCCATCGGTGCTGTGACTAAGATTCTTGCGCAGTCTCACTACGGAGCATCCGGTGAAGGTATGCAGGTTTATTTTGGTACACCTAAGACCAAGGGCGGTTCTTATTGGGAGATGTGGCAAAACTCATCTCAGAATTACTTCCACCTCAGGTGCGAGCGCTGTGACAAGTTCTTCCCTCTGTATCATCCTGACAACAACTGGGAGGAGACCTGGCTGTACGGCTACATCGTCAAGTGTGGCGAGTGTAGTCATGAGCAGGAGAAGGGACAGGCCCAGGCACGAGGCAAATGGATTCCAGATAAGGATCCAGAGTTCTGTGACTATGTTGGGTACCATATCAACCAGCTTTACATTCCGAAGTTTACCAAGGAGACCATTGAGAAGGCAAAGCCAGAGAAGAACCCTATTAACACTGAGCGTATTTATATGAATGAGGTTCTTGGTGAGTTCTACGATGGTGAAGGCGCTACGATTACTGCTGAGGAGATTAGAGAAAACTGTGCAGAGCTTGATCGTCATATGGTCAAGCGCATTGATAGAGGCATTGAGAGGCGTGTCTATGGTGGATTCGACTGGGGACAGAAGGGTGCACTTGAGCAGATGACAGGTAAGAGAAGCAAAGGCGGAACTTCTTACTCTTGTGCTGTAATTCTAACTGCTGAAGCCAATGTATTTAATATTGAGTTTGCTACAAGACTTATGCATGCAGACCCAGAGTACAAAGAAAATCATGTTAATGAAATGTTTAGAAGATACAACATGTCATTGGCTATTGGCGATATTGGTGATGCTTATGACTTAACACATAGACTGCAGAAGTCTTTTGATGAAAGGTTTTTAGCATCTAGAGCTTCTCATAGAGTAACTGGTCATGTTAAGTATTCTAAAGATGAATGGCCAAAAACTGTAGTCTTTGAAAAGGACTATTACATCTCTGAATTGTTAGGTCTTTTGAAAGAGGGAAGGATTAAATTTCCTTATGGCTCTCCAGATAGAATTAAGTGGTTGGTTGATCACTGTGCATCTATGGATGTCAAAGTAACTCTGGATAGGGCAGGAGATCCTATCAAACGGTATGTTAAAGGAGGTGGTCCAAATGATGGAATGATGGCCCTTCTCAATGCTTACCTGGCTTGGAAATTCGATGTAACTCAAGGTTTTACAATCGCTAACCCGCTTCACATGAAGTACGAGATAGCGAAAGAGCAAGCTCCTGTGCAGGCAGTTCTTGGGCATATACCTGGGATGTTCGGCAAGGGTCGAGGTCGCTGATATAGGAGCCTTAGATGGATATCAACAATGAAAAGACCAGAGCAGAACAGCTCGTTGAACAGAATAGACAGATACGTTCTCGCTCTGATGAAATTATTGATAAGAGAGCTTCTTCGGGAGGTATACCGGAAGTGTCTAATCGTATGGCGCGATCTGTTACTGATCAACGCCGAGAGCTGATGGAACGCCAGCTTGAAAGAGGAGAGTTTAGAGAGCAGGGTTCGTCTGGTTTCAATGGTGGTTCTTCTGATCCAACTAAGATTCACATGAGACAAACTCAAGCGGGTGTAGTCGCGTCCAACTCCAAGGGTCTTTACAAGATGGCCTCAGGGGGTGGTGGAGTTGCATCCGGCCACTCTGGCGGCTGGCGTGGCTCTAACGATTCATCAAGACAGATTCCAGAAGTGTATTCACCTCTCTGGTTGAATTCGAACCTGAATCTTCCGAGGGATAGAGCAACCATTAATGCATGGTCTCGTTCTTTCTTTGCATTGAATCCTATCGTGCATAATGCTGTAACACTTCACAGTACGTATCCAATCGCAAAACTTAATATCAAGTCAAAGAATCCAAAGGTTGAGAAGTTCTTCAACCAGATGATGGAAGAAATTGATTTGATGAACATGTGCGTTCTCATAGCTCAGGAGTACTGGATTCTCGGAGAAGCATTTGTTTATGCCGAGCTAGATGAGTCTAAAGGATCTTGGTCAAGGCTTATGATTCTTAACCCAGATTATGTGAACGTACAGCGTTCTGTCATTGCGGCAGAGCCTATTATCTCTCTACGTCCAGATGAGAATCTAAGACGAGTAGTCTTTGGTAATCAGCCATCTGATTTGCAACAGCGTAAGCAACTTGACCCATCTATCATTGAGCACGTTCGTAGGAATGAAAATATTCCATTGAACAATTTCTATGTCTCTCACATTGCGCGAAGGATTTCACCCTATGAAATTCGCGGAACGGGTCTGATTGTATCTTGTTTCCGCGCTCTCATGCTGTGGGATAAGTATAGAGAGTCTAACTATGCTCAGGCTGATAATATGGTTAACCCACTCACCTTGGTAAAGATTGGTGATAATGAATTCAGACCATCTCCTATTGATCTTGAGCACTTCAGAAACACATTTGAAGAAGCTCAGTACGATAAGGATTTCAAGATCTTTACTCATAATGCGGTTAATGTTGAGCGTATTGGTTATGGCCAGGGTATTCATGATACATCTAATGATGTTCAGCAGCTTATCAAAGAGATCTACATTGGTCTTATGGTACCTTCTGTTATCATGGATGGCTCTGATACCACGTATGCTACAGGTTCTGTTGCCCTTGATGTTCTTCGTCAGAGGTATATGCAGTTCCGTCAATACATGACCTCTTGGCTGAAGAACCGTATCTTTGCTCCAATTGCTCAAATCAATGATTTTTATGAGTACGTTGATGGTGAGAAGACACTGATTGTACCAGAGGTAGATTGGAATCATATGTCTCTATTTGATATGGATTCTTATATTTCCAATATGGTTAACCTGTCTCAGGGTGAGGGAACTCAGAAACGCGTTTCTCTTCAGACAATGTACCGTTCACTTGGTCTGGAGTACGAGGAAGAACAACGTAAGATTAAGTACGAGGATATTCAAAACGCCATCCGTGTACGTGAGATGACAGCGATGACTCGTCTTCCACTTCATGAGCTTCAGTCTCTTGGACCTGGTGATGAGATTCCAGAGATTGCTGATGAGCCAGTACCGGGTGAGTCTCCATACGAACAGCCTGGTCAGGACGCAGGCGGGGCCGGTGGTCCAGGCGGTGGCCCAGGAGCGCCAGGCGGCCCAACAATGCCAGGAGCACCTCCTCCAGGACCAATTGGAGGCGGTGGTCCAAAGCCTCCAGGCGGCGGTGGCCCACCAGGCGGCGGTGGTCTTGGTGGTCCTCCACCACCACCAGCAGCTGGTCCAATTTGATAAGCTCAGCGCATATTTTGGCTTCATAAAGATAGCTGGAGGCATATGACTGACTTTACAAAAGAGGCACAGAGCAGATCCGTTTGGAATAGGGTTACGGAATTCACTGATGTTGGTGAAAGGTTACGCCGTAGACGTAGCCCAGAGTACGCAAAAATCATGGAGGAGTTGGTTAAGGCTGACAACCGCATGAGAGAAAAGGCAAAGCAGAACAAAAATAACATGCGTGATGCCCTGCATGATGCCCGCATGGCTATGAAGAATCGTCAATACCCTCGGGTTATCTATCATGCTTGGCGGCTTCTCAACATTACAGATAATGTTGTTGCTGATATGTCCAAGCTGGAAAAAATCAGGGACAAGCAATTTGATAAGTTTTATGGCAAGAACCTTACACCAACTCAGAAGAAGAACCTTCATGAAGGATTGGTAGGACAGGCATCAACCCCAGCTCCAACAAAGCTTCTTACGGCCAGCACTCCAGACCCAGAGCTAATTACACAGGCTGGAATCATGCAATGGCTCAAAGAAGTTCTCCCAACTCAGCGTGAACTTCAAGGTGAGGTTCTTGATCGTATCTTCAAGAATAAAATTTCTAAGCAGCGTGAAGGTGCTAGAGATGTTCTGCGAGAAGCTGAAGGCATTTATAAAGGAATGACTGGGCTTTTCAGTAGGCTTGATGATGCTCGCACTGATTTCAACAAGTACATGGAGACGGTGTCTTCATGGAAAGAAGATTACAATGAATTTAAGACTACCCTTACCGCACTGTATAGAGAGCATTTTGATGAATTGATTCCAGAAGAGGTAAAGGCAGCTGATCCTGTTCAGGCACCAATCGAGGAGCCAGCACCTCAGGCCGAGACTGCGGGGGAAAGCACTCCCGAATCAGAGACAGTTGAAGTAACCGATGAGGAGCTTATGGAAGACTCTACACCACAGCCTCAAACAGAAGCTGTACCAACAGTTCCTGAAACTACTCATCCGGAATCAGTGATGGAAGATCCTCATACACCTGACGATGCGGCGTATGGAGAAGAGGCACCTGATATTCCAATGGAACAAGAGGATACTGGTAACATAGCTGACTATGTTGTAGCAGAAAAATATACACTATCTCTTATCAGAAAGGCAGAGAAAGCCTTAGAAGAGGGTGATAAGGGAGTGGCCGTAGCGCTTCTAGCTAAGGCTTCTGAGGTTGCTGATGATCATGGCGCTGAAAAAGTGAGCGCATCTTTACTTGAAGAAGCATTGAGGATCTCCCAGGAATGAACCGTGAAGATCAACAAATTCTAAGACACGCAGCACTTGAGCTTATGACCGAGCCAGACATGGTTCGCGTAGCTGGAGTGCTTCAGCGTGTCAAGAATTGGTGGAAAGCTAGGTTCAATACAGAGTTTGCAAAGAACCAGGAGATGGTTGATGGTGCTTATGATGGGATGAAGGGACCGCTTGGTGATCTTATCACTAGACTTAAGGAACTTGATGGTGCTTTCAAGTCTCAAGATCCAGAAGAAGTATCTCGAATTCTTTCTGACGTTCAGGCTGCAATCAACAAAGTTGATTCAGGAGTTGATAATCTAAAGAAGAAGATTAACAAGTATGAAGATTCTGTAAGCAAAGCAGTATCTGATCGAGGCTATCAGGGTGAAGATACTGCTGGTGACGCTGAGCAGCGTGCCCAGTGGGAAATGTTACCTGAGCAGTTTAGGAATCAGATTAAGGTGAATGTTCCAATGAACATTCCGATCATGCAGACAGATTGGTACGGACAAAACTATAGTACAGATAATGTTACGGTAGCCTCTCAGAGTAAGCCATTTATGAAGAAGGTTCTTGTTCGTGAACTTACAAGACAGTTGCAAGAATACCTCACCGCATCAGATATTGAACAGTTAGTAGAGCTTGGGTTTGAGGGGTTTGTAGAAAACCTCAGACAAAGCATTCTGGCAGAGAACACTATTCTTGTAAGGGTTGAACAAAGCAAGCCCAGTAAAACAGTTACCAGAAGGACCATCAATCAGATGCAGCTAGAGGTAAATCCAGGGCCAATCATTCTTCCTGCAGGGCAGCTTAAGCTACCAGTAAATCCTGGTAGTGTTTTGCTTACAGATTTGGGAACCTCTGCGCGAGGAGCGAATCATGAGTTGGTAGTGTGGGCTGTGAAGCATGTGCGCCTTTCAACAGAGGCTTATAAAATACTCCGGCAAGCCATTCAGTATCGAGAAGAGCAAGATTCGCCCATTGAGGATACAGAGCCCAAAGATGATGTGGAAGAGCAACCCGAAGAAACACAAGAGGAGAAGGAGGTTGAAGCCTCAGGGCCAATTACTTCTTTGATAAAGCGTGCCATTCTTCGGGATATTCTGCCAACCACTCATGCTGTGGTTAAGATCTCTGGCTCATCATTCCGTAATCTCAATGAGTGGTCTGATACAATGTACCGAGAAATGTTTGGCACTGTTCTATCAAAAGCACTGCGTCAAGAGATAGATGCGGAAGCTGCTCTTCATTCCTCTGATGGCGGTGTTGAAGTACAAGTAAAAATTGCTGGTTCTAAGATGGCATCGTTACCTGCAATTTATGGCATTTCTATGGACGTTGCCGAACGCTTCAAAAAAGCAACCATGTATGGCGCTGAGGTTGAGGTTGATGAGGGCAAGTCTAAATTACAGTTGATTGAACCAGATGCGCTTGAGAGATCTAAGCGTCAAGTAACTATTGATTGTTGGAGCGAGCGTGGTGAACACTAAGTTAGCAGGAGCGGATGTGGATGAAAGTGCAAGCTCAGTACATATAGTTTATGAAACCATTGCCGAGGCGATAGGTCATCTATACAAAGACAAGGTTATTCAAATCTATCTTGGAGAGTCAGGGGGTAGTACTCATTATTCAGATTTTGATATTGAACAAAAAATTTATATGGAAGGTAAGGTCTTGTGGACTAGAGGCAATGTAATCGCCCTGGAGAGTATTATTGAGACACAAGATGGAAAAACCTATCCAAAGACAGTGTTGGTAAATGCTTGGGCCGTCACATCTGTAATGGAAAAAGAAAAAGATGGCGTAGAGATTTCTATGGTCATGAAGGGAATGAGGCGGTGAATTCAGTGAGTATTGAAAAGGTTTTAGCTAGTGTGTGTAAGGACTTAAGGTTGCTTGGAGATAAAGAACTAACCTCTAAGGCTTTGTGTGCCTATGCTGCCGTTACAGACACTGAAAACCCCAAGGTAGATCTTAGTTACTCTGCTGTTATGAGAGAGCTTCGTAAAGGAGAAAAGGAAAGACAAATTAAGTTCCAAAGGGTATTCAAGGATACTTTTGATAAGGCTTTGTATTCAGATTTAGAAGAGCCACAAGCAATAGCTTTAATGGAGGCAGTTAAAGCCATTGACTATAAGGAGGATGATGCCTGATAGATTTGCACAAGTAGTTGAGGGTCTTTACAGGGGTGGGCGACCATCAGCTGAAGACCTTGCTGCGCTTCAAGATCTGTGGGGAATCAAGAAGGTTGTTAGCCTTGATGAAGAATCAGGCAAAGCTATTGAACCTATTTGTAGAGATTTGGGATTGAAGCAAATCATCTGGGGTCTTGGTGATGGAACAGATCCTAAGGTCGCGGCCTTAAAGAGCAAGATAGTTCCGCAGCTCCTTATGGGTGGACCCACTTATGTTCACTGCTTTCATGGTAAGGACCGAACTGGAATGTGTATAGCTATGTTCCGGATTAACAATGGCTGGCCATTAGAGAAGGCTTTAAAGGAAGCAGCTTCTTTTGGTATGGGAACTAATCTTGATAGTGATGTAAGAGATTCATATTACAATGCTGTAAAAGAATTTTCTAAAGATGCAGATGTATCAGATGCAGATATTGTCTCTCAAATGAGAGAAGAGAACTCTTTTGGTATAGCGAGTCCAGCTGTAAATAATCAGAACATACCAAATTCTGATTGGTCTATGAACTTTAATGTACCACCACATGCAGACCCAGCAGTGGGCCCATTGGATAGGGTTCTTGCTTATTCTAGAGTTTTTTGTAAATGTGATTCGTCTAAGTTATTACTGCCAAATGTTAGGTGGTGGGAGACTCAGAAGCAAGCCGAAGCAAACCCCACTGATGAGAATGGTAGGGTTTTTTCTGCAGTATTAGATTCATCTACTAAGCTGGAGCGTTTCGATGGAAGGGTCACAGACTCACTGAGGGCTCATGCTTTGACCAAGGATATTGACGTGGCAGCATTTCGAGATGGTTCTTATTTAGTGGTGTATCCAGGCATCCTAGTAAGCATCCAGGAAGAGGATGACTCTAACGATAACGTTGGAGTAGAGGTTGGAATGCATAACAACTCGGTAGACTCTCCCTTGGCAGTTCCTGTAAGTGGTTCGGGGGTGGGGTCAGCAATACCGGCAGGCGCGGCAGCTCCAGTAACTTTGCCTTTTACTGGTCCGGGACAAGTTTAATAGGGATAACTAGATATAGGGTAAGGGACGAATATGGTTGAGAAAAAAGCCTACTCAGTACAGATGAATTTCAATGTACCTGACTCAGAGAAGCAGGTAGCAGAGAAGGCATCTGAACATTTTGAGCAATTATTGTCCCAGATGCAGGAGGCGTCTGAGTATTTAGACCTGATTTATGTACCTTTTCAGAAACGTCAGAACGTTGATATGGAGATGATTACAGATTATCGAAAGACGTTCCGTCAGTACAAAGACAGGGTAAAATCAAAGTTTTCTAAAATCATTCGCAGGGCTTATCAAGGGGTAGCGCTGATGAATGAGTTCGGTATTGATACGGCCACCGAAGAGCTAATGGATTCTTTTATTGGATCCGTAAGAGAATTAGAGAAGTATATTGATACATTTGTGTCAATATTTTCGAATCTAAATAGTCCGGAGTTTAGAAACCATCTCGTTTCAACAATTGAATCTATCAAAAAACAACTGAATCAGATTAGACAATTGCTAAATGATAGGGTTTTAGAACACATAGACAGTAATATTTTGGCAAAGAATTGGGCCAACGATATTTCCGAGCATTCAGAAAACCCAATACAAGAACGGGTACCCTTGGTTGTTCAGCTTTTTAAGGAACGACAGAAAGCGTTACAAAGCGAACCAAAGGGCTGAGGAGATAACATGGGATTTGTTAAAAAAGGTGACGCAGAAATCATTGGTGTCGTAGATCCTGATAAGACTAAGGAAGACGACAAGAGGAAGGAAGCTTTGTCCGCAGCGATGAACGAGGCGACGGAATCTAAGAAGGCTGATGATAAAAAGGCGAAGGAGAGCTAATGGGTTTTTACAAGTTTGCAGATTCAGAACTTGCACAAGCTAACATTCAAGATTTTGATAAGTTAGCACATGATATTGATCTTGACATTGAAAAGCGCATGGCGAAGTTCGCCAATGACCTGAAGGTTATCGCACCACAGGCCAAAGACTTTTTGTACTTTACTTGCGTTATGATGCATGCCGCTGAGGCTGCTTGTTATAACCCTGATGGCACACCAAAGAAGACTGCCAGTGGAGAGGACGTGTCCGCCCGTTGGGATAAGCTTGGAGAAGGTGTTGTATGGACATGCAATGACTCAAGCATAATGCCTTACAGAAACAACAATAGGGACATCTTCCCTGAGGCCGAGCTGAAAGTAGCTTATAAAAACTGGGTTGGCCGTCCATTATGCCTCGATCATCAATCACAGAGTGTTGATAAGATCCGAGGCGTTATTGTTGATACCGTCTATGACGACAAGCGCAAACGAGTGATTGCGCTTTGTGCTCTAGACCAAAAGAATTATCCGGACCTTGCTGATAAGGTCCGTACCGGCGTAGCAACGAATGTATCCATGGGTACAGCAGTAGGAAAGGCTGTCTGCACTGAATCTGGATGCCATACTGTTGCACGAACCGAGCGTGATTTCTGCCAACACATGCGAGCTAAGTCTTGTTACGGCGAAATTAATATGGAGCTTTCTCCAATTGAGCTTTCCCTGGTTGTGTCGGGCGCTGACCCACAAGCTAAGGTAAAGCACATCATTGCAAGTGATGTTGAGAAGGCCGCAGAAATGTTAACTGATTATCTGCAAATCAAAGAAGCGTCGGACACTGGTGTTTCTACGCAAGATTTGGAATCAGTAAAGAAAGACCTAGCCAATCTCACTGATAAAATCAGTGTCCTGACTAGTAAAGAAACGAATGACGCTACGGGAATGACAGCATCAAAGTCGATGGAATCGACTCCGCTGCCATCTCATAACGTAACAGAAGTAAATGCTCCGAGTGCAATGCCTATGTATGCCTCTGAGCTACAGCGGGCAGTGCTTGGGGCTCAAACCAAAATTGCCAGCCTACAGGAGAATTTATCTAGACTTTCTAATGAGGAACCAACCATGACGAATAAGAAAACAGCATACTTCCAAGGTACAGAAGAGCCAAAGCCAGGGCAGCAGCAGTACCCTGTTGATCCAGCAAACGAGCGAGGCAGGCTTATGGATAAGAATTTACATGGGCCAGCTCCATTCCCTAACACAGGGGATGTGGAAGGTCTGTATCCAGGAGACGAGGAGAAGAAGAGAGAACTTCTTCGTCTTGCTGATGAGAACGAGCGAGCAGAGTTCCGTAGGGTAGCTCTTGAGAAGGCAAAGGCTCAACTTTCTAAGAAGAGTTACTTCCAGGGCACAGAGGAGCCAAAAGACGGAGGTACTGCACAGTACCCAGTTGATCCTTTGAACGATAAGGCTCGCGAGGAAGATAAGACACTTGTTGGTGCACCTCCATTCCCAGGGGTTGGTGATATTGAAGGTCTTTACGGAGACGACATGAAGACCAAGGAGAAGCTTTCCCGTGCAGCTTTGAAGGCACGTTTCAAGAAGGCAACTGCTCCAGACGGTCGTGTTGATAAGGGTGCTTCTAAGTGGGTTGTTTTTGCTAACGACCAGCCAATCATTGAGGCAACTGTAGATCAGATTTCCAGAGGTAACTCTGACTCTCTGTATGACGGAATTGCAACTGAGAGCTTCGGTCGTTCTATTCTTGACCGAATTCAGAGCCAAGGGTTCCAGGCAACCGCATCTGCGCTTCTTAAGAAGAAAGCTCAGGATCCAGCGGCTGCAGTAGCTCCTGCTCCCGTACCAGAGGCAGCACCTCCAGCAGATCTTGATCCACCAGCAGAGGTTCCAGACGAAGCCGGTGATCCAGCTGAGGTTGTAGCTGACCTTCAGGCTCTTAATGATGAGTTGGCTGAGAAGCTTTCTGATCTTGAGGGTAAGGTTTCTGGACCAGTTGCTGATGATGCAGAGGGTCTTGGAGATGTTCCACCAGCTGGCGACGATGAGTTCGCACCACCAGCGACAGGAGCAGCACCAGCACCTAAGAGTGCTGCACAGCTTCAGGGTATGCGTAAGCGTGTTAACGGAATGCTCCAAGAGGGTATCCGTGAGACCGTTGCATCTCTCAAGAAGCACCTGAAAGAGATTTCTGCTGCAAAGGGCGTTTACGCTAACTACACAGCAATGAACGAGAAGCAGCGAGACTATCTCAACGGTCTAACAATTGACGCCGTGAAGGATGCTCGCGCTGTACTTGCAGACACAAACAAGCTAATGGAAGCAGTTGTTAAGTACGCTTACGGCACTGCAGAGCTTGAGAAGAGGGCAGCAGCTGAGGCTAAGCTCCAGAAGAAGGCATCACCAGAGACTGTTGATTCCCTTCTCAGCGAGATTGACTTTGACGGTGACCCATCTCAGAAGGCTCTTTCTGCAGTTGAAGATGCCCTTAGGGCAGCCGAAGCAGAGATTACTACTGCAGACACAGCTAACACTGATTTCACCGTTACTCAAGACGGTGACCAGGTTGGAACACTTAACACTGACACTGGTACAATTGAACTAAATTCACAAGCAGGAGCAAAATTGGATACAAAAGCATCTCGTGCTGAAGCTCGCGTTAAGCTTGCCCAGAAGGGTTTGCTTGGATTCAATGAGCTTTCCCAGCAAGCACACCCAGGCGGATCTGCAGATGCAGTTTCTGCCGCTAACCTGGACGTAAAGCCAACTGCACCAGATGCAGCGTTCCACGTCTACAAGGATCTCAAGACCAAGATGGAGAACCTTGCTAACATGCCACCTCGCGTTCGTAAGCAGGCTGAGCGTATCCAGGAGCTTGTCTCCGAGGGTAAGCTTGACCCATCGCGAGTTGACGAGCTGACCTCCCACGGTGTTGACCAGGAAGCAGTGTCTTACTGGAAGTCATTCTATGGCGAAGCTAAGGACTCTGAGTCTAATGAGTTCGCATCTAAGCTTGTTGCAGAGCATACACAGGCTAAGCAGGCTCAGGAGATGGATGACTACAAGGGCCGCGTCAAGAGAGCATACGACATGGCTCATCAGATGGTCGGTAAGGGAATGATTGAAGCTTCCCAGATTGAGTATCAGGTTGGTGAGATTATGAAGTACAACCAGGCTGGCTTCGATTCTGTGAAGCGCCTAATCGAGAAGCAGGCAGCTGTTAAGACCGCTTCCGTTCCTCAGGTAGGACTCCTCTCCTCTGGAGATGTTATCCTTCCTGCAGCCCAGCGGCCTACACAGGCCGGAGGAGCAGATATCAAGGGATTCTTTGATGCCTACTTCAACGAGAAGGGAATGAAGTTCTAATCCCGTTGGCGGGGCTAAGGCCCCGCCGTTTCTTCCCCGCTAAGAGAGGTTTATTATGTCAAAGTTTGATATCGCAAATGAAATGAATTCGATCATGGACGGTCCAAAGTTCCAGTCCGTGTTCACCAAGCCACTTACCAAGACTGCTGCCAAGAAATCTGATGATAAAGACAAGGCTAAGGCAGATAAGGAAAAGGAAATGGCAAAGAACGCTAAGGCTTGTGTAGCTGAAGCTAAAAAGATTATGAAGAAGCACAAGTGCAAAGGTACCGCCAAGGCAGAAGATGGCGGTTGCGTTGTTACTCTTAAGGGTGACAAGAAAGATTGCGCTGCTGCTAAAAAGGAAATAGCTGCATTCTGTAAGTCCAAGAAATGCAAGTGCAAGTGCACCGTAGAGAAGACTGCGTCTGACTACGAGATTTGTGTACGTGGCCTTGCAAAGATTTCTGAGCTGCTTGATAAGCAGGGCTTCGAAAAGGAAGCAACAGAAGCGCTCCTAACTCTTGATTCTTTGGTAACCCGCGCTGCTCCAACTGGAGAGCTTGGTTCTAATACATCCGGCGTTAACGATTGTGGTCCAAAGGGTTCCATGTCAGACATGGGTTCTGCCAAGGATTCTGACGACAAGAAAGATGACGACAAGGATGACAAGAAGGATGACGATAAGGATGACAAGAAGGATGACGATAAGAAGGATCTTCCTCCATTCATGAAGAAGAAGGACGACAAGGACGACAAGGACGACGACAAGAAGGATGACGACGAGTCTGATGCCAAGGGTCCTAAGAAGGATGATGAGGACGACAAGAAGTCTGATAAGGAAGAGGACGACAAGGACGACAAGAAGGATGACGATAAGGATGAGAAGGATGATGACAAGGATAAGTCAGATGCTTCTGATCAGAACAACGCTGGATGGGAAGATGCTGGCGAAGGTGATCCAATGGACCCAACCCTTGATGTTCGCATCCCAGTAGGAAAGGGCGCAGATGACGAAGTAGCTTTCGATGATATGATCGCAGAGATTGAAGGTGAAGGAAATCCAGCCGGAGAAGGTCCTAATCTTTCTGAGCTAGCAGGCGAAGGTGAGGGAATGTTTGAGGATGAAGATCTAAGAGCACTCATGGACTCTATCGACCTTCCAGAGGAAGAGGTTGTTGATCCTCAGGACGATCCAGAAGAGGCTGCAATGGGAGTTGAGGAGGATGATCCTCTAGCCGCTCTTGAGGCTGCATCAAAGAAGTCTTCTCTTGAGAAGCTCGCTGGCGAACTAAAGAAAAACTTTCTTAAGTAAGAGATAAGCCAGGGTGTAAGCCCTGGCTGTCTTTAATTCTTGTAAGATACTGTAATACAATAGGATAGGTATGGACAAATTCGCAGCACAGATTGAGAGTGAGATGGCGCTCCTCATGAGCGGGGAACTCAAAAAAGATATTCAAACAGACGACGCCATGGCACTTCTTTCCAAGGCAAAAGACTTGCTTGAGTGTGCTGGTATTGATTCATACTCATCCGAGATTGTTAGCATCATGAGAAAGACAGCCACTGAAGATGAGTCTGATATTGAGGTGTCTGTATGAGCAGGATTTTTAAACAAGGATCTCTTGAAGATGAACTTCTTCAGAGAATGGAAAGTGCACAGGTTGAAGCTGTTAAAAAGGAGGAGTCCAGGCAGGGTGATCTAATCATTCAGGCAATGGAAAATCTCAACGCAGCAGCGGGATCTCTTGAGCGTGCTGGTAAGACTGAGCGTGTAAAAGAGGTTTCACGATTAATGATGGCCCTTGCCGAAGGCAAGAAGCCTAAGAAAGAAAAGAAAGTTTCATCTAAAGATGAGGCTAAAAAAGTATTTATGTTCTTTGGTTTCAAGCCAGAAGACCTAGGATCAGACTTCTCTGATGAAGGTTCAGATGGTGGAGACGGAGAATAAGTCACAATTTCTATAGAGGATAACAATGAGTAGAGAAGCATTTGCAAAGAAAGCTGCCAAGCTTGCAGCTGTTGAGATTTATAAGGCCGCTAAGGATGCTCCAACTGTTAAGGTTGCAAGTGCTGGTGGCATTAAGGAAACATTTGATATTGAGGTTCTTGCCAAGAAGGCCGCCGTTGAAGCTTACAAGGCTATTATGAAGGCGGCTCAGCCAGTAGCCCCGGTAGCTCCAGACGCAATGAATGTTCAGGGTATGGCTATGAGGTTTGGAATGAGAAATCTTGCTGGATACCTTGGTCGTCAGGTGCAGGGAGAGGATGTATCCGGAGAAGCACAGTATGCACAGAAAGAGGTCCCAGGATTCCTTTCAGCATACCAGGCTCAGAAAACAGCTGACGGAACGGATCCTTCCGTTTTGGCTCAGCACCTAGAAGTTGTAAAGAAAGTTCTAAGAGACGCTGGTCTACAAGCTTAATCTTAAACTTAGCTTAACTTTACAAAGCCTCGGCATCTTTTGCTGGGGCTTTGTTATATGACCTTAAGAGAGGCAATATGGTATTAAAGATTGTACAAGTGGGAAACTCAATTCCCGTATCTTATCCGGTAGATGCTACGGCTGAATTTGAGCCTGGCATGATAGCCCAATTTTACTTACAAGGTAATCAGCTTGTTTGCGGTGTATCCGATGGACGAGCCCCAGTAGGTATTATTGATGATTTCAAAACAAGAGCATTCACAGCTCCCAGTATTGACGAAGTAGTAATCGCACAAGGTGTGCCTACAGTTGATGGTGGTGGAGGGCGATTAGTTACTCCTGTTGATATTAAGCAGGAACTAAAGAATCCAAACATTATTCCGGCAAGTTTTATTACATCTCCAGTCAATGTTCATTTGATTCCAAGAAATGGAATGGTGGTATTCCCAGCGGGAACCGAGGTGAATTTTGACGCAGACGGAGATGGAATCCCTGATTCGATCAGGACGGTTGTTAACTATACTTATCAGATTCCAAATGTTAGTGGTGATGATTCTACGGCGGGTTCAGGAAAGATAACTGTTTGGTTCCAGCGTGGAATTTTTCAGACTGATATGTATGAAACAAGACAGCGCTATCCGCTGAATGCTATTCTGTTTGTATCAGAAAATGGAAAGCTGACGACATCTCAGCCAAACGATAACTATCCAGGTATTGCTATGGTAACGGGACCTCCGACAGCAGCATTTAGTACGCTTGAGTTCATGTGGCTCTAGAATTTTAAGGAATTTTATGTTCAAAGTTGTTGAGGCTTTGAGTAATGACCCAGTTAGATTCCCAGTAAAACCTGGAGCGAAGCTTACCCCAGGACATGTTGTAAGCCTAGTAGAGTACGAGGGTCATCTCGTTCTAGATATGTGTGATGGCTACAGACCCTTTGGATTGATGGCTAGCCGTTGCCATGGTGGTAACGAACTAGATATTACCAAAAGGATAGGTGCTTGGCCCCAGAGAATGGTAGTCAACCTTGACAAATTTGATAGGTCTAGCGAGGTTCGTTCTGGCAATTCTTTGTATTGCAATAGGCGGGGGACTCTAAGTACGAGAAAGCCATTTGAAGGGGCTCTGCCGTTGGCGAAGGTGATTTCTCCTGCTGATGAAGAAAAGAAGTACATGTCGATTCTCTGGCTGTAGCTAACAAGGCATAACCAGCCATATCAATAGGTTTTTTGCATAGCCCTAAAACGCACAGGTGTACCCAATGATTGATGAGGTTTGGAAGGAATTTTTCACTGATAGGCAGACTGCACGAGTTATGAACAGCTCTGAAGTCTGGCGTAACTATTCACAGGCCGAGATGGCCAGAGATGAGCTTCGTCAGAAGCGTGCAGCAGAAGCAAAGGTAGATGAGGAGAATCATCTACTGGATTCCCTTGAGGCATTCCGCCAAAAGGTTGCCGCTGATCCTGCGCTGAAGGCTGAGCTGAAGAAAGCTGCCGAAACATTGAAGCAGCACCCAGAGTTGAGGGACAGTGTTGACCCTAACTTTTTGAACGGCTTAGAGCTGCTTGATCTTGATAGCGAGGACTAAATGAGTATTGCCAAGTACAACAAGAACTTACATGCATCTGAAGTCTTTCGTGAGCTGGAACGACAAGCAGCAAAGAAGGGCTTCTTTAATCCAACAGAGGAGGAGCAAGTAACACTTGCCGCCCAAACTGTAGCGGAGAAGAAGGTTGCAATTGCAAGCGATGATCTTCAGGAAACCGAGGATCTGGTACTTGACGTTGCTATGCTAGCTACTGCTCTTCGTGACCGTGGCCTTACCAAGCAAGCAGATGAGATTGAGAATAATCTTGTGATGTTCAAGCAGGCAGAGAGTGCTTTGTACAATGTTACTGAGGAAACCAATAAGGACTTCATTGACTTTGCGCATCGCGAAGGAGACTTCCAGGTAGTACCTGGTGACTATGGTGCGGTTGAGACTGTTGAGTCTGCAGCCGAAAAGATACTCGCAGTAGTAAGGAAAACCCCCACGGGAAAACTCCCTAAGGAAGCATCATTGGCCGGATTGGCTTCCTTAATCAAGGAGGCTGAATTGCCAGCGGCCAGTACTACTGGGGCCGGAAGCGGAAACGTTGAAACGCTCAAGGTAGATTATGATACTGTTAAGAAGTATTTGGATGAGCTTGCCAGACTATTTGTTATGGCAGGAGATGGAAAACTCACCTTCTCAATTCAAGATCCTCTTCATGGTAAGGGACATGCATCAGCTCTTTTCAACATGCTAACCAATAATGGATATCAACCCCTTAACACTTATGGTGTTATGGCTAAGTCTCTTTTTGCTGGTGGTAATGAAAGTAAAAATACAATTGCCGCTAATATTAGAGCCAGAGGCAATGACTACCTTAGAAGTATATTGTCTGGACGTTATGTAATTGCCTCTAGAGAGGATGAGCTTTTAAAGATGGCAGACCCAAGAGCAACATTTGCTCCTCATCTTATACAGCAAGATACAACACAGCAACAGGCAGCTCAAAGTGAGATGGCCAAGATTGAGCAACAGGCAGACGTAACCGCACAGAAAATATGGAACGATTACGAAGCTGCAAAATCAGCCGCAATAGATGCTGTTAACAAAGCAAATACACAACTAGCCAGGTTGCAAGCGGATGCAAATCAAATTAAGCAACATCTTAGTACACTAAGCGATAGACCATTGCGAACAGCTCAAGATTACAGAGCTTTTTCCGCAGAGATTGCTCGCACTATTCCTCAGCTTCGTCAGAGAGCGGCGTGGCCTGTAAGAATTTTGAATGGTTTTGGGAAGCTTAATGAAGCAGCAGAGTTCAAAACAAATACGGATTCTCTTGATCAGGCAAACCGTCGTCTATCAGCAAAAGCTGAAGTGGCAGCTAAAGCAGCAGAAGATGACAAGCTTGATGAGGGTCGTGTTAGAGCAACTCTTGGTAGGCTCAAGTCTATTGTAAAGCAGCTTGAGGATGGCGTTAAGAACTACGGCATGAAGAATGTCCAGGGAACTATTGATGATGTTAACACATTCATCTCTGAGATTCAGAAGCGTTACGGTTCTGGTAGCATTAGCTATCTTCTCGAAGGTTTGAAAAACTTTGGTGATTATAAAGACAAGGATGGTAATCCAAGTTATCAAGCACTGGACAATGATACTATGGCTCTTCTTGAGTCTGTAAAGAAAGATATCGCTGCAGCCAAGAAGAAGGCTGAGGAGAAGTAATGACTCTATCTAGTAGGCATAAGCAAAGAACTACAAGTGCCCCTGCCTCCAAGCCATCTGGTGGCTCTGGTTCAGGCGGCGGCGCTGCGCGTCAAGGTGCAAAGCCATCGGGTATGTCCGAGGCTCAGCACAATACTGTTCAGTTAATGCAGCAGACAATGGCTAAGCTTAAGTCTGAGGTTTACAACAAAGCCGAAGACATTGCGAGGCTTCTTGCTCAGAATGGTATTCAGGGTTTCGATGCAGAAACTTTGAGACAGACATCTTTACCCTTTGGTAACACATCTGCCGGTGGAACTCAGGCAACACTTGATGGCCGGTGGGGACCTAATACTAAGAAGTCCATGGAGGCCATAAAAGAGTTTGTTGGTAAGCTTACTCCTGGTTTGACATTTCATGTTGGCGAGGGCGTGTCTCCATACAAGGAGATGGATGATGCTAAAATCACAAAGATTGCAAGAGAGAACCTTGAGAGTTTCAGACTGTTTTTCAGTAAGCTTAACCTTGCAGCACCAGAGGGTTTGCGGGAAAGCGCTAAGGGTGGGGCGTCTTATGTTCTTGATAAAGTCCCGCAGCAGCCAGCAAAAACACAGGTAATAGATCCTCTGAACGAAATGAATCAAGGAGAAGTTTCCGTTAAGGCGGGAAACTTGGTAAGACTTGATAAGTTTATGTACTTGGCTCGTAAGATGGTTGCTGGAGTTGATTGTCAGCCAATTCTCAAAGAAGAGGAAGAGAAAAAGGCTGTGTTTGAATCTGATCTTACAAAGATTGCTAGTGATATTTTCCAGAACAGTATTTTCAAACTAGCTGAGCCTGATGGTCTAACTGCTGATCCTTCTAAGATGAAGGATGGGGACTTTGAAACAGGTGAGGGTGTTGAAGAGATTGAAACTATTAAGGAGCAGCGGGAAGCGGCTGAACAAGCGGTAGCCGAAGTTGCCGGTGAGGGTGTGGCTGGTGGTGGTGCCGCCAGAAAGAAACCAAAGACCGAAGAGGATGTAAAAGAAGAGCGTGAAATTGCTTCTTCAGATTATCCTTGTTTTAACCAAGTTGAATGGCTTTTGAATTGGTTCATAGATAGAGCTGATGGTCTTTACGATCAGCTTGATGAGGCGCTCTCTCAAAAGGACCAGCTTGGTGGTGGACTGCATCCAGTACGTGGTGACGCAATCACTCGTCGTGATATGCAGGCTGCTGAGTGGTATGCAAACCAGACCAAAGCTCTTGCTGATCAGTGGGATCTAGTAAGAGATGACGTATATGATTATCTTGCTGACAAGTCTTCTAGTAGACCAAAGGTTACTCCAGGCGTCCTTAGAAGATCAGGTGCAGGAGGTGCTGGCGGAGGCGCAGCTCGACGAGGTCGTTACCGTGGTCGTGGTGGGGCTGGTGGACGTACTGTTTCTGGCGATGATCTCGAAGAAGGTCCACTCAGAAAGAATATGGATCTAGCGGGCTTGTCAGAGGGTGGTATGTACGAGACTGGATACGAAGATCAGATTCGTGCACTTTCTGTTGGTAACAGATTACCATTCATTGATCGTGATGATTTCATGGGTGATTGGGTTGCTCAAGCAACAACCATTGCAAAGGGTAATACAAACACCGAAAGAATATACAACTATCCAGAACTTCTTAAAGTTCTTCGACTTCATATCAATCAACTTTTCAATACGTGGAGATCTGAAACGGCGGGCGATGCTGATAGAAGAGTGGTAGCTCGTCAGAACACAGAGAATAGAAGGTGGCAGGGTGCGCTGAAGTCTGCGCTTGGTCGTTCCTCTGGAGAAAACGCTGCACGAGCAGCTGCAACCTTCCGTGGCCAGCCTGGCGAAACAGAGGCTATGAAAGCGCGTATGCAGAGTACTCGTTAAGGAGAGGGATGAACGGTGAGATCCAATACATTGCAGACTCATTTCTTCTTGAAAGGGTATTCAAGATCCTTAACAACTCTGGTGAAGAGGGGTTGCAGAAGCACGCCTTTGATCTTGGATCTGTTCTAAGTGGTATTGGAAGTTCCATCAAGTCTTATGTTGGTGGTAAGGTAGCTGGAAAGGATGAAGGAGGCGTTGCTAGAACGGTAACTAACCTATTGGCTCCAGCTATGTTCTTTAGATTGCATCCGATTCTTGGAATGGCAGCAACGGCAGCTCAGCTTTTTGGTATTGATTTATATTCAATATTCCAAAAAATCGCTGGAGCTATCATGCCATCTGTAGAAAAGGGCGAACCTGTTAGTTCCGATGTTGTTAATCAAGCAGCAATGGGAGCAGCGGGTAATACAGCTATGGCTTCTGATGATTTCTTAGCCCCCCTTCGTGCAATGGAAGAGTCTGGTGAGTTGAAAAAGATCGCTGTATCTTGGGGAAGACCTAGGGGAAACGCATGGTCTCGTCAAGAGTTCATACCCAAGGATAAGAGTCCTTTCGTTAGGATGTTCTCTTTTATGCGCCCACGTCAACGTGGAAGTATCTTGGTAGGGATTGTTGTATGGTTTGTTAAAACTATACTAATGTCTGCTGGGCTCTTAGCGGGTGTAGGAGCGGCTTCTTCAATGTTAGGCAAAAAGCCAACTGGAGTTAGTTCAAGTCCACAGCAGAGTCAACAGCAGCCAACAACCCCACAAGGTGGCGGGGGTGGTGCTGCCAGGACATCTCCTGGTGTTGACCAGCGTAATACTGGAGCTGGAGCCACGAATTATAAGCCCAATCCAAATGATATGTGGATAGAGAATCTTGGAGGTCAGCAGCCACATGAGCGTCTTTTACAGTGGACTGAAGAATCATATCCAGGACTTTACCAATATCAAGACATAATCTTAAGGACACCTGCCTTTTGGAATGCGGTATCTGCAATGACTAAAGGGTGGCCCACAGGACAGCAGCAACTAATAATTGAGAATCCTAACTTCAAGAGTAGGGATGATATTTTGAAACTGTTTGTTCCACAGGTGTTTGATCAAATTAATAGAGGAAATGTAGCATGAGTGATATTTGGGATGAGTTTGAAAAGATAGCTGTAGCTCAGGGACTCGTAGTTGAGGCTGAGGAAGACGGCGGTCAGCGAAAGACCCCAGTTCGCTACGACTCTTTGTCTGATGATGCGGTACGTATGCTTTACAATGTAGAGCCAGAAAGCATCTTTAAGGAAAAGGACATCATTGAGGTGGCTCATCCAGAGACCGCCGTTGTCACAAGGACTTACGATGCCATGAACGCTGTAGTTGAGAACGTTAACCAGCGTCAAGATATGATGGCGTACATTGCACAAAAGATGCCAAACGGTCATCTTACTTACAGGCGTTATGTTGCGGCAAAGCAAGAGCTTCTTAACTCTTTGATAAGAGCGGCGTTTACATTAGACAATCAGGATGACGAGAAGCTGATGGCTTTTGCTGACTCTTGTGCTGAGCGCTTGGAAAAAAAAAGTGAAAAAATCGTAAAAGAAGCGATTGCACCCTTAGCTGTCGGATTGATTGGTGGCGCTGCTGCTCTGTTAGGAGCTGGATGGTATGCGCTTTATGGAGCTGAAAGCGTTAAGAACGTGTATGTAAATGCTCAGGCTGTGCTTGAGGCATTGCGCCCATTGATGTCACAGCCTTATGCAAGAAAAATCTATAGTGAAATTACAACACTAATGACAGAGGCTCGTAAGATTTATCCACTTTTTCCAGAGCTAAGAAAGATTCGTTCCATTGAGGACTCGGTAAATACAACTAAGGTGGTGGGAGATGCTCGGGCCAAGGCTATTGAGGCTCAAATTCAGGCATGGATTAAATTACTTGAATCTGCACAGATGAAGCTTCCTGTATGGGTGGCTGAAATTGAAGAGGCTGAAGACCTAAGAACTGATGAAGATACAGGCATATGGTCTAGACTGAAAAATATAGCCGACCCTCTCTATGATACAGCTTCTGAAAAATTAGTTGGTGCTTTACAAGGGCGATCTAATTGGCTTGGTGAAGGAACATCTGGTGGTTTACAAGACGCTCTAGCTAAGGATTATAGGATTGCACAATCTGCTCTTGCTGCGGGGCAACAGCAACAGCAAGAGATTCAAAGAGTTGTTCAAGAAGAGCAGATGCAACAGCTTGAGCAAACACAAACACAGCCAGAGCAAGATCTGTTTCCACAGTTTGAGCCCGTTCCGGCTCCTGCTCCATCTATGCCGGGGCAGGGTGGCGGCGTAGCTAGAAAGAACCCAGGAATCCAAGAGGGATTCGATCCAACCGGCCCTACATGGAGGTGATCTATGTACGAGGATTGGAAGGGATACCTTCAGTCTAAGGGCCTTTGGGATGATAGCCCGTTTGCGTTTCGCCGAGGAATGCAGGCACTAGAGCGTAAACTCACCGATAGGTTGCCATCTGTTCGCGGAATGGTGTGGCTGAATGGTGATGTAAACCCACAGGCAAAGGTCGCCGACGTAAAAGAGGCGCTGTCTTTGTTAGAGCGTTTTGGTGTGGCGAATTTTGATGCTCTTGGACCACCTGGAGAAGATTCAAGATCTAACATCTTCAATGAGATGTTCATTTCACAAGAAGATTCAAAAATTAATGAGACAGATCCTTCAAATAATCAGAATGCTGGTAACTGGAAGAACCCTGCGCCTAAAAAAATAGACGGTCCTTTCGTAAATAAACCAGCCAAAAACAAGGATGATGTTGATGCAAGAATGCAAAAATTAATTCAATTGATAGATGAAGTAAAAAAAACTTAAGTTTTCTACTACTACATCAACATTCCTTTAGAGTAAGACCCTCGATGTAAGACAATTTTAGCGTCAAGCATTAGACGCAAAAGGATATAAAATGGCTTTAGAACTAGTACAGCCAGGCATTCAGCCGCTTGGCCAATTTGATGGACATGATGATGTCTACCTTACCGTAAAGGGTGGAGAGGTTGCAACTATCGTTGGTGTTCCTCTTCGAACCTCTGGTGGAACTGACCTTCACGCAGCAGACGCTGATGACGGTTACGTTGGAACCACTCGTCCAGCAGCTACCACAAACCTCACCTCTGGTGACCGTCCACTATTCCTCGTTGACGATGGAATTAAGGGATACGGAACTCTTTTCGGTTCTGTAATCGGCGGTGTAGCTGGTCAGATTTCTGACGGACTTGGGCAGACCAACGGTCAGCTCCTCGGACCACACACTGCAACAGCTTCTGGAAAGCTTACCCTTTGGGATAAGCCAGGAACTTATGCAGTAACACTCGACGCTGTTCACACTGATCCACTTGTTGGTCTTGTTCCAACAAACGCTACTCTTAGCATTGGTGATGCTGTTTACGCACGAGCTGATGGAAAGCTTACACCAGATTCTGGTTCTGCTTTCGAGGCGGTAAACGTAGGATTCTTCATGAACTTTGAGCCTTACAAGGGAGGCAGCCTTGTAACGACTCCAGTTAACCTGGTGTCTGCTGCTAACTCTCCTGTTGGACTCGGTCAGCCACAGGCTTACGCTCTGCAGCGTGCGTTGATTCACTTCAACCCACCATCTCAGGCATAAGCTGAGAATTGGAACCGAATGGGCTTCCGCCCATTCGGTTTCGCTATAGTTGTTAACATATCGTTAGCAGCTTATTTACCAAACCAACTTAGGAGATACTTATGTCTTTGTTCGACACTAAAGGTGAAATGAACGCCAGCTCTGTCAAGGACGCACTTAACACACTCGTTAGGTATGCATCTGTTCTTGAAGAGAACCAACCACACAACACCGCTCTCGCAGGTCAGCCACAGCTGAACGATGAGAAGCGTGACGAGCTTATTGCTCGCGCCATTATGACTCAGGAGGGCAAGCTTGCTCTCGCTCAGGCAATGGCTAACCCAATCCGCCGTAACCTCGATTACCAGGGAATTGCACGTCGTCTGCTCGTTGTAGACGCACTTCCACAGGGTGTCGATCCAAAGTACGAGCGCGATATCGATGTTGCCGCAACCGTTGTTTCTTCTAACGGTACAGGCGGTGAGTCCCGTGTATTCGGTGACCGTATCGTAGTTCCAACCTTCGAGCTTTACTCTAACCCAACCGTTAGAATCTCTGAGGTTCGGCGTCGTCGCTTCAACGTGATTGACCGTGCTGTGCAGAAGGCTCGTCAGGAGCTTATGGCACAGGAGGATGCAAACATCTTCGCTGCTGTTGACGCTGCATCTTCTGTTGAGAACGTTCTTCAGGACATCTCCGATGGTGGTCTCCTCAAGCGCGACCTCGTTGAGATCAAGGTTCAGATTGATCGTTGGGACCTTGTTACAACCAAGTTCTTCATGAACATCAATGAGTTCACCGACATCCTGAATTGGGGATCCGGTGGTGGCCAGGGACCAGGTGGTGGTGAAGTTGACCCAGTTACCCAGCGTGAGATTCTTCAGACAGGTCTTTACGCTCACATCTGGGGAGCAGACATCATGGTTTCCAAGATTGTTCCTCCAGGAACCGTCTACGGTGCAGCAGACCCAGAGTTCGTTGGTGTTATGCCTATCCGTCAGGACATCGAAGTTATCCCAGCTGATGAGCCAAAGCAGCTCAAGCTTGGATGGGTTGTCTCTGAGGAGATCGGAATTGGTATCGTGAACCCACGCGGTGTTGCAGCAGCTCGTAAGAGCGTTGTAGCTGGCTAATTCTAGTCACATATAGCAAAGGAGGCTGCGAGAAATCGCAGCCTTTTTTGTATGCATTCTACGGCATTGTTGTGTACCTCGTGCACGAGGTGCATTGTAATTAATCAACAAAATGGTGAGTGATGAAGCTACCTCTTGATGCCAAGATTTCAGTAATATCTAGAATAGCAAAGGACTTTGTAGATTGTGTCGAGAGCGAGTCTGTCCCAGCAGAGCTGACATACAGAACATTGTATGTTGATGGGGGTGTTGAGGAAACTCAGAAGGCCCGCATGGCTGCATTCGCGGAGTTGACTCCCAGTCCAATAACAAAGTTTGCTTTTGACACCCGCCGAGTTGATCAAGAGGGTTCTCGTAATCCTCGAAAAAACTTACAATATTGGCACCGGTCTGATCAATTCATTGATGAAGGTGATGAGAAAAGGCTCAAGACATTTGCTAAGCTAGCAAAGGTTTTGAACAAAATGAAGGACCGCCTCGGAACCTCTCCGGAATGGTTTGAGAGTTATTCACGACAGCTTTATGATAATGTCTTCAGAATTCTGAGGGTAAAAGAAGCTGACCTGGATATCTTTAGACCACAGATTTCTTATCTTGAGCAGCTAGTATTTGCTAGGTACAGACTATCTATGGAGAACTTGGAGAAGTACTCTGAGGAAAAGCTAGAAGAAAGACTCCTATCGAAAGATGAGGAGCTAATTGGAAGGTCTCTGTATCTTAAAGAGACACAAACAGAAGAGAGCGAGCTGGTTTCAAAATCTATGTCGAAAGAAGCGCCTCTTCAGACGGGAGGTCTCACTCAGGAGTCCATCGTCAATGCTATTTTTGGTGGACAATCTCTCCTGAAATCTGGAGATAAGAGCGTAGAGAGAACGATCACGATCACACTTAGGGATAACGTTATCGAGAAGGAAGCTGAAGAGAAAGACTCTGATAACGAATAAGGAGGGGATATGCCAGCGGTTGGTTTTGAAACTTGGTTTCCAAAAGAATGTCCCACGGTCTTTGTTGTCAAGAACATTGCCCCTGAAGGGAAAAGAATTAAGATCTTTGATTACCCTATCAAGAATGGAATGGAAAGAGATCTTATGACGATTCCTTATGTTTCAGAGGCTGACATTCGTCATGCGCTTCTAAAGGGTGAGCTTCTTACTAAGCTGCGTTCTGGTGAGGCTACTGTTATAGATTCTAATATTGATCTTATTCAGTTTGATGAGTGTCACAAGGCATTCTTACAGAGTGTGGGTATTACCAAAGGCCTTGAAGCTACTGGAGGAATCGCAGAGATTCCATACCTCTTCAAGCAGCAGGTTGAATTGTTTGGTGTAAAGAACAGCTCTAACAGAGTATTTACAACACCAGATGCATTCCTTAATGGTATGGTTAGTGGTAACGATTTTAGAATTCAACCAAAACACAATGGTAGGGATTTGGTTGAAAACGTTGATTATTTTGTTGCTGAGAGTGGCGGCCCTGGCACCGGGTTTGACACAATCATTTTGAACTTTTCCCCGAAGGCGAGGAGCGTGCTGGTAGCAGACTATGTAGTGGAGGCTTAATATGGCAACCACTCTAGACAATTTGCTAGACCAGTCGCTGGACATTGCTGGTACATGTGAACAACGAGACGATCTTGATGTCACTGAAGAATCTCTTCAGTTAGGTCAAGAGGTATCTGGTCAGCTTGGTAGTACAGCATCTATCTCAGGTATAGTTCCTAACATTGTCATTTCTGGCCTTACAGGGATGGTAGAGAACAGCGAGGGGAGGTTCTTGACAATCGAGGGTGCCTCTGATCCTGGAAACAATGGAACCTTTTTGATAACTCAATACATCAGTCCAAGCACTGTTGTTGTAGAGAATGTTTTTGGTTTTGGTCCTGATGCAAATAATGGTTCTGTTATCTGGACAGAGAGGCAGCCATGGGTTGCACAGGATGACCATAACTACCATAGGTCTGACAGGGCTAACATCAAAGGTGTAGCTTTTGATGGGTCTGTACCAACCTATTTCAGAGTGGACAATAAAATTGTTCCGGTTCCAGCAAATCTCGCAAATATTGCCGGTAAAACAACAGATGCAAAAGCACTTGTTGATAACCTGAAGTTTCAAACTCTTTCAGTATCTCCTGGAGATACGTTTATCACACTAACTTCAGTTGGAGATCTTAAGCACGCTGATGCTGTAGACACTACGGGCGTTCCAATTTGGGACGGATATGATGCTGGAAATATCGGAGGTACTTTTGTAGCGATTCTAGATGACGATGGCTATGCAACAGAATTGACAGTTGCTCAAGATCAGCTTGGTGGAGCTATGCAGGGTTGGAGAATTATCGGCAGAACACGAGCCGGTGCATCAACATCTCCAAACTCTGTTGAAGTTGAGTTTAGGGCGGTTGAGCTTGGGGCTGAACTATCTACATCTGTACCTTATACTTGGGAATCTTCCCAACCATCAGAGATAGATTCAATCATAGGTTACAGAACCGGTATAGATGATTTAGACGAGAATGCTCTAAGAAAATTACTATTGTTTGGGGTAGTTTATGGCGGACAGTCTACCGGAGGAGGATCTGGACCTAGCGTTAATTTGCCATTACCTACAGAGTATGGACAGTTCTTTTTCTCGCAAGATGGGGTTGAGTTCATTCCAGCAGTACCTGTAGTGAACGATGAAGGATTGATAATGGTAGATGAGAACGGCAAAGTCGTTGTGGTTGGTGTATAATGGTAAATGCTTTTCATGGTAGACAAACAGTAGATCAGGGTATTCACGGATTGGCTGCGTTTGAATATGCAGACGAAGCCGCCCGTCTTGCTGCAGGACCATTTGAAACATACGATAGAAATAAAGTTGCAAGACAGCTTGATGATGATTCTTTCTGGATTCTAGTAGATGAAACGGGACCAACATGGCAGAGTATTGGTACGGCAGCATCCCTCATTGATAGAATCAGTGTCATGCCTGGGGTCATTTCTGGAGGAATTCTTAGCGTTAATGGTGGAGATCCTGCAACCTTTGATATCTCTTCCGGCATTGGTTATATCGTAGATTTTTGGACAGACCCACTAAACCCAGTTGTTTCAGAGGTTACACTAGGAGGTACGGGTCTAGCTGTAACAAACCTTGCGACACAATCAGCTACATATATTCTTGTTGATGATACTAGCACTGTAATTCAACAAGGAATCTCACCAACCGCAGAAGAAAGAAGAAGGTACCTATATCTTGGACAGCTTGGTCACTCTAACAACACAACAATCGGTACGGCAGTTCCAACTCCTTCATATGCGTATTCCATACGGCATGATTATGAAGACCTGACCGAAGCTATTGGAACCATTAACAATGGTGTTTTTGTAATTCCAAACGGCACCAACTTAAACATTAATAGATCTGATGGTTATTTGTTTTTCAGAGACTCTAATGTTGACAATAACGCTAGAGATCCAAACAACGTTGCCATAACAAGCCAAGCCCCATTAACATTTAGACTAAGAACACAAACTGGTAATGGTTCCACTAGTACGATTTTAGATGTTGGTAACTATGACAGTGCAGGAATAGTTACCGCGATAGCTGGTACTCAATATCAAAACTTTAGAGTTTACCAAATTCCATCAGGTAATACAGTTATACAATATGGTCAAAATCTATACCCCAACATTGATGATGCTGTTGATGCGCTTGGTACAGAGTCGTTTAGCGTACTATCTAGCCTGGTAGAGTCAGCAGCTTTAATTGGTGTTATTACCGCTTCATCTACAGCTGTAGATCTTTCCAACACCAGCCAGGCAAGGTTCTTTTCTGTTTCAAAATTTGGTGAGCTTACCTCTTCTGCTGGAGGTTCAGCAGTAACATCACACAGTCTTCTTACGGGTCTTGGTAATGATGATCATACACAATACCTTCTTGTGGATGGTTCTAGAGCCATGTCTGGTGATTTAGACATGGACGGTTATGATATTGTTTCCGTTGGATTGGTAGATGGCGTTGATGTTTCCCTTCATGCTTCAAGGCACGAAACCGGAGGAGCAGATCCTTTAGATGGTTATCAGATAGATTTGGTTTATTCTCCAATCTCCTACTTGCCACCAATAAATGATATCATTGGTGAACATATTGCTAGAATAGATGAGGCACTCACTGGGGCGATAGGAACAGGAGATGTTAATGGCCCAGCATCTTCTCTTGATAACGCAATAGCTAGGTTTGATGGTAGTACGGGTAAGCTAATCCAAAACTCTGGTGTTACTCTTGAAGACAATGGTAACATTCTGTTTTCTGATACGCTATCAGCTGCTTTACTAAGACAGCTTGATACTACGGCTGCTTTTGCATCTAACTTCCAAATTTACGCACAGTCATCTACTGGAGGCGGCTCTGTTGGTGGTGATCTTATTCTGGCATCAGGATCTGGTACATCAGCAAGTGGAGATATCGAACTAACAGTTGGATCTTCCGTAGCCTTAGCTCTCAATGATAATACGGTTTCAACCTTATCCGCTGCTGGTGATGGTTATCTTGTAGCTTACAATCAGTCAGAAAACGCTGTTGAATATATTGATCCGATTACTGTTGGAGTAACTGATCATGGAGGTCTTACTGGCCTTGGTGATGATGATCATACACAATACTTACTGGTAAGTGGTACAAGGCCTATGTCTGGAAACCTAGACATGGGCTCCAATGATATTGTTTCCGTTGGCCTGGTGGATGGAGTTGATGTATCCGCTCATTCCACAAGACACGAGAACGGTGGAGCTGATGAAATCAATGTTGGTGGCTTGTCGGGACTTCTTGCAGACCCTCAGACACCTCTTGCACACGCATCCACGCATGAAAGTGGAGGTACCGATGCCCTTGATGGTTATCAAATAGATCTTGGGTACTCTCCGGTCAACTACCTAGCACCTACCAATGATATTATTGGCGAGCACATTGCCAGAATTGATGAGGCCCTTGCAGGGGCCGTAAGTACGGGAGATGTTAACGGACCAGCATCTAGCACAGATAATGCCATCACCAGATTTGACGGTGTAACGGGCAAGTTAATTCAAAACTCTTTGGTAACAATATCTGATACTGGTTCAATCACCCTTGATGCAACCGTTACATCTCCAATTATATCTCAAGCAGATGATGCCACCCCAGCTACAGCTGGTGATAGGTTGACAGTCCAGGCTCAGAATATGACCGGTGGAACCACAGTCGGTGGTGAACTTTGGCTCACATCAGGCTCTGGAACTACAGATGGTGATGTTGTTATCTTGACCGGTGGCAATCTTGCAATGCTGTTTGATGAGGAAACGGCCACATCGTTCGCGGCAGCTGAAGACGGATACGTAGTTACATACAATGCTGTAAACAATGCGGTTGAATACTCTCCCCCTACTGAAACTAAGAGAATTGTTACAGTTGATTTTGCTTTGACAGAAGATGCTTTCAATTTCTCTCCATACTTTTTCACTTGGAGATCTACCGGATCTGATTCAACTACAGGCAAAAGATCAACCTCTGCATCCGGCATGTCAACGCCAAATGCTTGTAACCCTTATATAGTTCCATTTGACGCAACAATTACCAGAGCAATTTTAGTAGTTCGTGGGGTGGGTGTGCAGAATGGTTCTGTTACTTATCCAGTATCTTACAGGGCAGATCTTCTTGATGTAGGGTTTACTGGAAATACAAAGATTGCAGATGTTGACTTCTCAATCTCTAACTCATTTACGGTTGGAACATTCTCCGTAGGTAACACTAACTTTAGAGGTGGAATGAGCATGAACCTTGATGTTGATGAAGGGGATACGCTGGGTTTGCAGTTTAACCACGGAGTTGGTGCATCAATCGCAGGCCAAACAAGAATGGCATTTGTTACCTTCGTACTAGAGGAAAGATAATATGGCTATTAGAAATATCATAGTAGAACTAAGGAATACTACAGGTAGTACCATTACAATGGGTACTCTGAATATTTCTGCGGCCTCTAGTGAAATCATCTGGGATACTACTAACTATTCAGTTGGTGCAACCGACAACTTTGAGCAAGTTCTCTCCGATCCGGAAACCTTTAACGAGGCCATTGGTAATGGTGACCTGGTTATGGAGATTGACAACGTAGATCAGTCTTCTGCCGATGCATGGGCTCAGTTTTATGAGCTTCAGATTTCCTTTACAGATGAGCGCATTAAGGATGAGTTTTCTATATTAAGACAGGAGGGTGAATCTACTCTTGGTCTTGATATTGAGGCTGGTGGAGATGTTAATGTAAACGGCAATGACATTACTAATGTTGGTCTGGTGGATGGGGTTGATGTGTCAGATCACTCGGCACGACATGAGAACGGTGGAGCCGATGAAATTTCTGTAGCTGGCCTTTCTGGTGTATTGGCGGATCCTCAGACACCAGCGTCTCACGCAAGCACACACATCTCTGGTGGTGGAGATGAAATTGATGGCGACCAAATCGACATTGATTGGAATCCCACAAACTATACTCCAACCACAACTCCGACAGAAGTAACATCACTCGATCACTTAACCGCACATCTTGCAGGTATTGATACCACCTTGGGTACAGTGGTTACAGATCACGGCGGACTTACTGGTTTATTGGACGATGACCATACTCAGTATCTTCTTGTAGATGGCACTCGTGCTATGTCAGGAAACCTGAATATGGGTACCAACAATATAACCAATGTTGGTACTGTAGATGGGGTAGACGTATCGACCCACGCATCTCGTCATGAAAATGGTGGGGCAGACGAAATATCAGTCGCTGGCCTTTCTGGATTGCTAGCAGATCCACAAACTCCAACAGCTCACGCCTCGACCCATATCACATCTGGGTCTGATGAGATTGATGGTGATCAGTTAGATATTGACTTTACACCCTCTAACTATACCCCAATCACAGCTCCCGCTGAGGTTACTGATTTAGATCATCTCAGCGCTCATTTGGCGGGCATTGACACAGCTCTTGGAACTGTGGTTACAGATCACGGTGCCTTAACCGGCCTTGGAGATGATGATCACACTCAGTATTTGTTAGTGGATGGTACTAGGGCTATGTCCGGAGATTTGGACATGGGTACTAATGACATTACCAATGTTGGTACCGTAGATGGTGTTGATGTTTCCACACACGCGGCGAGGCACGAAAACGGTGGAGCTGATGAAATCAATGTAGCCGGACTTTCCGGACTTCTTGCAGACCCTCAGACACCAACCTCTCATGCGAGCACTCACATCTCATCTGGATCTGATGAGATGGATGGTGACCAACTTGATATTGATTGGAACCCTTCCAATTATACTCCTACAACCTCTCCGACAGAGGTAACATCACTTGATCATCTTACTGCTCACTTAGCCGGTATTGATGCGGCGCTTGCCGGATTCGGTACAGGAGATGTGGTAGGCCCAGCATCAGCTACAGACAATGCAATAGCGAGGTATGATGGTGGTACAGGCAAGCTAATCCAAAACTCAGGCGTTACCATAGATGACTCTGGCAACATGAATCTTGGTGCTGGAAACATAACAACATCAGGTACTGTAGATGGTGTTGATGTTTCGGCTCATGGTTCTCGTCATTTACCAGCAGGAGCAGATCCATTAACAACCGCCGCCCCTCCAGGAACGGCCGTCCAAATTGGAAATGCCGCTGCAGTGGGCACCGCAAATTCCTTTGCAAGATCTGACCATGTTCATGCAGTTGCCGCAGGAACTCCTGTTAATGTTACTAAATCTGCAAACTCAGCCGGCGTAGCAGCAACGTTTGCACGATCAGATCACAAACATGACATAACAACAGCCGCCGCAGTAGGTTTAAGTGCTAACTCTACAAATGCAGAGGGCGGTGCAACATCACTTGCAAGATCTAATCATACTCATGCTATCGATGTAACAACAGGAACTCTTTCTACAGTTAATGCTGGAGATACTGCGGTTAATGGAACTGCAGCTGGTCTTGCGAGAAGGGATCACCAACATCCGGTAGCTACAGCTACAGCATCTACTCTTTCAGGATCTAATGCCGAGGGCGCTTCAACATCGCTTGCTAGGGCGGATCATAATCATGCCTTGGGTGGTACTGTTGGCGGAGATCTCTCTGGAACACTTCCAAACCCAACGGTTACAGATCTTACAATTTCTGGGGAGACGCACGGAGATGTTCTTTACAGGAATGCAACTAATTGGGTAAGACTCGCTCCAGGAACCTCAGGTCAAGCATTGCTTACCCAAGGAGCGGCAGCTAACCCAATCTGGGGTGCCCCATCAGCAAATAAAGTAGTAACAGTTGAGTTTGCTCTTGACGAGAATGTATCTAACTTCCAGCAGTATTTCTTTACTTGGAGAGGTACAGGATCAGACACTACCACAGGCAAGAGATCTGGAGCATCCTCTGGTATTCAAAATGCAAATGCGTGCACCCCATACCAAGTACCATTTGATGCAACCATCATTAGTGCGGTATTAACACTAAGAGGAGCTGGGGTTCAAAACGGTTCAGTAACCTATCCGGTAACGTTCCAAACAGATTTGTTTGAGCAAGGATTTACATCTGAATCAAAGATAGCTGATATTGATTTTTCAATATCTAACTCATTTACAGTTGGAACATTTGCTCCAGCAGCCACCAACTTTAAAGGTACCACCAGCCTAAATATTGATGTGGATACTGGTGATATGCTTGGTCTTAAGTTTATCAATGGAACAGGAGCTAGCTTGGTTGGACAGCTAAGAAACGCCTTTGTAACACTGGTGTTGGAGGAGAGATAATATGGCCATTAGAAACATAACAGTAGAGCTTAGAAATACAACTGGCAGCACTATATCTTTTGGTTCATTTGATATTCTTGCCGGGCAGCAGGGTCTTATATGGGATGCGGTAAACTATACAGCAGGCTCTACAGATAATTTCGAAGAGGTTCTTAATGATGAGGCTTTATTTAATGAGTCCATTGGTAATGGGGATTTGGTTATGGAGGTCAATGATGTTGACCAATCTACAACAGATGCCTGGGCCCAGTTCGATGAGTTAAGAAATGCGTTCAAAGAATCAAAAATAAAAGATACATTTGCCATCTTGAAACTCGAAGGTGAAAATACTATTGGTCTTAACATTGATTATGACTCATCAACATTTAGTATTACATCACCATTTGATTTGGGTGGGCAAAACATTACTAACGTAGGTAACGTTGATGGTAGAGATGTCTCTGCTGACGGAACCACATTAGACAACCACGTCGGCTCTACTGCCAATCCTCACAGCACAGACCTTAGCAACCTTGGCTCTGGTACCCTTGCGGAGCTTAATGTTCTTATTACAGATGCAACGCTTACAGACGATCATGGTTCTTTGAATGGATTATCAGATGATGATCATACTCAGTACCTATTAGCTGACGGCACTCGTGCCATGACTGGTGCTTTAGATATGGGAACAAACAACATTACCAATGTTGGCACTGTAAGTGGTGTTGATTTGGCAGATGTTGTTATAGGGCCCGCGTCTGCTGATGATGATTCTATAGTTACATTTAACGGTACTACTGGAAAGTTAGTGCAGGGGACAATGGCCTCTGTAAATTCTTCTGGACACTTAACGTCTGTAAGATACTTATTAGGTTCTGATCTGTCTCTTGTTCCTATTGTTGGCGGACAGTCAGTTATGACTTCCTGGCATGGACTTCAACTTGTTGGAAACAAGCAGTCTACCGTTAATTACTCTCCAACAAACGTTGGTACTGCAAATCAGTTTGGCGTTGTTGTACCGTCACAAGACACAAATGCAGACGCTTCTTTTGCTATAGTTGGAGCTTCTGGACAGACAGGTGATTTGTTCAGAGTTCTTGACGATGGTCTTACTGAGTTAATGTCTATTGATATTTCTGGAAATATTACATTTGCAGGTTCACAGACTGTAGATGGCGTAGATGTTTCTACACATGCCTCGCGTCACATCTCTGGCGGGGCTGATGAGATTGATGGTGACCAAATCGACATTGATTGGAATCCAAGCAATTATACACCTACAACATCACCTACAGAAGTAACATCACTTGACCATTTAACAGCTCATCTTGCAGGAATAGACTCTGCATTATCAAGTGTTGGAGTAACAGATCACGGTGCTCTTACTGGGCTTGGCGATGATGATCATACCCAATACCTATTAGTAGATGGCACTCGTGCTATGTCAGGTGATTTGGATATGGGTGCCAATGACATCACTGATGTTACTCAGATTACCTTCGACTCACAGAACATCGATGCCATTCAGGTTAATGATGGCGGAACCACACGTAGGATGTTTGGGTTCCGAGGTTCTGATCAAACATTGTTTATTGGGGATGACAATGCTATTTCCGGCATAGACAAGCATAAGTATGAAGCCGTTACGCGAATGCTTTGGGAAATATCCGGCAGCGCAAAGATTACAATTACCTCTACCACTACTACTTTTGGCAATCCGTTGGACATGGATGCCAATGCCATCACTAATGTTGGCAATGTTGATGGAAGAGATGTCTCAGCAGATGGCACAGCATTAGACAATCATATTGCCTCTACGGCGAACCCTCATTCTACTGATGTTGGAAACTTAGGATCTGGAACATTAGCAGAGCTAAATGCTGCTATAACAGATGCTACATTAGATGATTCCTCTGATTCTAGGACACCATCAGGGTCTGCTGGAGGAGATTTAAGTGGAACTTATCCAAACCCAACTGTAACTGATTTAACAATTACAGATGAAGAGCGTGGCTCTATCATTTTCTTTAACGGATCTAATTGGGTTCATTTGGCACCAGGAACCTCTGGTCAGGTTCTTGAAACACAGGGCACTGGAGCTGATCCAATATGGGCAACTTCTCCTACGGGTGTTACTGACCATGGTGCATTGTCTGGTCTTGGGGATGACGATCATACTCAGTATCTATTAGTTGATGGCACTCGTGCAATGTCTGGTAACTTGGATCTTGGAACTAACGCCATCACGAACGTTGGTAATGTAGATGGCCGAGATGTATCAGCTGACGGAACAGCATTAGATAATCATATTGCAAATACATCTAACCCTCATTCTACAAGTATATCCAACATCGGATCAGGAACTTTAGCTGAACTAAATTCAGCTGTTACTGATGCCACTCTCGATGACTCTTCAGATCCTAGAGATCCTAATGCTCATGCAACCTCTCATGAAAGCGGAGGATCTGATGAGATAGAGATCTCTGATATGGGAACATCTGAGAATAACACAGCCCTTGTATTGTCTCCGGATGGAGCTGGTGGTGTAAGCTGGACTGCTGCAGCTGGTGACGTAACTGGACCGGGCTCATCTACAGACAATGCTTTAGCTAGGTTCGATGGGGCGACGGGCAAGCTTATCCAGAACTCTGGCATTACTATAGATGATTCTGATATTATTGATGGTGTTTCCAGGTTGGACTTTGCTGGAGCAACGGCCACATCTGGAAGTATCAATATTCCTGACGAGGGTAGCATCTGGACCCACTCAGATGCAGCCGATAGAAGAATGCTTGAAGTCACTGACGACACTATGTATGTCGGCCAGAACACGGGAGGGGGGTCACTAGCTACTGTAGACCTTGAGGCCGCCACATCCGTAACAGTTTCTATTGGTGCAACCGATGTAATAGCAACTTTTGCAGAAACGCTGTTTGATCTTGAGACTGATCTCGACATGAACAATAACGACATCATTATGGGCACTGGCCTTGTTGATGGTGTAGATGTATCTTCTCACGCTTCTAGGCATGAGGAGGGTGGTGCTGATGAAATTGAAGTTTCTGACATGGGAACATCAGAAACAGACTCTACTCTTGTTCTTCAGCCAGATGGTTCTGGCGGGGTTGAATGGGGCCCTGGGCCTGTAGCTCCTGTTTTCGAAGCTTATGATGCTACTGGCGGTACATCATTCACGGGGACTGCTGTAACTGTCCCTCTTGCAACTGAGCGTATAAAAGATTCTATTTATACTCACTCGACTGTTACTAATAATGGTCAGGTAACAGTTACAGAAACAGGAGATTACAGGATTACAGCTCAGGTTGGTACTCAAATTACATCGGGTAATGCGCGTTCAACATCTGAGATGTGGCTTGAAGTTGATACTGGCGGGAGCTTCTCAGAAGTTCCAGGCTCTAGAGGGTTCATGTATAACCGTAAAACTGACGAGGGCGGAACTCACGCATCAAGAACTCTTCTATTAAATGTCACAGCTGGTGATGTTTTCAGAATGCGTGTGGTAAGAACCTCAGGTTCTAACGCCATAACTCTTAAAGCAAATAACTCATCGCTAGTTATTGAGCAAAGGGGAATCGTTGGAGTGTCTTCTCCGGCAGCGCATGCAAGCACTCACATACAAAACGGGTCTGATGAGATTGATGGTGATCAGTTAGGTATTACATATGCTCCAACTAATTATACTAGAACAACATCTCCAACTGAGGTAACTCTTGTACAGCATTTAACCGCTCATTTGGGTGGTATTGATGATGAGCTTGCTACTTTGGTAACTGGACCAGGGTCAGCTACAGATAATGCCATTGCAAGATTTGATGCAACCACAGGTAAGTTAATTCAGAACTCTGGTATCACCATTTCTGATGGAAACAATATTGCAAACATGAATGCTGCATCATTTGATGCTGAGGGTTCTGCTGGATCTTCGGGAGCTGGAACATTCAATATTAACTTTAGCACATTAGGTCAAAAAGTAGCGGCAACCCTTACAGGAGACTGTACCTTTACATTCACCTTCCCAGGTGTTGGTAACTACATCTTAAAGCTTACTCAGGACGGTACGGGTGGTAGAGATCCTACGCTACCAGCAACAATGAGAGCTGCATCTGGTTTATTGAATCTTTCATCGGCTGCTAACTCAATAACTGTTTGGGCTTTATATTATGATGGAACTAATGTATATGCGTCGGCTATGCCTTCTGCATCTACAGCAACAGTGAATTTGGTGTAACATGGCAGTAGCATTTGACGCAGTAGCTAATGGTTCCGGGTACCCACAAAACCCAGTAACTGTATCTCACTCCTTGGGTTCGGCTTCAGGAAACGATAGAATTGTTTTAGCTTTTGTGGAAGCTATTGGTCCTGCTCCGCATGTATTTATACAGTCTGATTATGATGGCGTTGCCATGACTCAGCTTACTCAGGAGTCTGTAACTATTTTTGGTCGTGAAACTTCCGTTACTGTCTTTTATCTCTTAGAATCTGACCTGCCAGCTTCCGCAGGTTCTTATGATTTTGAATTTGAAATTAATGCTGGGGCTTACGGTTCTTTTGCAGGCATTATTTCCTATACAGGAGTTAACCAGGTTGCCCCTCCATTTGACGGCTCTAGTAACTCTAACAACCCAGCATTATCTGGTGCTTACTCCACTAATATAACTGTAGCTGCGGGAGATGGAATACTAGTAGATGTATTTGGTGGAGAGCCTTCTGCAGGAGCCGGGACGGGAACTCCAGGAGCATCTCAAACAGAACGAGTGGATGTGGGAGATTTGGATGAGTACTTTTTCATATCAGATAAAGTTTTCTCATCATCTGGGGCTAATTCAATGTCCTGGACTCCATCTGGAAGTTACTGGACAGCCGCTCATGTAATCGTAGAGCTTGCTCAGGCTGGTGGCGGCGGCGGTGGCGAAGAAGAATCAATGATGTTCGGAATGAATTTTTAAGGTAATATTATGACAATTTCAATAGCAAAATTAACAAACATATCAGATGAGGAAATATTCGTTGGGAACGTTACAGCAATGCCTGGCGAATCATTAACCTATTGGGATGTTGGAGATCAGTCTGAAGCGGATGAAATCCTTACAGAGATAAGACTTGCAGAGTCTGAAATGTTTTCTTTGATAGAGGACGGATATGCCGAAATGATAGAAGACGGGGCAACTATATCCTTTGAGGATTCCGTCCAACATTTCAATGCAATAAAGGTTAACTCAGATAGGAACAAAAATGTTGGAGCTATTATTGCCAATGGCATTACCCTGAATGAAAATAAAGACTCCAGAGGCAATATGATGTTTGTCAATGAGTCTAGAACAGGCTCTGATCTTGAAATAGTTACTCATAATTTTTCTGATAGAACAACGTGGTATACAGAATCTGTAAGAGTTTATGGAGAAGATGTTACAGAATTTACTTCATCTGAAGACGGGTATACATGTGAGTTAAACCATAAGTTTGTTATAGACCTGGATCATGGAAAAGTTCATAATGAGGATAAGATTTGCAGTGAATCTATTGCAGCCGGATCTCATGGTTATAGACCAATTGTGTTCGTAGATGGCTATGTGCAGTGTGAGCTTACACCATGGGAGGCTTCAGTTGATAACTGTAATTATAAAATAAACTATAGAGATGGGTACATTACTTTTTTTGAGGATGTATCAGAGTCACTTGTTAAGGTTGACTATTCATATGAGAATGGTTCAACTTGGATACTTCAGCCAAATCCTGGTAAAGGTGTTGACATTGAAAAATCAGAGGCTCAGTTTTCTAAAGACTTAATTTTTAATGATGCTATTGATTTTCAAATTTGGGCGTACAATCCCTATGACTTACCTAACAGAGTTCCCGTGCAAACTGCATCTTACAAGTCTATTCATAACTTTGTAGACGAAGCTGCAGGATCGTACCCGTTAATAGACCCTGTAGGTGGAGCAGCGCCATTGGGTTTGGTATCTCCAATAATTGGATTTCCTTTTAATTACAATACCATAAGATCATTAAACAGCTCTCAAGGTGTTCAGTTAAGGATTTCAACAAGAAATGATAGAGAGTTTGGAGGAGAAAGGGCTACGGCTACTTTTTACTGCACAATTCGTGACGAATAAATGTATGATTATTGTCGTATAAATTCGAGGTAACTTATGGGTACAGAGAATATAGGAAAGGATTTTAACTACTACAGAAGAGTTACTGCCGTTGCTGGTACGTGGCCTCTTCCAGAAACAACCAATCCAGATGTGCAAATTGCATTTCGTGGTCCACGTCGTATGATGTTTGTTTGCACTTCAGGAACCGATGTTGAGTATTCGTTCAATGGTAACACCATTCATGGAAGAATTTCTGCAGGTCAAATTTTCAACTTTGATGTAAGAGGCGAAGATAAGGTTTGGATTCGTGGTTCCGGTGTAGTTGATGTACATGCATGGCATGTCGGAACATAACAAAATACATTTAAAACTTTGGCCTCTTAGCCTAATCTTGTATACAGTAGTCAATTAGTAAGTTATACAGGTGAGGTACATGAAGGCTTTAGTTTTATCAAGTGGTCAAGTTGGGATTTGCAAAATTACTTGGAGGCATATATGAAAGCGCTGGTGTTGTCAGGAGGAGGTTGTCGTGGCGCTTTTCAAGTTGGTGTTTTGAAAAAAATGCTAAAAGAAAACCCTGAGCTGGATTATGACATCTATTCTGGTATTTCTGTTGGAGCATTGAATACATCAATGCTTGCAAGTGGTCCTCTTAAAGAAACCTTACCAGCTCTTGAGTCTATTTGGACTCAAGACATTAAAGGCAATCGTTCTGTGTGGAAGCACAAGATGATGAAAGCTATAGGTATGTGTTTGGTATCTCTTGTTACCAGCATATGTATGGGGTTTGTGTCGTTTATTGTGGGGTGGCCGCAATGGCTAACGCTTGTTTTTGGAGGAGCCTCTGTGGCTTTATTTGGTGTCCTTGCGGTGTTTCCATTTGTTAAGTTTTTACCAAATAACAAATCTTTCTATGACACCACGCCTCTTAGAGAGATAATAAAGAAAAGACTTAACCTTGAGAATCTTAAGAATTCTGGAAAGAGACTTCGGATTGGCGCTGTATCTTACAATTCAGGAAAGTATAGGTCTGTCAATGAAAAATCTGACAGTATTATTAGTTGGATTATGGCCTCTTCTGCCTTTCCAATTTTCTTTCCAATGGAAGATATTGATGGAGAGCTTTGGCTTGATGGAGGTGTAACTGAAACAGCACCACTAAAAGATGCTCTTGAAATGGGCGCGACTGATATTGATGTCATTCTTACCGGGCCACTCTGTGTAGCTGAAGATGACGACGATAGAGGAACTGTTATTGATCAGATGTTTAGAGCTATCGATTTGATGAGCACAGAAATTATGGCTAATGATGTGATTCATGACAGCTCTTTACATGATAAAGGGATTAAGATTCGTATCATTGCTCCAAAGAAGCATTTTTCAGTTAACCCTCTTAGCTTCAAACCAGATAAAATAAGGGAGATGATGGAGGCAGAATTCGAATCTATCGAAGATGCCCACAATCATTAAGAGTTGATATAGTCTGGTTTATGCCTGAGTTATTTCTAGACGCTAACGCACACCTTCCAATGAATCCAAAAGCTGTTAAGGCTTTTGTTGACTTTAACCAGTCTCTTGCAGGCCATGGTCACGCCATGGCCTCATCTGCTCCTGGGCGTAAAGCTGCAGGAGCTATTGAAGAGGCACGTAAGAAAATTGCCCAATTGATTGGTGCGGAAAAGCCAGATCAGATTGTGTTCACGTCATCTTGTACACAGGCATGTGAGTGGGGTCTAAACCTTTTGAAACAACAGGGTTTCAATAAGGTGTACCGTTCTCAAATCGAGCACAAAGCAGTATCTGAAAAAGCTAAGGAACTATTTCCAAACAGTGAAGAGTTGTATCCGTCAAAGAACGGGCTAGTGGCATGTGGGTTTAATCCAGAACCAAGCGCGGCATTTGTGTGTATGCATGTCCAGAATGAGATAGGAACTATTCAGAAGATTGATACTATAAAAGTACCATTCTTTTGCGACATGTCCCAATCACTTGGTAAGACCAAAGTAAATGTATCATCAATGCCAAATTTGAAGGTGGCTGTATTTGGTGCTCATAAATTCGGCGGACCAGTTGGTGTGGGTTTCATGTATGTCAAAGACACATCTTGGTGGAAAGCGTTTGGTTCAGGTTCTAGATATTACATGGATCGTCCGGGAACGCCAGATGCAGGTATGATTGTGGCCACCGCTATAGCATTGGAAGAGGCTATCAAGAGCTTTCCTGAGAGGTATGGGAATGCTGTTCTTTTTCAAGACATTATTGAGGCTAAGATAGAGTCTAAAGGCCTTTCAATAATTGGGAAGGATAGGATACCCTTTACTACTTTCTTTAAGGTAGGAGGCAACAGAGGGCCGTATTTGATGGCTCAGATGGAAACTGAGGGTATGTACATTGGTCTTGGCTCTGCTTGTGGCTCTGTTACCGCTACATCCTCTGCCTTGATGACCGCAATGGGTCATGGAGGCTCAGCGCAAGATTATGTCAGGATTTCAACCTGGGGAGAATACGGCGTTAACGAAGCAAAAACGGTGGCTAGAGCTATAGCAAAATACTGCTGATATAGCTCTGTGTATGGGCAGGCGCAGGAAGCAAAAACTTGAAAAGATTCATTGTGAGGTTTGTGGTGAAGATAACAAAGCAACTTTACATAAGCATCACATTGTAGAGCGTACAGATCCGAATTCTAATGATCATCCAATGAACTTAGCTGTTCTTTGTTCGAATTGTTAGAAAATAACTATCACAAGTACCAAGTTGCCATACAAAAGAACCCTTATCTATGAAGAAGATGGGGTAAGTAATTGTCCAGGAATTAAAGAGCCTTACTATGTTCCAAAGGCCAAATCTACGAGGTTATATTTACCATGAGAAAGATCAGTACACGAAAAAGAGCAGTAATGTCCGAAGGGGATACCATTAAATCAATTCTTGCTTTAGCACGAGAGCAGGGGGTTGAGGACAAGGTAAAGAAAATTATCTTAAAGTATCAGGATGCAGTTAAAGGTGCTCGTGATGAGTACCAAAGAAAGCACATTGCAGCTATGGGTTTGGCCGAAATTCACCAAACAATCGGGTGTGTTGGTGGTCTTGTAGTTGATGGTGCACAGGTTCTTCCAGAAGACCCTGGTTATCAGGATGCCATTAACCTACATAAGTCAACCGTTAAGTTAGACTGAGTAGTTAAAAAAAACCATGCATAATCCACCATTTATCGGTAAGACCCATAGGAAATAGTATGGAAGAGAAATATGTTGGTAAAGTAGTTTGGTTTGATGCCAAACTTGGATATGGTTTTATCTCCAGAACTGGAGAGAAGGATATCTTTGCTCATTGGTCAGATATCACGAGTGAGGGATTCAAGACACTAAAGAAAGGGCAAGAGGTTGCTTTTTCAGTAGGTCTTAACCATCGACAGCAACCTAAGGCCGTTGACATTGTTATCATCGGCGTAGAGGCCGAAGAAGTAGATGGTAATACGGAAAACGAAGGATGAAGAACTTTGGATAACTAATGTCTCTCCTAAGATGGACATTAGCCTAAGCGATCTTAGAATCACGATTCGTCGTGGTCAAAGCATTAACCTGTATGCGAAAACGCCTAGGGGTAAGCCCAGGTGGAACTTTACCAAAGAACAGATTGATGCATCTGTAGAATCTGGCTCAATCTTCAAGAAGGGTAAAGTAATTAAGATTCGAAAGGTTGCGCCCTTGATGTTCAGTAACCGTATTGATATCAAAGAGGATGCCGTTTCTCGTGACGCCTCTAGACTTAAGCGAAAAGCTACTGAGATTGTGGTTGAAGAATTTCCAGATTTGGATTTTGAGGATGGTACAGATGCGGTTTCTCAGGAGCGTTTTGCAGCTGAGAATGCGGAAATGGATTTCCTCGATAGGGCTCCAGCTATTCCGGTGGATCCTAAGTTTAAAAAGCTATCTCAAGACGATGAATAAACCAGCATAGTACCATGGGTGCTGGAACTTACATATTTGCTAACACCGGACAATTGGTTCGACTCGTTGTTCAAACTCTTGATGGATATGGAAATCGAGTGGACGGATACGTTCCTGTGGTTCAAAATTTCATCTACCCTGACTTGGGTGTAGCTTTGGGGTACCCAGTTAACATGGTGCGCCTAGAGACAGGACTGTATGCTCACGGTATTCTTATGCCAGAAGGCGCAGATGCCCTAGGCACTTACATAGCAAATGTGTACTGGGAAGAGAATGGTAACCCGAAGTGGGAGGCTTTCGCTATCTCCCTCTCCAGACCATTTGGTAATACAGCAGTGTCACCTATTTAACGACACTCAGACTCAATCTGCTCACATGAAGTAATGTGAGCTTGACACTGTAGCCCTTGGTGAACGCCTTGGGCTACAAATGCTTCACAGACCATTTCACAGGTCTCACCACAATTACCAATGCTCTCACCCTCATTTTTGATACAAATAGTTGGGTCTGGACAGTCTTTATCTGTAGAGCATTCATCTACCCATTCAAGTGGCTTACCTTCCTGGCATCCTAACTCTTCAAGATTAGAACATGCATTGGTACAGTCTGCTGCATCGTCTTTCTCTACAACCCCTGGAGATGAGGGTTCGTTACACATAGGGGCCATCAAGCAAAGTGATAGTCCCATTACAAAAAGTCTTCTCTTAATCATTTTTCAGTCCACGCTTCCGAGCCATCTACTATGACCCAAAGATCTCTAGTGCTAGGGTGTGTAAACACCTCTGGTTTGACATAAGCAAAACCATCATCTCCCCATTGAGTGCCCCAAGAGTTCTCGACTATGAAGATTCCATCTACATAACCTACTACAACCATTGCATGGCCACCTTTAGGTTTATTCTCGACTCCAATAGTCTTTCCACCTCTGTATCCAAACCACTGATCACCAACCTGGGTACCAAAGATAATTGGATTGCCAGCTTTCAAGTTGAAGATCATATCTTCAAGAAGTTCCTTACCTTGAGACTTGATCTTAAAGTGTGATGTGATTCGATTTAGCCTGGATTCACGAGCAGCCAATAAGGTTGGCTTCTTGGTAACATCTCTTACTTTGAATGGATGAAGCTCATCTCGACAAACACCGATGTCACGAAGAACATCACAAGCCAATGATATGTAGGTTCCTTCATCCTTTTTAACTTGAGATGGGGTCATTCTATCACGAGCATTGTAATATAGGTTAAGTACAGATAGGTCTGTGTGTTTTTCATGACCATGCTTCATGATGCGTTTGATTTCAAGTGCTTTGATAGTGCTCTGACCAACACAAGATCCTGTTGCACCTTGGTCGTGACGGGGGGAGGTGTAAGGGCGAAGGTCTACATCATCTCCGCTTTGGTACTGGTTGTTAGATTTTGACAAGGATAGCTTAGATCTATCGAACTTGTAGTATTTTTTATTGGCAGGATCTGGTTGCCATCCGCCTAGCTTAAACTTCTTTCTTCGAAATAATTTGAACACTTTAACTCCTAAATCTCTTTGCAATTTCAAATTTTCTATCTAAATAATCTTCACCATCATCATACAGCCATGAGAAAATCTTTCTTGCATTGCCATTACCACAATATTGTATTATGAAAATTCCAGATGATAGACTAACTTTTACTGGGTTAACACCGCTGTATTTTACCAAAAAATCCCTGTACGAGAGAAGGAAACTTTCTGTTCCACGAACAGAAATTGCCGCTTGTGATTTTTTGTTTATTGATACTCCTCCATCTCCATCAAAATATCCTCTCATGAAATGTTTTACCAGATCGGGATCTACGTTTGGGAATGTGTACTTCTTTGTTTTTCTTGGCGTGATGTTAAACCTTTCAAGATCCTTGGCCATTTTTCTTGATACAATATCGATAGAAGAGTAGTTTTCATACTTCTGCACCGGCTCTTGTGCTTTGCAAAAATTTTTGAACTTTTCAATGTGTTCAACATCTCTGTTTGCTAATGAAAGGGATACTATTTTTGTATTTTTGTTTTTCTCTTTGATACATCCGTCAGCTGCTATAAACCCAGCCCAATAGTAGGACTGCGGAGAGTCTCTTGAAAATACCAAATCATCATGATTGTATTTTGTTTTGTACTTGATTTCTATATCGTACCGGTTCATTAAACCTCTTAATGACTTGGTATCAAAACCAGTGGCTCTAGAAACTCCCTGAATGCTACCGTTTATCTGGTATAGATCTAGGAACTCTTCTTTGGTAAGTACTTTATACAGCGGCGTTCCTTTTGGCATATCAATATTCAAGTATATTAGTATAGGGGATAATAATGGCTATCGTTCCAAGATCGGAAATTGTACAACCAGGAGATACCGTTGCTCTTCGCGCACGGTTTACCGGACCTGACGGAATGGAAACTGATCTTGATGCGTTTCCAACGGTTACTGTAATTCAACCGGGAGGTGGTGTAGCTGTTGGGCCAACCTCAGCGGGTGTAGCAAGAATTGGTATTGGTCAATATCAATTTAATTATAGCATTGGCCTCTACCCTCCTATTGGAACATGGAGAGATGTTTGGAGAGGTGTCTTGAGTGGGTATGAGGTTATTGGTGAATTTACATTCACAACTCATACTACGCAGATGCCTGCGATTAATACTGACGGATATAAAAAGCTTGGAGACGACCCAGGATTCAACTTTTCTCAGACTGCCATCTGCAACATCAATAACTTACTGAAGTCTTTGCGTGCTCGTTTAAAGAGCCGTGGAAAGTCTAAGACTACCGATCAGTTCGGAAATGTTATCTACAAAGATTGTGATGTTTATACGGTGGATGAGCTGGTGGCATTTCTCTGCCAGGCCCTCTCAATGTTCAATGAAATTCCTCACTTCACATTCTTTGTGTGGGAGGATACTCCTATTATTGAACAATTCCATGACGTACTGGTTCAGGGTGGGCTTTATCTTGCTCTTGCTGCGCAGGCTCTTATTGAGCGTGGTCGTGAATTTACTGTAAATGACAATGGTATCGGATTTACTCCACCAACCATTTCTGAGCTTTTGAACTCTCAGTACCAGAAGGAAATGGATTCCTGGTATGAAAAGGTTAAGCTTATCAAGCACAACATGAAGCCTTCGCCGCTAGGCCTTGGAACCTTGAGCTTTGTGGGTGGAGCAAGCCCTCAGGTGCGCCGTTTGCGCCATTTGAGGCAGCGCCAGATCTTCTAAAAAAGAGCATCAGGGTTTAATCCGCCTCTGCATAACCAGGCAGAATAGGGTATGGCTAAGTTATTGGAAAAGTTGGCTGAGGCAGGTCTTATCAGCAATGCTGTTGGTTTCAGAACCAGGGCCCCTGGCAGGGTTGGAAACAAACCTGGCCAGGGTTTAGGGCGTGCTCATCCGGTAAAACGACCAGTGCCTCCGACCGTTGCCCCAAAGCCAGCTCCAAAGCCAGCTCCACAAGCATCGCAAGTCTCTGCGCGAGGACTGAAGCTTGACCCCAAAGGCAACCTTGTCAGAGGTCAGCAGCCTAGGTGGTTCTATGAGCTTCCTCAGGCAAAGCAGATGAAGCTTCTCCAGCAAGCTCAGCGTCTACGTAAGAGTACAAAGATAGAGGCCAAGAGGCGTCTAGCAAACATTACAAAGATTAGAAGAGCACACAAAGTAAGAGATGCTAGAAACTATGTTAGCGACAGTATCTTGACTTACAGAAATAAACTTCCCGGCCTGATGCAAAAGGGCCTGGGAGCAACAGCTGCCTTCTCAGCATTGTACTATGCCCTTTCTGGTAATTCACCATCTGCCTCAACACCAGACACTCAGGCAATTGCGACCCTAACTCCACAAGCCGTGGCTACAGTAAACCCTGTTGTGTCATCTCTAAAAGCAATACAAACTTTGAAGGGATATCTTGGTGAGGATGAAAACTCAGCTAAGGTTAGTGCAATCCTTGGACAGCTAGAAAGCGCACTTGCTCCGCTTACAAGTACACCAATGTCCCTAGACAATCCATCTAGCGTTGCTGCCTTTGCTGGATCTGCAAACACAGCAGAAGATGCAATCATGGCTTTTCTAGATAAGTCAGAACAGATTGGTCCGTACCTTCAGAACTACCCAGAGTGGCTTGATCTTTTGACAGGTCTCACTCAGATTGCTTCTGATATTGATGCAGCCCGTGCAGTCAAGAATGAAATGCACCCTCTACCAGGAATGGATGAGTTAGAAACCGAGGCATCAAAGATTGATTTGGTTTTGAAATACTCCAGTGTTTACAACCTTCGTGTAAAGAGAGCTAATCCTGCAGCTATCTGGCCAATTACCATGGTCTTTGAGGCAATACGAGCAGACACGGTAGACTTCAATCAGATCAAAGAGCATCTTGTAGATATCAAAGAGGTGATTGAAGGGCAGCGAACCTCAGGGTTCAATGACCTTTGGATGGCAAAGGGCTTTGATAAGTATACCCCAATGTTCGATCAGTACCTCGGTAATCTTAAAAATACCATCGATCTTATCAACAAAATGGTAAGACCACCATCACATCAGATGGATAGAACTCAGATTGATAGCATTTCTCAGTTCATTTCTTCCGCACAAAGCGTACTTGATGGTTCATATGATGTGCTAACCGCGTTAAAAGATATTCAAGGTGGGTATTTTGATTTTGCTGGTAAGGTTCAGAATTTGGGCCTTGGTCTTGGAATGGACATGACTCCACACAACTCTGTAGCCAGAGACCTGGGTCAGGTTGAGGGTGCGCTTAGTCAGAAAATTAAGGAGCTTACAGAGCTTCTTGAAAGAGCACGTCAAGCAGAGGCTCAGGGTCAGATGGTAGCGCAACAGCAAATAGCTCCTGCAGCCTCCGGGTCTGCGGCACAGCAGATTGCAAGCATTGTATTGTGAGGAACTATGCCTGAGGAAATTGTAACCAAAGGAATTCCACATAAGAAACTAGCTCCTATCTTGGAGAGAGTTCGTAAAGATGTGATTGCAAGTGATACTTTCAAAGAGATGGCTGAGAAGTATGACCTATATGAAGAAGAGTATGATTTGATTCCGTTAGCATTTGCTGAGCTTCCGGTTTCTGCCCGTACTGATCATGGGTGTATTTACGTTAACATTGAATTGCTTGAGAATTTTCTTAAGGATGGAAAGATAGATGAAGATGAGCTAAAGGAGATTGCTCACTATGTAGCTCATGAGAAAACTCATTTCGGCCAGCAGACTACTGGTAATAAGCCAACACCAGGAAGTACAGACGAGAATTATTTAGATAACCCTGTGGAACAAGAGGGTTTCAAGAACCAGACGCAATACATTGCAGAAACTCAGGATGAGGAAGCAGCAGAAGAGTACATTGAAAAAGTACTAGATCATCATGATGAATATCATGAAGACGATAAAGAGCGTGAGAGTCGTAAAAAGAAGCTGATTGATCTTGCCAGTGAAGTTAGACTACAGGTGTTTCTGAAGGGGTTTTAGACGGATAATCTAGTATCCGTATATGCCTAGCTGTAAACCACAAGTCAGTATTCGTACTTTTGACCGTGCACTCTATGGACTCAAATCAGTGGGCTTCCATGGGGATGGCTATTCCGTATCTATGGAATGGTACAAATCTTATGTAGAACCAATCAATTATGATTTGGTTTACAATATCTATTGGTCTAACCTGAAGAGTGATGTTTTCACAGAGGGTGTAAAGTTTGTAGTTCCTGGTGATCAGCTTCAGGCCACATTTATCAATCTCTTCAAAGCCGGAGAGACTTATAATTTTGCAGTGCGAGCAGCGGCTCATGAACCAGGTACTTTAGATTTTGATAGTCTTCCAGAATCACCAGAGAATGGCAAAATGTATCCGCAGGCCGCTTTGCGTGAAGATATTACTGCAACTGACCTTATCATCCCATTAGATGATGTTTCCATGTTTCCACCAATGGGTATTGTACTGATTGGTGCAGAACCAATCTCGTATTCAGCGATTGATATTGTAGATAACAATCTTGTTCTTTTCAGTCAAGACCAGCGTGGTCTGTACGGCTATGATGCTCGATTACACACTACAGATGGTTATGATGGATACCATCAGTTTGACGATCCGTTTGTGAATCTTTGGAAGGGATTTGAAGATGAAAATGGGGTTACAGGAGTTGATACTAATAAGTTTGAGCACCAGTATCCGAGAACTAACGCAGACGGCTACAGAGGTCAGCAGGATATCATTACAGGATCTAAAAACCTAGATGTTGTTGATGATATCAATGACGGGTTCCCTTCTTGGGATCACGCTGGTTGGGACAGAAACCCAGTTACAGATTATTTAGCAGGTAGGTGTATAGGCACTTACTTTGGTGGTGAGTTTGGATGCGCAGATGGTTACGATTCTACAGGGCCAGAACGTGGACTTTCTATTGGTGACCACATTAACATGAGAGAGGAGTACCTTCTTGAGATTACTGGTGAGCCTGTAACATTGGTACGTCGCATGTGGGAGGGTAAGAATTCCAAACACTATAGCCCAACCCGAGAGAACACTGCTTATCGTGGACTGGACAATCATGGAACAGGGTTTGTTAGCGGGTACGACCAGTATTTCAATACCAGGCGTTCAGATGGAAAGATTTTAGTTCGCTTCGGGCCAACCAAAGAGGACTTTAAGCGCGAAGACTCTGGTATCGAAAATGAGTTCATTCCTAACTGTTGGACTTTGGTAACACCATCTGTGCAAGATGGTGACTTCATCATTCGATACAATGATGATGGCTCAGAGGAGTGGAGGTACGAGATTATTGATGTTGATCGTAATAGAACATTTTCTGAGATTGCTGGTGGCTCTAATGGTGCTCAAAAGTTTACAGCCGTGCGTGTTCGTAAGACTGATCCAATTTATCAGTGGAGAGCTATTAGAGATACATCCATGTTCCCATCAGAGGTACTTACTCATTTTGGCTCTGTTTCTGGGCCTGGAGGAATTCCTCTACATATGCACAGAATCGTTATTAACGAAAACATCGTTTCTTTGCAACAAATCAATCAAACCACCTCTATTGAGAGGGGGCATAATCATGTCGTAGAAAACGGAGTTGTTTTACCAGCTCTTGGGCATACCCACACATTAATATTATGATAGGTGGTGTTGTATGACTGGTAGATTTGAAGATATGCATGGAATAACAAAGAGAGACTTACAGATTAAGTATGAAAAGTTTGGATCATTGAGAGGTGTAGCAAAAGAATACGGTACTGATCATAATGTTATTCGCGGTATGATGGGTCGTTTTGGTTTGAATTACAAAGTAATAAATTATAAATCACTACCTGTTAATCATGATTTTTTCTCAGAGCATACCTATCAGTCATGTTATTGGGCTGGTTTTTTGGCTGCAGATGGCTGCATACATAACAAATATGTAAAACTGTCTTTGTCTGAAAAAGATCTTAATCATTTAATGACTTTTAAAGAACATATAAGCTCAGAACACAAATTAACAAAAACGGAAAGTAAGGGATCTGTTTGTTATTGTTTATCTGTTAGTTCTTCTAAAATGGTGAGTGATCTTAAAAAATTTGGAGTTGTTCCAAGAAAAACACAAACATTAGATTTTCCAAAGATACCTAGCGCTTTGGCTTCATATTTTTGTAGGGGATATTTTGATGGTGATGGATGTTGGGCCGTTCACAAACCATCCACTCGTCCAGGCAGAAAAGGTCAATTGGTATTTTCAACCAGAGGTACTGAAAAGTTTCTTGAAGGATTTAACAAATGTCTTGTAAATTACGCTGGATTACCAGAGAGGTGCCTTGACAAGTCATTGAAGGGATGGAGAACTTCTGTGCTTCAGTATAATGGTAATAACATTTGTAGAAAGATAGCCGATTGGCTTTACAAAGATATTGATAATTCTGATGTGTTTCTTGATAGGAAATATCAGATTGTATATGGTGATAGAGTATAATATTGGAGCATTAGATTATGGTAAGGACTAGGTATACTGGCACTGGACGAGCCCGTGAGGGCGGACTCGCCGCAACCCACAGACAGGACTTTGAAGCTCACCACACAGGTGGAGATTGGCGTCATGGGGCTTTGGACATTGATATGGATCCGCCAATCACCGAAGGTGATGGTATCTATCAGGGAGATACTGTTCAAGAAACTCTTGAAGCTATGGCAAATGTATTCTTGACAGGAGGTCAGGGGTTCATTGCTATTGGTGATGGTTATGGAAATTGCTCTCAAGATATTGCTCCAGCTTTTGAAGGAGCCTTTACCAATGCTCGTCTCGTAAATGGCGGTGTGATTCTGGTTAAGGCTGGAACATATTGTTTGCAGAACACGGTAACTGTCCCAACAGGTATTACAATTCTGGGCGAGCCCGGTGCATCGGTCATCATTGGTGAGACAGCAGAGGCTCCGCTGTTTGAGTTCCAAACAACAACTACCATTAATGATGTTGGTGATGGTGGCTTTACAATGACAGAGTCTCAGGACAAGAACCGCATTGTTGATATGGTTTTTTATGATGACCTGAACGACAATTCAGCGGGTGGACCATCCAGTCTTCAGACAGTTCCGTTTGTTAGGTGCGAGCGTGGCTCTGATTTGACGATTGATAATTGCCAGTTCATTGGAAAAGTAGAGACTGGACCAAATGCTGTAACACACAGAGTAGTTGGATACACTGGTGCAGCTTCACTTAACGGAACAACCTTACAGTTTTTGAATTCATTTGCTGACGGTGTAAAGTCATTAGTGGAATTTGATGCAACTCTTGGAGCGCCCGATAGGTTAGTCATTGAAAACAATAGGTTTAGAACTTTTGGTGATGGAATCAATGCAGACTCTGAAAGTACCTATGCTGTTTCATTCACTAATTGTAACTGTACAATTGCAAACAACCATCATGTAGGCGTTAACTCAACTTATCAAGCACATGGATTTGCTTTCATCAAAGACTTCGCTGTTGCCGATTCTAGTACTTACATATCAATTACTGGAACAACTGGTGGTGTAGACTCTACGTTATCAGATACAAACACGCTCATTTTTGATGATAGAACAGTTAAGAATGAAATTCAAACTGTTGCCTTAAATTCTTGGGGCCCTCCAACCTTAACAACTTCACATCCATTTTCTTTGGCATTGGCTGGTGATATTCGGGCGAATGGTGATGCAGAAGTATCTGGGGGAGATACAACTATTGCTCGTGGTGTTGTTCACCACGCATTTGCACACAGGTACATGAATGACTCTACTGCTGTAGATAAGCAGTACACCCTTGATCCTAGATATGAAGCTCACGCAGTTGGAACGGCTGGTGCTGGATTCGGACTATTACACATAGTTGTTTCTGCGGCAGCTGCAACTCCGGTTACACTTACAATCGACACAACGGCCGGAGCCCTGCCTCTTGGTGGAATATTTGAGATTGTAGTTTCAAATATTAATGGTGCGGACATTACAATGTCTTGGGATTCTGAGTTTGGTTTCCAAAGCGCTGGAGACGATCAGTTCGGAACATCTAATCTAATAGCAGAGACTGTTGTAAGGTGGACCGGAACTGTAATTTCTCCAGTTAGCTCTATGCCAAGAATTCTCATGGACAGAAAGGATTATCTTCCATAAGGTGAATTATGACACGTATAGCTAATTTAGAAGCAGACCAAGTAACACACGTACCAGCAGTATATACGGTTGACAACACTCTCATGAATGCGGGAGGCGTCATCACTATTGACTATCCATACCCTACACATATCAAGTTAGATGTTCAGGGGCTAGACAATGGCGGCAGAGTAACTCTTGTTTTTACGGGAGACCCAAAAGATGGAGAAATGTTGAACATTACAGTGCAACAGCCAAGTGATGAGTTCAATGTTGGTATCCATGATATCTCAGTGAGTGTTGCTGGCTCTCCAGGATCTCCAGGTTTTGCAAGACAAACTCCCAATGACATTCTTACTCCAGATCCTCACGAGGAAACAGTAACACACTTTCAGCTTGTTTACAATGCTGACAATCATCATTACATCAAAATCTCAGAGGGTGTAACTGGATATGGGCCAAGTTCTGACTTTCAGTATGATTACAATACTAGATATTTTGATAAGCCACAGAAAAGCTGGCGAGCTATGTCTAATATGTGGGTGCCATTGTCCGGATCTCAGTGGGAGTCTGATGACTTTGGCAAGGTAACTAATCCCGTATTTGTTGAAAGATCTACAGGACCATTCAAGGAAGGATTGGTTATGTGGGCATCTGTTGATTTTGGAGTAAACGCTTATTTGTATTGGATGCGTCCAGGGGGAATGACACATAGAACAACCCTTGGTCCTGTTACCGGAAATGCAGCTTGGACACTGGCAGTTCGTGAGAGAATTTCAATCTCTGATGATACGATTTTTCTTAAGCTGAGAACAAATGATAACACCTATTCATTACGAGTAACCTGGAATCTTAATGTTTTCAATGTAGATACTTTTGCAGCACTTGGAGAGAGTGGTTCACCAAATAACAACCTGATTTATAAAGATATTGGATCAGATCGATTTTATTGGATTGGTGGAGCTTCTGCTGAACTTGTACGATCTCAAGATGGGGCTGGTGCTTTTGCTCCAGCAACTGTATTTACAGCGTCTGGTTTTATGTATGGAATGGCCCGAGCACCTAATGGAAGAATTGGCGTTGCTATCTCTGCAGCAACGGCTCGATTTGCGGTTTCCACTGAGACGCGCAATGCGTTTGCAAGTACTTGGTCAGCTGAACAAGTTGTAGGAGCTGCTCCGGGCGCACCTACAGGCGGTATTGCTTGGGACAGGCCAAGAGCTAGATGGATAATTCTCTCTGGTGATTTTACTGTCTGGGCATCTACAGACATCGAGGGAACATCATGGTCTCAAGTTGGAGATATCTCGGCTTTTGTAGGTGGTGTTGGACCTGCAGTTTACTTTGCTGGTGTAGGTAATACACTTGTAGCTGCTCGTAACACATCTCCGGTAACTGGATACACTATTGTTAGTTATGATGGTGGGGTTACATGGACTCAGTTAACAACTGATTCTGGTGCTTCACTTCGCTCTATGGGTATTGGCGGTATTGGGTACATGGCTGGACGTTTGTTCGCTCCTTTGTATAACGAACAAGACTCTGCGATGGCTATGATCTCTTCTGTTGATTGCAACAGGTGGGGTCCTTTAGATATTGATAAGTAAGGTCTTTTTGACAGGAATATTCTGTCATACAGGCATGGGCCAATTTTGGCTCCCAACAAGGAGGAACTTATGGAAGATGCTATCACAGGTATTTTTACCACAGGCGCATTGGTTTTTTCCGTTGTTATCGCACTAGCAACGGTTGCTGTCCGTAAGGTAGTTGAGACAGTGTTCAAGAAATTGGAGATTGTCATTCCAGACAAGGCTGAAGATCTGATGAGGGATTTTTGGAAGCAGTGGGTTTTGCGCGCACTTCCAATGATTCTTGGCGGGCTTGCGGCTTACATGTTTCAGACATTCCCAGTTCCAGAGGTTTTCGCAGAATCTACTTCTGGACGTGTTTTCTTCGGAATTGTAGCGGGTTTGTTCAGTATGCCGCTATATGACGTAGTGAAGTACCATACTAAGAAACACCTACCAGAATCTGTAAAAGAGAAGGTTACCAGCATCATTCCAAAGATGCCACCAAAAGAAGACTAACAAGCTAGAGAGTTATGACAGTATTTCCAACTGCAATTGATGATGATCGATCAATCATAAGAATAGACGATAATCTTTCGGAAATGGGTGGTACATCCATCAATCAAATCCGAGAGGCTATCTTTGCTATTGAAAGAACTCTGGGCCTGAACCTGCAGGGCTCAATGGGGAGCCTTGCAGAACGCCTGAATGTATCTATCAATTCAGATGGAACTCTAAGAACAGATGCCCTTCAAGCTGTCGGTTTGGCAACACTGCCAATCCATGACAACCAAGTGGCTGCGACTGCGGGGATCCAGGAATCTAAGTTAGACCTGGATTTCAGCACGTCCGATCTTGCAACTCAACTTGCTGCTCTCGATGCTTTGGTAAACTCCACAGCAGATCTTGCAACGCTAACCAATGCAGACTTGCTCATTCATATTGCTGGCGGTACGCTGCTGAATGACAACTCTACCCAGGCACGTCACGTTGCTTCTCAGATCGATATTAACAATGTTCCCCTTGATACCAGAGACGGTACCTACATCTGGGGTGGTCTTAAGGACAAGAACGGTAATCTCCGTTCTGCAACTCAGGTAGCAGAGGCATTACTTCAGATCAATGATGATTTCGTTGCTCACCAAAACGCCATCTCAGAAGCTCATGTTGCTACGGCCATCTCTGTAGATACAACTAACTTCCTTGAGATTCCTAAAGAACTTACAGATGTTCAGGCTGTCTTTGATTACTTTGATGATCAAGAGACTCTATCTACAGGGCTTGACCGAGCTACCTTACATACTAATGGCATCATCCGAGATGTGCGTGCAGAAGATCCACGAGTGGCTGTAGATGGATACAACACCAGCATCGTACCAGAAACGAAGGTCGCGGCATACTTGGCTGAACCAAGCCAGACAGCACCAAATGACAACGCATCCAATGGTGATGATGTTATTCAGTTTTTCCCAGAAGACAACTCTAAGTTTACCTTTGACGCTCAGTTCTCCCAAGTAAAGGTTGGAGACACCCTCCGTATTAACTATGGAATGGGAATTGAGGCTGTTTTCCCAATTAAAAGTATTCGCTTCAAGCCTGGAACTGAGTGGGCTGTTCGAATTAGTACTTACAACCTCAAGAACCTTGATGGTTACAACGGCACAGACGGATACGATGGGTATGCCCGCATCGATAAGTCCAGATTCGACAACAACACTTGGGGTGTGTTTGCAGCAGCTGGTGCTGTGCCTAACACCAACCCAGGTGGGGCATGTGATATTCAACCACAAAGCGTTATCATCGGAAATCCAAAAGGAGCTACAGCGCTAGGTATAGGTTTCGACCCTGGTAAGTTGGATATTGATCATTACAAACTATATCTTAGACTGTACCCATCTGGTGATCCCGAGGTGTTCACAGACCTTCCATTTATTGATGTGACAGGTAATGCTGGAACCACCCCAGGTGCGTACAATATCGACAGAGTTGTAGAGGCTACAAACGCAGAGTTCCGTAAGGCAGGGTATAATTACAGATTCATTGCATTCAACTACAAGGGTGAGTTCGGCCTCATGCTTGCAGACGCCTACAACAACGCTTCTTTCTCCATCATTGCTGGTCAAATCAATGGTACATCCATTGAGGAGGCTTCCTTTACTGAAAACGCAATTGGAGATGCCACAGATGGTTACGACGGCTTAGGATTGGGCGCAGGAAGGGCTGGATTTGCAACACCAGTCTTACCATCAGGATCTGACTTTACAGACGCTCAGGCGGCAGCAAGTCTATCAACACTGGTGATTCCTCCGGTAACTGGCAGAGATTCTATTATTGACGGCGCTAGACAGGATATTTTAGGAACGCCATCTCTTACCCAAGGTGATGGGTATTGGATTGGTACCGTTACAGATGTAACAACAAACATCATTGAAAACACCAAGACTGTAACATATACTGTTCCTTTAGATCTTTCTGCTCAGGAACTTGCTGTTGGAAAAACTATTGTTATACAACCAACCGATCCTACAAATGCAGACATTGCGGGATATGGTCGTTTTATCATCGGTAATGTTACCTATGATGATAATTGTGGTACGGTAAATCAAACCATTATTTCTGTTATCAATGGTATTCATGGAACCGGAGATCCATTAGGTACAACTCTACCTCTTAACACTGAGGTTAAGTTGTACTTCTCAGAGGACTCTGTTGGGTTTAACAATACCAATGTAGTTGGTGATACCGCAGATTACTTTAGGTATCATGAGATTTTTGCAACTCCAACAAGAGAGACGTTTGCTGTTGAGCGAGCGCGCATGCCAAAACAGACTGAGACCGGTATTCTTCTTGGTACGCTAACGGAGAATTGGAGAATTAGAAAAGTTTCTCCAAAACTTAAAGGGGTTAGAACAGGTTCTGATTTTCGTAGCTTTGTAAGGTTTGTTGTTACTGACTATGATCCTGCAACGGGAAGGTATGACGGTTACATTGGAGAGCCAGATGGAGATTCAATTCTTAACCCAGGACCAATTGTTAGTGGTAAGAAAGATCGTACGGTACGGTTTTATGATGGAACCTACGTTAGTCATATAGATATAGAGTTTAGAGAATTTTCTACCACTCCTGGTGTTAACATTATGCCAGATACCTCTCCAAGGTATGTGGATATTGAGGTTTTTGATACTTTACAAAGACATGATGAATTCTTTGTTCTTGCTGGTGTTAGTCACAATGTTTTGGACTTTCAATCCATTACCGATCTTCGTGAGTTTGGAACACTATCTGAAGATAACTTTACAGATTCGGCAATCAAATTTATCCAAGCTGGAGAGCGTTATCTTCATGCTAATGGAGTTGTACGAGGATTTGAATACGAAGGTACGGCAACGAACTCTGAGGCAGTGCTTGGGTTTACTGGAGGTATAGCGCTGGTTAATGGAGCATTTGTTGCAACAGATTCCTTTGAGGTAAAACTTCCAGAGGTTAAATCCAGCTCTTCTGATGAGGTGAATTTTCTCATCTGTGTTACCGAAGGAGGACAGCTTCAGGCGGTCGTTCAGGAGACCGGAACAGGGGCGCAATTCTATGCCGTAGATACTGGCTACTATGTTGAGACGTTATCGTTCAGAGATGTTGTTAACAAACACAAAAAACTTACCATTGTAGCTAAGGTAAATGCCACAATTGCAGATCAAGATGGGGGTGGAACCACCTACTCATTAAACTCTGTGGTAGATGCAAGGCGTTTTGTTTACAACGAAAGTGTTCGTGGACCATGGTCATTGACTGTAAGTCCAGAAGAGGATGGGTATGTCGCTACATTCAGATCAGCTGAGGCGGTAACGTGCTGGGTTAATGAATACGATATTTCTGAGGTTAAAATAGTTTATTTAGAAACAAATGAATGTATTGATCTATCAGGAATGAATAACAAGGTTAGATTCTATGGAGGAAATGCTCTTATAAATTCAGATGTTGGTGTGATGATTGGAAACAATGTGCACCTAGATGGCATAGACTTTATCTACAATCCAAATCAAGCAGAAATTGTAGATAACAATCTGCATCTAAACACTGACTTTGGGTGTGTATACTCTGAGGATTACGAAAACATGAAGGTCACAAATTGTACTTTCATTTCAACCGTAGAATGCCCACCAGCAATTCACTTCAAACCAACTTCTTCAAATGACTTGGTAGCAATTGAAGTTTCTAACAACAGGTTCAATCTTTCTAGTAATGTTCAGAACTGCGCAATTGCGTTTACAAAGCGTGGTTCAGTAACTGATGAGCTTAGTCTGAATTCAGTTATTGTATCTGGAAACACATGCGAAGGCTCACAGGCAATTGTTATTTCGGTTGATGCAAATGTATTTGATGGTGATTCAATTGACTCAGATCCGTTTGTTACCAATAATGTATCGATAACTCGAAACCAGTGTGGTGCTATTGGTTTCCTTACGTCTGAAGCAGGCCAGAATCATACTGCGCTTCAGATTTCTGAGAATGACGCTCTCATCATCACAACAATGGATGGTGGCGGAAACCAGATTGACATTGACGATTTTGATATTCCTGACGAGACGGGAGCTGTAACTATTGATAGAAATAAGTGCTACAGTATTGGGGTTACTATAGACAACACCTCTGCCTCTTCATACATCAACATCACGAACAACAACATTGTTTCCGGAAGCAGTTCTGTATTCCCTGGCGGGTACAACAATACCTATGGAAGTATTGGTATTTATGTTTGCTCTCCATACATTGGAACGGTTTCTGGGGCGCAGGTTTCCAATGTAAAGATTATTGGAAACTCCATATACCAGATACCAGAGTTGGGCAGAACTTATGATGGTGGTATTGAGCTTCACAAAGCTGGTATAATTGCCAACAACTCAATCGGTGCGCTTGCAAGCGATGCCGTTGGTATCAGACTTGTTGGTGTCGATACCAATGATGACAATGACTCAAGAAGAGAAATTTCTGTGCATAACAATGCTATCAATAGAGGAAGCGTGGCAATTGATGCATTTATCTCAATTGATGCAGTTGTTGACGATCCGACCTTCTACAAGATTGTAGATAATTATTTCGATTCGAGGTACATCGATCTATTGAATACGGATGATGATACGATAAAAATCAGTAATAATCCCAAGTCATTGATTGATAGAAATATAAATCATTTGCAAACTACAAACTATCATCTTACGCCATATTTTGGTCCAAGAAAAACATCATCTTCTGGCGCTATGGTTTATAATAGATTTTTTGATCAGCCTCAAGTTGACAATGTTAGAGGGGTCGTATATAATGCAAGTGGTTTAACAGTTGAACTTGATACTGGTGGAACTTCTGATTTAATTGGCGTCATACCACTTAATACGGTTTTGCCACCAGGAGCAAAGCTAGTTAAAATAAGTCAAGGAGGTCTTGGTCTTGACATTATTGCCGGAGAACTTTCTATAAGTGTTTTTGGTACTTTATCTGGATTGATTGATTCTGATACACAAGATTTGTCTGTTTTTGCAGGGGGCACTTTAGAGTTAGACGCACCAAGCACCACACGCAGTGTAGAGGCAGAGCAATATAGACTTGTTATTGTATTAGATGATATCAAACCTGATGCGGGAGGCGGTTCATGGGTTTTTACTTTTTCAACAATTACTTACACATGGTAAGGTTTAGTAGCAGCAGTATACTCCAATGCCATAATCAAGATTTATATTAAAATTATCACACGTCATACCAGAAGAATTTTCTGGTAAAGATACATTATCGGTACTTTCTGGTTGGGCACATGATACGATTTGAATATCATCAAGAGATGATACTTCGGGAACATTAATAATTGTAGAATTACAGAAAAATTCTCTCATCATTTCATTTGATGCTTGGTTAATACAACCACCAGAGCACATACCAGAAATACCTTCCCATCTTTCCGGGAAGGTATTGTCCATTACCCATGAAAGATGGGTGTTGCGATTTCCTCCACAATAATGCCAGTCAGACTGACAAGAATCACAAGTAATAATACCACCACATCCATCATTGTGATTTGCACAAGCAGAACCTTCTGTGCCTTGTTCTGCAAATTCTGAATTATTAAGCTCAAGAGTAATTTCATCACATGTCTTAGGAATACAAACCCCACTACCACCAGTTGAGGTTTCACCACCAGATGCACCACCTGATGGCATCCCTCCGGAATTACCGGATACATCACCACCCGTTCCACCGGTTGAAGATCCTCCGGACTCTCCGGATTGTTCACAATCACAAAGACCCCACTCACCGGCCTCACAAAATTGAATGCCTGCGCATTCGTCTTGGCCAGAGCAATCTACTGGATCTGTATTGTCAGAATCACAAACCGTTCCAGTGAGCTTGTTGGGAACTGGCTCTTTGGGTCCGGTTGATGTGGTGGTGAATTCGTCACCACCGCAGGCGATGGTTAAAGACATGCTCGCAATGATTGTCAGGATGTATTTGTTCATGTGTTTTCGTTTCGTTTTGGTTTTCTAGGTCATCGGATATTCCGGGAATCGCTGCGGGCTTTGGGGTTTTTTGCCCCGAAGACACCATGAAGCTACCTCAAACCAAGAGTTCTGTCAAGGAAAAACGACACATTGCATTTGTATGCGCTTTTTCGCTATTTTGGATTCGTACATGAAGACTTCTCATGTCGAGTTTCAGAATGAATATTCCAGCACAAATGAAATGGAATATGAATCAGCTAAGTGCTCAAAGTGCAATAGAGTGCTTCCACTTGATCGTGAGCATTTTCACGTACGCACGAATGAACCATTGCAATTCAGAAAGGATTGCAAGGAATGCGTTGCAAAGCGCGGTGCTTCTTACCGGAAGGTGAACCGAGACAAAGTCTTGGAATCTAAACGCAGATATCGTGAAAAGAACCTCGACAAAGTGCGTGAGTATACGCGCGAATATAATGCCCGACCAGAAGTGAAAGAGCGCATACGTGAGTACCGTAAGTCTGATGAGCAGCGTGCAAAGCAGTCGGTAAGGAACAAGCGTTACAGTTCTAAACCATCTATTAAGGCGAAGAGGGTTCAGAAGAGAGTTGAGCAATACCACTCGGACATAGAAGCCTCTAGAAAATCTCAGTGCGAATACAAGAGGCGAGAAGAAGTTAAACAGCGAACCAGAGAGTATTACCACAGAACTAAAACGCCAGAAAAACGTCTGAGGGCTTCTGTCAAAGCATCTATCATCTACCACCTTAAATGCCAAGGCAAATCAAAGAACGATTCTTTGATAAGGCATCTAGGATATACTCTTGAAGAGCTGAAAGTTCACATAGAATCTTTGTGGGAACCATGGATGAGTTGGGATAATTGGGGGCTATATCGGGTCGATACCTGGGATGATAATGATCCATCCACATGGACCTGGCACATAGATCATATTCAGAGGCACCATACATTTGGGTACGACTCAATGAAGCACCCTGATTTTAAGCGGTGTTGGGCATTGTCAAATCTAAGACCTCTTTCGGCTAAAGAGAACGTAATCCGGCAATAATTTAGCATCCTGGCATGACGCCAGGAACACTAAATTTTCATAGGACGGATCTGTATCAAATTCATCATGTGGTACAGAATACCCTAATGAGTTATCCTAAGGAGCTTGTAATTGATATCCTTAGGAAAGAATTTAGTAAGGATTCATATTATGCGTACCGCCAAGATGAGTGGGGGTACCCTAAAGTTGTAGATCTAACCGATGTTCCCCTAGAGGCCGGTTATGATGACGATAGAACCACCCGAATCTTTATCGGGGAAGCGTTCAGGCAGGATGCAATTCTGTACCCAGCGCTGATGGTTCGTATGACCTCAGCGAAGTCAGTGCCCATTTCGATGTCCCGTAACAAGGAGACCATCGAATATGAGAAGCAGTTAGTAATTGATGGGTATGGAAACACAAAGGAGTTTTTCATACCTCGGTACATCGACCTGGCTGGGGCATGGG